AGTTACACCTAATCCACAGTAATTGTGTTGGTCTGGCGTTACAGCTGTTCCATCATCAAACTTAAACCATCCAGTTTCAATGATTGACTGACAGAACGCAATATCTCCACGAATGCCATATCTCTCTCCTACTTCAATAAATGCCTTTGCGATTTCGTCAATGTCTTGTGCGTTAGGATTTTTAGATTTGACGAATGCAGACATTTTCTCGGCACTAACAACTGATTTACCTATAATGTTGTTATGTCCTTTATGTTCATCTACTTTGGGTTCTTCTTTAGATTCATCTTTTGGCTGTTCTGATTCTTGTTCTTTAGGTTCTTCTTTTTTAGGCTCTTCTTGCTCTGGGGCAGTACCTTTGATTACTAGTTTTTGCCCCACAAAAATTGTGTTATCTTTTAGCCCATTTTTCTTTTTAATATCATCAACTGTTATACTATACTTTTGTGAGATAGACCATAATGTATCTCCTTTAACTACTGTGTGAATTACAGTTTCTTCTTTTGGTTGTGTTTTTTGTGGTGTATATACAACCTTACCATTATCATCGAATACTTTATATCCTTCGTCTGCTCTTGAATCTGCTAACTCTTTTGCATTGTTTAAATCTTTAAATGCACCGATTTGAGTTTTTGGTTCTTCCCAACTTAGACGAACTCTGTAGTATTGATTTACTTTTAATACATTTGGCTCGTATACGACTTTACCATTTTCATCGAAAACTTTATATCCCTCTTTTGCGTGTAAGTCTGCTAACTCTTTAGCTCCTTCTAAATTCTTGTATGCACCAATTTGTGATTTAGCGTCATTCCATGTTTTACGAACACGATATAGGTTCGTTGGTGTTGGAGTAGGTTGACTAGCTGTAGGATATACTTGATTTCCATTTGAATCATAAACTTTATATCCTGCATTAGCTTTTGCTGTTTCGATAGCGTTATTTAAGTCGCCATATGCACCAATTTGGCTTCCTATGTCTGACCAAGATTTTCTTACACGATAAAGATTATTTGGAGTAGGTTGTGGAGTAGGAGAACCGTTTCCAACACCACTTTCAACAATATCCTGTTCTAAAACCCAAGACATAATGCCATCTAAAAGATATGCTTTAGTAGAATAACTTGCAACCCAATCTTTAACTTGGATAACTTTATATTTGCTACCTTTTACATGGTCTGCAATACTTTGACCTGTAGCATAGTTAGTTGCACTTGTTTTAACAGTTACAATAGAACCTACAGTAATTCCATTTGATGGAGATGACGGAGTAGGGCTAGAACCTTTCATTTTTGCATTCACACGATTTTTAAAATCAATGAACAATTGACCATTACTTACCCAAGGGGCAGGACAATTTTTATGTGTAATATCATAGTGACGAACAATATCTGTTAATGGATTCAAGCCATACATTCTACATAATTCAACAAAAACATCTTCTGTTCTTGCAATTGTGTTAGGATGAAATGACCCATCTTTTTCAACACACATTTCAACACTTACTGATAACAAGTTTGCATTTGGCTTTAATTCTGGAACACCACGATATGAACCATCATTCGCATGGTAAGCTACCTCATTTAATGGAATAATACAGATAGCTTCATTTTTATCGACAAAAATGTGTGCAGAAGCATATCTACCACTTAAATTCTTAAAGTAATTGTAGTGATTTAATGCTGTAGCACCGTAGTTTGCTGTCCAATGGATAACAGCTTTTCTTACTGCTGTTATCTTTTGACCACTTCTTGAATATGGATTAATTGGAATAAACTTATCATACCAAGCTGACATATTCATTTTCCTCCTTTATTTTTTTCTGCTAGACAACTTTCATTACTTTTATCCGTCTAAAACTAGCGTAAATAATCACCTCTCTATTTACTAATATAGGAAAAGGTGGAATTTTATTTTCCACCTTTTAAATTAAAAGTCATCGTTTAGTTGAGGAGTGGCAATAATCATATCTTTTTCTTCTTTTGTAATACGTCCTTTCTTTACCTGTATATCTAAGTAATCCTCGTCAATCTTTTTCATAATCCACATGTTTAATAAGAATGGGTACACACCACTCATCGTCATTTTCCTCCTTTAGTTTTATTAGTCCATCATTAAATATATTAAGGCTTGCTCTAATGCTTCAATTCTACTTTGTTCAGTTGGCTCAGTTGGCTGATTTGCTTCCATTTGTTCCATCTCTAATATTTCTTCTTCTGTCATTTTTTGAAGTACACCATCTACTACTTTATAGTGAAATAAATTCTCTAAAATATCGTCTGGGTATTCAGTAAACAGTATATCCTCTTCATCCTGTGGCTCACTACAAGCTCTTATACATCTATTATTTTCGTCTACTTTTATAAATAAAACCATCTCATTACCTCCATATACCAATGCCATATACTTTAATATAGAATGTGCCTGACCCCGAGGATGGTCTAAATAATGTAATATCTCCAACAACAGTGTTCGATGATGGATTAACACCTCTTTTCCCTGTTAGAACAGAAACACCTGTTGGCGACTCTGTTGAATACCATATTTGAGGTTGGTTAGCAAATGGTACTGCCCAAGTACCACATTCAATGTCTACCGCATAACCTGTCCCCCATTGGAAGAATGAACCAGTCCAAACAATTTCTTTCTTTTGTATCATAATTTCTCCAAATTGCCACACCATTGTATTTGGTGCGGTATAATATTTGGATGTTATTTGTAGCCATTGATTATCCATTTCAGAGCTTCTACCTGCTCGTCTATAAACAGCTCCATAAGGTTGCTTGAAAAATAAAGCATTGAAATCGCTACCATACTTATTAAGAATAAGAAATCCATAATCTTCTGGTTGACTTGTTAGTGTGTTGGGTGTGACAAAATAATTACCAGCCTTTAAATTTTGCCAATAAGCTAGGGTATTATCATCCCCAGCAGGAAGAAGATTAGCTGTTTGTAAATTTAGTCCATTTACATAAGCGTCCCCTGCAACATCTAATGTCCCTTGTTCCCAAATCTTTCCTATACCTACTCCATTTTTCCCCCAAGACATTGTAACCTGTCCTGTTGATATTGTACCGATTGAAATAACTGTATTAAATTTATCCGAAACTTCTATTCTTAAATCATAAGATTGTGTAGCATCAAATGTACCAATCGTATTGCTACCTGTTAAGGTTGTCACCCCTGTTGCTAATGTTGTTGCAGAAACCTTTGTAGTCCAAGTAGAACTAGATTTAGGTTTGGCTTTAATAGTGTAAGTTAGTGTATTCTTCTCTGCAGTTCCAACTTTTAAGCTAGATACACTTGCTGTTCTAGTTACTTTCGCATAAGTTCCTAATTGATTTAAAGTTCCGTTGCTGTTAGCTCTATCTGCCTTAAATTCTGTAATTCTAGGAGGTGAATAAGCTAAAACATTTATTCCTGTGATTGTCTTAGTTGTTTTTCTACCTCTACTATCTACAACTTCTGCAACAATATCATGATTACCACTATTGTTTACATCAAACGTTGCAGAGCTAGAGTTTGAAGAAGCATTTTCCCATCTGATTGTGTAAGACCTGATTGAGCTACCATAAACACCAGAAGCACCATTTATCGTTATTTTAATCTTACTTAAACCTTGCACATACGAACCAATTAAGCTAGAGACACTAGGTACAGTTTCAGAATGGCTAACACCTGACAATGATGGCTTTATATTATCAGGAACGCTTGCGTCAAACCGTACTGCATTAGACCCAACGTAGTTACCACCATTGTATGTTTCTACTACGATGCTCCCCCAACCTGCTGTAGCATCGGGGATGGCATTAGCTAATGACATAGGTACTGTCCAGTTTACTTGGTCTGTCACTCCTGTAGCTATTGTACCGCTCTGATTACCAAAAACATATTTAACTGTGTGAGTAAAAGCTGTTGATTTACGATTCATGTAAATTGTGATAGTCGTTCCCATAGGTACGTTTGCCTTACTCAAACTTGGTTGTGAAGCACGAGGGATTGTAGTCAACCCCATCCGCCAACCATTCCACCCCGAACTAAATGGAGAATTATGTGAAATCATAGCAGATATATCTACATAACCAGTTCCGTCTGCATTATGACCTATATTTAAGTTTCTTTCAAAAACCACAATTGGAGTGGTTGTAATTTTTTGACTCGTGGTGATACTTGCACTATAAGAACCTCCATTAATGGTAACGGAAACTGTACCATTCCCCCATGTCGTATAATTATTTGTTCTATATACCCATACACGAACAGTAACATTGGAGAAGTTACCTGCTACATCTTGCCAGTTTTGAATAGCCTCTATATAGTACTTTATATATTGGTTTGAAGTACCAAAATCGCCACTTCTTGCCATTCACTTACACCTACCTATCTAATAATCTAAACAGAAACCCAATCAGGGAAACAATCTTTATCTTCTGCATTATCTTCAATAAACTGTATTACCTTTACATATAACTGTCCATCTACTTTTTTTACTTATAAGATTGGGCTTATTACTAAATCATCTTCTAATACACTCTTTGGATAACATAAAGGAGGTTTGTTATCTTCTATGTTACTAAAGTCAAAAACATCTGTATTACCATTATATGTAACCTCTACTCTTTCATCCTCAAGTTTATAATCAATAACTTTTTTATCTATAGACACACAAGGGGAGAAGTATATCTTCAATGTTTTAACTGTTTTGTATTGCTTCTATCCAATAAACTATATATTTATTGCTTGTTCCAAAATCAGTACTCGTTGCCAAATCATCCACCTATCCATTTCACTAACGTAATATTGTCGTTGTATTTCTCTATTTTGTGATTTCCTAAGATAATACTATTTAAAACTTCTAAGCTGTCAATATACATTTTTTGTCCGTTAATATAAGCTATAACCTTACCACTATCTCTGAAATCCATTTGGTCATTAGATATTACTATATTAAGGGGACTATTAGATTTACCTATTTCAATTCCTTCTGATGAGAAATTGAAATTCGATTTAATAGTTTCTAAATCTGTACTGTGTTCACTAACAGTTCCGCTAACTTCTTCAAACGATATATTTAAACTTGTAACCGTTTGGTTAACTTCGGATTTTAAAGCTTCTATTTCTGATAAGTTTTCTGCAACTGTTGTGTTAACTTCTGAAACAGTAAGATTTATAGAGTCAACTTGTCTCTGTATTTCTGATGTCTGTTCGGAAACTACATTTATTTGTTCCCTTAAATCTTCTTCAACAACATCTATACTATCCTGCACGTCTTCTGGGGCTGGTGTCCAATCGGTGGCTATGTTACCTATTTCAATTTGCGGTTGCCAATAAGTAAAATCAAATGATTCGCCTGCTTTAGTTGTACTAAATACAAATTGTAAATACTGTTTGCCATCTCCTACACCGTGAATAATTACTCTTTTTGCCACACCTGATGGAACTTGCTCAAACTTTCCAATGTTATCAGACACATTAAGTACATTATTGCTATTATTTTTGATATAAATAGAATGAACATATTTTTGTCCGCTTTTAGTAGTATTAGTATCTTTTCTATTAGCGCCAAAAATCGCAAATGCAATACTGCTACCGCCAACTCCATACGCTCTTTTTGCCGAACTTGTATTCCATTCTTCAACAACTACATCATCTTCATGATTTATTATTGTCCCAGTACCAGAAGGAACAACACGTCTGGTAGTGGAATTTATAATAAGATTCCTTCCACCCACTTGAACATTGTCGTACAGTGGACTCCACGAGTAATCAGCAGGATTGGTTGACTTAGTAGGTGTTGTTTTGTTGTATGCAAGCCCTAAGTACCTTTTCCCATTCGGGCTGTCACTCATACCAGTACCCTTGTCGTCATCTGCATACTTAACCCATGTGTATGTCGTTACCCCATCTGCACCTTTTGTACCAGTCACACAGATGGCAGATGTATATGACGTAGTACCGTCGCTAAAGGTTGTTTTTGCTCTCGTCCACAGATACTTTCCTGCTTGGTATGCAGGATAGTTTGTACTCCAAGAGCCACCTGTTTGCGATGTTGGGCTCGTAGAATAATAGTATTCTTCCACGATTGATGTGATAGAGCGTCCCGCATCACCCTTGTCACCCTTATCTCCTTTTGCACCATCGGAAACAATAGGTATAATTTGCTCATCAAGAAGAACACTCGTTCCTCCTGCCAGATACATTTGTACTCTAACAGCTTTAATTCCAGACGAAGGTGTATACTCTATTGTTGACTCATTTGAGCCAGATGTATATTTTGTTGTAAATGTAGTACCGTCTGTGCTTTCTGATATTATGAATCTACCTGCATAATTCACAGGCGAAGCTGTTCCAGTTTTAGATTTTCCTATTACTGTTATTTTGCTAGGAGTATAAACGCCAGTAGCACTTTTCTGTATAGCAGGAACACTATTAATTAGCCAATAAGCTGTTGCATTTTGACCTGCATTACCAATATTACCTTGTCTACTCTTTGTAACAGTAAACCTTTTTGTAATGCTTGCATAACCGTTTCTACTTGCTGTTAAATCAACATATCCTGTTTCCGCACTCATACCTGTTACAGTATATGTTTTTCCAGATAATCCACCAGATAAACCAGATGGTGTTCCTGCTGTTACAGTCCAATTTGCAGAATCATCTAATACACCGTTAAATATATACATTGTAGTTACAGCAGTCTCAAAAGATATTACATTACCATTTGTGTCGGCAGGAACGGTTGCACTCTCATTACTCAATACAGCAACAATAGCATTTTGACCTATCGCACCTCGTCTACTCTTAGATAGAGATAAAACTTTGTCAATAGTAACTCCGCCATACGATGCTCTCAATGTAGCTGTAGCTGTGTCAGAACTCATAGCTGTAACACTATATTTTCCTTCTGTTGTTATCGATACAGTACAATTAACTGTATTTACAACAGAATAAGATACAGAAGTTCCAGTACGTCTAACAGTTCCTTGATATACTTCAAAACTTCCTGTTGCACTAGAGAAACTACTTACATTTCCATTTACATCAGCAGATAGTGTAATACTTTCGTTAGTTAAAAATCCTACGATAGCATCCTTACCTGCACTGCCTGTCGCACCTCTTTCTCCATCCTTAACTTTAACTATTGTGATAGTATCAGAGAAAGTTAGTAATGTAGCTGTTATCACAACTCTTTCTATGTTTGAAGTCCATTGAGAAGCTGTTAAAATCCTTTTGTTACCTGTTCCTCCAAGAGTTATAGGTGATAATGCACTACCAGAGCTGTTGTAAGGTATAGCTGTAAAAGTTGGTGTTCCAGATATATTTTGTACATTTGCTATAATTTCAATAACTTGATTTGAAGGCGAAGCAACATTTGAAGCATCGAATGTCATAACATGCGATGATGCCGATATGGTCAACAATCTTGCAGTCTTCTGTTCTATTTCTTGTAAATCTTCTTGATATTTTTTACTAGATGTTACAGTTTCTACAATTCTATCTGGTAATATCTTTTGCTCAACTTTGAAAACTCTACCTTGCATGTCTAACGGATTATCTGTCCAATCAGTCATCTTATTACCTATTTCAACTTTAATTCCAGTAGTCCAAAACTCTCCTGTTGCACCTTCCAAACCATGTTTTAAAGATATTTTAGTAATTCTTACAGCATTTGAAGGTAGCGATATTCTAAATGTCTTTGCATGTTTCTTCCAGTTCATATCAGTTCCAGCTACAGCTAGCACACTATAATAGCTGTATACTTTAGTTCCACTAGAAGTTTCTCCTTCAACTACTAGTTCACCAAATTTACCAATCTTTTCAGAACTAGAACCTTGCACAATGTTTTGATACTTTAACCAAAATTGAACAGTTAAATCTTTTCCGATTAATGTATTGGCTACATTTCCTTCGAACATATCACCATAAAATATACCGCCATTCGCATTTGTTGTATTCTTTACATGTAAAGCAAATTGGAAAGGAGGTGCTTCAGAAGATATATCTACAGTTTCTAATGTTTGACCTGTATATGCACTTGCCCACATTGACATTTCTAATGGTATTGAGAAATCACCATTGCTAGCAAAGTTTCTTCCACCTATTTCGATTTCGTCAACATTTTGCTTTAATTTTTCTGCTGTGGCAGTAGCTAAAGCATCAACAGCTAAGTAATATTGTAGCCATACATCTCTAAAAGTAGATTTAGTAACAGGTATTACAACATCTGCATTAGCGTTTCTAGTATCCCATGCGTCAATAGGTGTTAAGCTTTCAAGATATAATTTTAAATTATTATATCTTGTCTCAACGTTTACATATGTAGCATTACTTGTAGAAATACCTGCGTTTCTAGCAGACTTACGAACAGACCAAAATCCACCTTTACCACTATTATCTAGTGTTGTTGTGGTAGGTAGTGAAGTTGCTGTATCTTCGATTACATATCCAATTATTTCTGTTAATTTATCTTTAACAACTTGTCGTTCTTGAAAGTTGATTAAGTTATCATTAGCCATGTTTCCTAGTGTCTCATTAATTTCTTCAATTACAACACTAAGGTTTGGGTCTAACTCCCCTAAATCCACCCAAATATCTCCGTTGTATTTTTTCAACATAGGTGGATTTTTACTTTCGTCTATCCACAAACTCCCATTTGCAGGTTTGGTAGGTTCTGTGCCACTAATGATAGCATCATTTAAGTCCATCAATGATATTTGTCCGACCCCTACAACATTAGACATAACCAAATTCACTCCTTTAATCTCAAAAAGGAAAGAGCTTTTATTACAAAAACTCCTTTATACCTTCATACATTTATTATATCATTATTTATTATATTTGTCAAGTATTATATTGTATTTTATTCAGAAACCTCACATACTAAGTTGGCTCTAATGAAAAAATCATCGGCATTTACAGTAATAGTTTTACCTGTCTTAGTTCCAAATGCTGTATCTAATTGACCATTTTCTTTGTATAGATACCATTTATATGTAAACTCTGTTCCAGAAGTATCTATTTCCATACCGTTTCTATACAGTTTAGCTGTATATGAAGATTCACCTTGACCGTTCTTAAATGTATTTAATCCGACAATTGACACAACTATTGGGTCTGTAACGTCAATTACGGTACATACATCTTCATATTTATTCCCACCATATATAGCCACACACTTAAACGATTCTACGCCTGCGATTGCACTTGCAGGGATAGTGATTGTAGCTGTTGTATATCCTGTTACACCTGCGTTCCAAGTTGAAGTTAATAGTCTCCAACCATTTCCACCATCTGCGTCTCCACCGCTAGAAGTTGTAGCTGTTGGGTCTTGAATATACCATTTGAAAGCAGAAGGTGTAACTTCTGTAGTACCTTTGTAAACTGTTACAGTAGCTTTAAGAGTTCCTTCATGGTTTCGAATCATATTTCCATCTGGTGTCCAAACTGTAGCAATCACAGAATCAATACCGTCTCTACCATCAGAACCGTCTGTAACAACAGGAATAATTTGCTCATCTAACAGATTACTTGTTTCGCCTGCTAAGAAAAGCTCAACTTTTAAAGCTTTAATATTAGTGGTAGATGGAGTATACTCATAAGATGATTGGTCTGAAGATGATGTATATTTTGCTGTAAAAGTAGTTCCATCTGTACTTTCTGAAATTCTAAATCTACCACTATATGCAGTAGGAGAACCTGTACCTCTTTGAGATTTAGCTGATACTGTAACTTTTGATGGCACTAATGAGCCTGCTTTTGTTTTTGCAATAGCAGGAACGCTACTGATTAGCCAGTAAGTTATAGGTGTAGTACCATCCTCACCTTTCTTAGACTTACTTAAATTAAATCTCTTAGTAATTGAATCATATCCACTACGAGAAACAGTAATGTCAACATATCCTGTATCAGTAGTCATATCTGTAACAGTATAAGTTTTGTCATTGAGTGTACCTGTTACACCACTAGATGCTGTTGCCGAAGCTGTCCAACTAGAACTAACATCTGTTGCACCATCATAAACAACAATTGTTGTGTTAGCACCTATATAGTTACCGTTCCCACCGCTCTCATCAGTAGGAATAACGTGTGAATCATTTGTTAAAACAGCCATAATAGCGTTTCTACCATCTTGACCGTCAGCACCTTTTTGACCGTTTGTAACTTTAACTAACTCAATATCTGCCTTAGTTATAACGTCAAATCCTGTGTCTGGGTCTGTAAATACCATTTCACAAATATACGTCATGGTTACTGCAGAAGCTAATACGTTGGATGAGATGGTTAATGTTTTTACACTACCTGCTCCTAGCGTATATCCACCGCCACTCTCTGTAATTTCAACAGGAGTTCCTGCACTATTAGTTTGATAATACCATTTTGTAGATTTGGCTTGACTTGCTAAATCTTGATTTGTACCTGCAACGAATAATTGAGGTGTCAATACTTGGTTTGTATTGGCATAGTTAGGAGTATACACTCCGTTATTTGGATTATAAATTACTGTTTTAGCTTGGCTAGCACCAATATATGATACTAGCTGTTTTGAATCATTTAAGTCAATAAGTGTAATTTGACCAGAAGCTACTATTGCCATAATTAATTCTCTCCTTTATTCTCCTTTTTTATTCTGCTATATCAACATCACAAGAGAATGTAGCTTTTTGGTAAACATCATATTCATCTATTTCTATGACATTACCAATTCCAACGTGTTCTTCATTCCATGCTGTATCTAAATTTCCGTATCTATCACGCTTGCTCCATATAAAGCTAGATTTAGGTAGTGTTTCTGTTATATCATCTTTCCCACGATATACTCTTGCTGTTATAGTTGTTCTTATATTTCCGTTTCTAAAAGTAGTTCCATGAGATGAGTGTAATTCAATTTTCCAAACAATATCATCCATTACTTCTTCTATATTTCTTTGAGCGTTATCTGCTGTATTCTGTGCCTGTTCCGCTAGTTCCTTTGCTCTTAGGTCTAATATTTCTTGAACTTTTACTCTATAGTAATCATATTCTGCAAATCTTTTATCAAAGACAATTCTATCTATTCTTGTAGACTTATCCATATTATTTGCATCTAACAATGGGAAATTGTCAGTTTGTAGGTCTATAAATAAATAGTTATAAAGCGATAAATATTTATCATGAAATACAACAACATCTGGAATACTATTACCTTGGTCATCATAATATCCATTAAGCCTAACAACAATAGAGTCATATAAGGTTTTCATTTCATTCCATTTTTGTTTCAACATCTTTTTCTCGTATGCTGTTACTATGTTGTCGTCAATTATGGCATCGACCATTGCAGATGTATCATTCCATATATCTAAAAGGTTTATGGTTTGATGCCCACTTGTTGAACGAACGATGAATGAGCCTGCATCTATTTGAACACCATTTGCATCAAATGTGAAACTTCCTGCACTATTGGTGATTATCAGTTCTTGACCTGCAATTATCTTACCAATCAATCTTTCAGCAACGATACCGCTAGGTTTAATTGCTGTTTTCCAAGACTCTCCACCATCTTCTGTTAGTGCTAAAATACCTGCTTGTGCAATTAACATTTCATTAGGGAAATCTGGATTTTTAATTAAAATACCACGATTACCTACTTCTATACTGTTGTTTACACCTGCTATAATTTTATTTTTATTTGCATTCCATTCTTGTGTTATAATAGCATTAACTTCTTTTTCTACAGCATTAACTTTATCCCACTTATACTTATTGTTCTCTACTAATGTTGTAGCACTTGAACTCTTATAGATTAATTGTTGCAACTTTTCGACATCATCTAGTAAATCTGTCGTATTGGCAATAACGATATTTGCTTCTTGATTTTCAAAGTCGTAATTTATCTCAATTATTTTTGCCATATACTCAATGTTCATTTGTGGATATTTAACTTTGATTAAATCTCCAAGTACAAGCTTATCCCAATAATACTGTTCTTCTATTATGTTTAATAGGTTGTCGATAGTTACATCTATGACCACTTTTGGCTGTCGCATTTCCTCAAACTTTTTAATACCATCATCATAGAGTTCTTGTGGGTCTGTATATCTATCATCAACCCATTCACCTTCAATTACATATAGATTTAATTCATCTAATAATTCTGGTGTAAAGCTAGCCTCCATAGAAATAGCATTTTGTAAACTTTCTATCTGCGAAGTCAATCCATTTATGCTATTCTCTAATGGTAACATATCTTGTCTTAATAGATAAATCTCATCTTCTTTAGCCATTTTTTCAATCTCTTTTTGAGCAATTAGTGCTTCATCCTCTGTCGATTTAGCTAAGTCTAATAGAGCTAATATATTTTCTAACTCCATTTGCTTAGTAGTTAATTGAGACTGATAATCTATCATTTTAGCTTGCTTTTCAATCAATTCATCTTGAAGTCTTTTTATCTGTAAATAGTTATCATTTACAGTTTGTTGATGATTTAGTAAAGCATGACATAACTCATCAGACATAAAGTAAGATGACCTAATTGTATTACCATTTTCATCTCTTTCGAATGGATACATAAAGAATGAAAAATCTTCTATATACCCCATTCCAGTAGGGTTTACAGAATGGATTGTTAAACCTTCTGAACCTTTTATGTGAAGTCTGGTAATCATTTCATCTGTCGTTCTATTTCTTTTTATTGAACGAAGTAATTTACCATAGTTTACTGTCATACCTCTAAATTTACCGTTCTTCTTCATATCTTTTAGAGATATCTTTCTGTTAACAGTATCCCAAACAATTAACGCACCAAATGTTTCAACAACTTGCATAACAGAATCTAAAACATTTGTATTTTCAGATATATCAAAAGTACGATACATCTCATTGAATATAGGGTCTATTTCTCCTATAGACCAAATAGTTCCAGAAAGCATCTTCTCTAAAGCTTCTTTAGCATTATATGTAGTATCATCTTCCGAACTAAATACAGGAGATTTCTTAGCTCTCAACTCATATCCTAAAGAGAATGCTTTTACGATAAACGAGTCAAAATCCTCCCCATTTTCTTCTATCTCATCTATAACATACCATTCTATATATGAGCCTAAAGTGAGTCTAAGCAACATTCTTTCTCTAATCATATCAACATGTTCGTTATCTACCATTTCCCCTGTTGTGTCATCTTCTATTTGAAATGGTATTGTAAAACTTAATTCATTAATGTTTCCCAACTTTAAACTTACTGTATCTCTGAATTTTTCATGTATGATATCAATTATATCCATATTAGGCTTTGCTAAATGGATTTTAGCTTCCTGTATCCTTTTCTTGTAATCTATATCAATAAACAACCATTATACCCCCTTTCTAACCTTGAAGTCATACACCTCAAATAACTCTTGCGGTGTAACATTACCTAACTTATATTCTCCCTTTCTTTTTATACCTGCCTTGTAATAAACAATATCAATAAGTTTACTACATATTAGCTTATTCTTACTGTTAAACCAAGCCTTACCTCTTCTTTTAAATAACAAAGAGAAGAATAATCCAATTATCTGCCAGTAATCATACTTAACGCCTACAGACTTATAGGCTAGATTCATAATAGTATAAACCTGTTCTTGCGTCTTTTCTTCAACTGTAGTGTATACAACGTGTTTGCATTTTTTAAGCTCGATTGTATCTATTCTAGTATTTACGAATCTATTTGATTCGACAATTTTTACAATCTTATTTTCTTTGTCATATCCTATGATTAGACCAACATGAGTAAATCCGCTTTTTGTCATTTTGGCAATCATTTTTGATATAAAATTGTTGTCTTTTATAAAGAAAACTACATCACCTATCATATTGATTACCCTCTTATTATACCATTATTTTTGGTATTTGTCAAATTCCATCTGTTAAAATCTATATTTAAACTTGTATCTAAAGGCTATCTTGCAAGTTCCTTGAACAATAAATTCATTAACCCCTAGAGACAAGACCATATCATGATAATCTCCAACAACGTTATCATATCTTGTAACGCCAACAATATCGGTTACAATTATCTCTTTTTCTGTGTTTACATATATCTGTTCAGCATTTGTTAAATCACGAATTTCAAAAATTTCACCGTTCTTCATAATTGTTATATGACCGTTACCAACTTTTTCTATTGATATTTCTGGGTATACTTCAACATGACCTTTATTTTCAATAGTTATTTTATAGTCTCCTGTATTTTGAGACAAGTCATATGTAGGTGTTACATAGATAGGAGACTCTATTTTAGATGATTTACATCTCATATGGATAACTACATATCCTTCTCTTAGTCCATTATGAACAATCCTAGCTTCACCAACAGGCATACAGTAAAATACTCTATTTGGCTTATCTTCAAAATATAATGGTTTATATTTGTCTTGGAAAAGCCAAACAACAACTTTGTCAATATCTTCATCTGTAAATCTTTTAGTAAAAGCTATTGGCAAATCAAATTCTAATGGTTCTTCTTCAACACTATGGAATAAAGGCGTATCATTACCTCTAACTTTTGTTTCAACTATACTTCTTGTTGCGACAAACACTTCATCAAACATTCCATTATCTAAGTTTATGTGAATAACTCCAAAATCTTTTGAAGATTTACCATCATAATTAAAGTGTAAACTTTCACTAATAGTTGGCATTCCTTTCACTCCTTTTTATAAAAAGAATAATAAGAAGAAGGGTCTTAACGACCTTTCTTCTTAATCCCTTTAATAATTTCTGTGGCAATATCTTTAGCTTTCTTCTTGTCTCCACCTTCAACTGTTACGTTAATATCGCCATATGTAATGTTGTTTACGATAGTTCCTGCTGTCGCAAGTTTATCTATTACACTACTACGTTTAATGTCTGGTATAATCCGTCTCACTTTATCCATAATCTTAGCTGTGTCTAAGATATGTGATGTTTGTTTTTCATTAAGGACAAGTTCTTTCTTATGAAGCAATGCAAGCTTACCGTCTTGACCTGCCCATTCACCTGTGTAACCACCTGTTCTCAATCCAATTACATCTTGCTCTCTTACCCAAGCAATAGCATCCCTGATGTTGTTTCTCTTAGCAAGTGCTACATAGCCACCTCTTCTGTTTACAACATATAGAGGGTCACTATATCCTACACCTGCATATCTAGCTTGGTCTGCCCAAGGTCTTACTTGTCTACCGTAAGAATCCATGTAAGCAGGTGCATTTCCAACGTTAACTTTAGCTTTACCTCCAACTCTTAGAGGTTGACCTCCTCCGTTTGATGATGGAGGTGGTGCTGTAGGTGCATTTGCTTCATAAATTACCGCAGAGCTTCCTCCGTTCCATGTTGTCTCTTGTGGGTTGCCTACGCTATACCCATCTCCGATGTAAACACCGTATTTAGACTTTTGAGCGTCAGCTACTTGGTCTAGTAGACCTTCGCTACTGAAGTTCATGTTACTAATGTCAATTCCGAATAATTCAGCAAACTCTTGTTTTAATTCTTCAGAGAATCCAGAGAATCCTGAAGTTAGATTGTCGAAGTCACCTTGTGTCATTCTAGCCAACTGTTTACTCATTTCCTCTAATTCTTGGGTTAATGTTGAGAAGCTACCTTTAATGAAGTTCTCTCTCATTTCTGCCCATTTTCTTTCATCTTTTAACATATCGTCATAATGTTTAGAAATGTCGTCAGCTTCATTATCAAGTTCTTCAACTTTTGTGTCATACTCTTCTTGTTCTGCTTCTTTTTGAGCTTCAAGTCCATCAATTTGTTGTTTGCGTTGATTCTCAATTTCTTCACGAAGAAGTTTGTCTTGACGTTCTCTCATGAATTGAGCAATTTCTTTGTCTAACTGTTCTAACTCTCTGCGTAATTCATCTACACGTTTACGTCCTTCAACAGATGTGTCTCTTGATAAAAGTGAGATTTTATTAACTAATTCGGCACGTTTTTTGTTTTTCTCATCAAGTTGTTCTTGATACTCAGCTTCTTCTTTCTCTTTATCCATAGCTTTTAGACGTTCATCGTACACATTGTTAATGCGTTCAATTTCTTCATCGTACATCTTCATTTTTTCTTCGTGTGCCTTTTGTAGTTCACGTTTTTCGAACTCGATGGCTTTTAACGCCATATCCTTCATTTTTCCGTAGTAGTCTTTTAATTGACCAATACCTTTATCGGCTACAGTTCCACGAGCGTCCTCAATGTCTTTTTCTGCTCTTAACACTTGTAGTGTAATATCTTCTAATTTTTCTTTTGCGTTATCTAATTCTTGCTTAACCTTTTGAGCTTCTTTAGATGATTTACCGTATTTATTAACTGCCTTATCATATTCTCTTTGTAAGTGATTTACCATGTTTCGAGTTGTAGCTTCTTGTTCTGAGTATTCTCTTGCTCTTTGAGCTAGTAAATCTAGTTCCTTCTTAATGTTTTCTGGGTCAATTAATTCTAATACGTCTAATTCAAACTGAATGTCATCCACTTTGGCTGTTATACCATCGATAGCGTCATTGTATTTTCCAACAATTTCATCTACCCAATCGATGAAGATTTCTGTCATGTTGTTCTTAATCTTTTGGTTGGTTTCTTCAATCGACTTTTCTAGGCTTTGGATTTTATTAATGTTTTGCTCGTATTCTCTTTGTAGCTCGTTATATTTCTTACGTTGTTCTTCTGAATGACTGCTTGTTTGACCTAGAGAGGCAATTTGTTTTTCAATCTCTTTTTGCCTATTCTTAGTTCGGTTAAGTTCTTCATTTTCGATAGAAGCTAATTTTTGTGATTCGAAAATTACTTGCTTCAATGCATTTCTGTATTCCAATGTATTTTCGGTCATCGCTCTCATTCGTGTTTCAATCATACTTATAGCATGACTGTAAGCGTCTGCTGCTCTGTCATTTTTGTTCCATGTGTAAAGTTCTTCGTTGAAAGCCATAAACTGATAATCACCGTCTAGGTTAACTCCGCCTTCATAGATAGATGGCTGAATAACACCAGAAGTACCAGAACCTCCACCGCCTTCGGCAGAGCCACCTTCACCAGATAACGCACCGAAACCGCCACCAATAGAAGTACCGAATCCACCGTAGCTTCTAAGCTTTCTCAACAAGCCTAATTCTTCTCCTGCTTGTCTCCATAAGTCAACAGCACGAGTTTTATGTTTTTCAAGAGGGATTACAACTTCACGCTTGTCGCCCTCACCAACCATAGCTAGATGTTCTTTCTCGATAAATCCGCCTTCTTCATATCCTACACCTCTCCAACCTCTCAACAGAGAACCGTAACGAGCAAGTGTATATCGAATAGAAGCTAAAATGTTGTCCAAAGGATTCCAAATATTGTTATATCCCGGCATTTTATACGCTTGGAATGTTGGGTCGATAACTTGCATTAAACCTTTTGATGGAGTTCCACGTTTAGCGTTAACATCCCAAAGGTTGATAGCTTTTGGGTTTCCGCCAGATTCGGTTTTCATTTGAAATAATAATCTTTCAAGATTTGCAGGTGTTAATTGCCCTGTCATAGCCAGAGCTTTCATTGCTACACCTTTCCAGCGTTCTACGCCACTACCTGATAAGTTACTCCAATCATTAGATACGTAAGCTTTAATCATTTCCCAACTGTCGAATACACCGCCACCGAAATCACTAAAAACTTCCTTACCTAATGATTTTAAATCTTCACCAGTTAAACCGTTGGCTAAACCTTTAATTACCCATCCACCAAGTTCTTCGAATACACGAGATGGTGAGTGAATACCTAATTCCTTTTTGAATCGTCTAACCATATCTTTAGCAACAGCATCCATTGAACTTGAAGCTTCATCCATATGGTTTCTTACACCTTTACCGATTCGTGCAGGCAATCCTTTCGCCACATCAACTATAGCGTCCATTCCGTCTTTAAATGCTTTATGCATTCGCCCCGCAACTTCTTCGATAGCTGAAACTAATGTTCTACCTCTATCTACAGTTGTTTGTATTATATATCTCCATGCGTTGTCTGTTGTACCAACTAGTCCCAATACAGCTTCTCCATGATTTCTGTATTCACTGATGATTTTAGCTGTATTTTGGGCAACAGCAACCGCCATATTGATATAGCTTTGTGATATTGCATTTGTAGAATCAACCATAGTTGTTCCATATGAATTTATTGAGTTTATAACAGATTTCATAGCTTCGGATACAGAGCTTTGTGATGTAGCTAAACTCTTATTAAATTCTGCAACAGATACTAAAACTTCGGATAATGTTGATAATTTTTCCACATATAGTTGCATTACACCTACAGCTGTTGCTGTTGAAACATTTATAGTGTTTACCGCCATAGAATACAACGATGACGACCCAGTAACTCCATTTATCTTATCAGATAAATTATTGAAGCTAGTCTTTAAATTTTCAACATATTTTTTAGCGTTTTCAGCGTCAATATTAAAGCTGTTAAATGCACCCATTGGGATTTCTTTAGCTTTGTCATTCATTTCACTAATAGCTTTGCTTACACGACCAATAGCCGCTTTTGCTTCGCCTGCTTTTGCTATTAAGTCATCGAAAGTTCCTACGTTATTATCACGTAAACCTTTGATAGCGTCTTTTATGGATTCTACTTTTTTACTCAATTCTCCTAATTTTTCCATAACAAATTGAACGTTTTCCCAAACGCCACCTAATGCGTCTGATAATAATTGGATTTGTTGAGTAGTTGTAGACAATCCAAAAAATAGCTCGAAGAAATTAATTTTTGAATAATCGTTAGGTAATGACTTAGCTTTCTCTTTAAGTATTTCGTGTTCTGTGATAGTATCGCTAAGAGCTACCTTAGCATCTTTAGCGTCAGCCTCAATTGTTGTTAATGTTGTTGAACCTGTAGCGTCATTCAACACAAGTTTTATGTTTCCTGCGTCATCTTTAACAAGTCTTAAATCGCCTCCTAATTCTCCTAATTGTGTTTGCAACGTATTTAACCATTGCGATTCTGTGCCATCAGCCATTACTAGCTTCAAGTCACCTGTGCCATCTTTTGTTACCATGACTTGACCATCTAACTCTTCTAACTGATACTTGATTGTATCAATGTATGCAGACCTGCTAACTGCGTCATTTTTCTCTTTAAATGTATTGAATTTTTCAGTTAATGTTTCAACAGCTCGTGCTTGTGCGTCAGTAGCTTCTGCGTTTTCTTTCTTAGCTTGTGTGTCTTCTTCTGTTTTGTTTTTGCTATTTTCTGTAGCACTTGCTTCTGCTTCTCTCTCTGTATTTAGAAGTCCTAAAATATCTAAAATAGCAGTTTGCCAGTTTTGGTGTTCGATGTATTTCGTAAGTAGGTCATCTTGTGTGATACCTAACTTTTCCAGTTTTTCAATTTGTTCATCTGACAATTTGTTCCAAGCAGTTACGCCATCTGCTGTTTCATTTAAGACAGGGTTTAATTCACTTGTTACCTGTGTTAAGAATGCGATATTTTCAATGTTTTTCGATAATTGTTCTTCTGATATACCAAGAGATGATGCTGTGTTAGATAAGGCTTCATTGTACTCCCAATGCTTACTTGCACTTTCTCCTAACTTTTCATTGTAAAGCATAATTAATGTAATGTTAGATTCTAGTGCTTTCATTTCTTCGGAAGCACTATCACCAAGTAGAGTAGATGTTAAATCGATAGTTTCAAGCAATGAGGCATTGTAATCATCAAGATTTTCTGTTGTATCTTCAAATCCCTTAGCTAAACTATCTTGATATATTTTCGCATTTTGATTCTCTTTTGCTAGATTACCAACTATTTTGATAGCTTCATTGGTTTCGTAACCTAAACCTTTAACTCTTTCAATATAGTTATCTACCGAACCTGCTCCATCCGTTCCTATTTCATAGCTTATTTTAGCTAATTCTGCAATTTGGTTATTAATATCATCCATATCTTTAAACTTGTAGAAACTCTCATTTAAAGATGATGCTACAGAGTCTATAGCATTTCTAACATCGTTAAAACTTGCTTGTGAACCGTCTGTTGCTTTGTAGATTTCTTCAAACGCACTACTGTAAGCTTTAGCTATTTCCGTACCTTTTTGAGCTATAGCTTTACCTTTTCTTTCAAGAAAGTCTGCTATTTTTTCATGAGAAGCTCCTTCTTTTGCTAGCTCTTTAAGTCTTTTGTTAATTGATTTTGTGTGAGAGCTAGAATAGTCCTCAATTGCTTTTATTTGCTTATCTGAAAGTTTAGACATTACTCCGTCAACTTCCATATATGCTAATGTTTGGTCGCTTATCAATCCATTTATAACATGTAGCTGATGAGCACGTTCTTGTTGAAGTTGTAATATTTTCTGTTCTTCTTTTGCTAATGTTTTAGCATTATCTATTTCTATTACACCTTTACCGTCTTTTGTTTTTAGAGTAGAATCTTCTGGCATAGCAAATACTTCATACCCAGTAACCATAGGAATTTCCGATGTTTTTGGTTTCTTTTTAAGCTCTGCTATTTTCTTAGAAGTTTTTTCAATGTTTTCAGATAATTTGTTCCAACTCTCAACTTCTTTTTCTATTTTTTCTCTAAATTCAGCTTTAGTAACCTCTGCTTTTGCACGAGATAATTCTTCCAAATAACTAATCTCGTCTTTCATGGCGGCAGTATTTTTTAAGACAGCGTTTCCTTCTGCGTCATAGTGGTCAACTAATGTTGGAAAGTTTTCGACTAATTGTGCCCTTAAAGCTTGATATTCTTGTTCTTCTTTTGCCGTTCTATTTGCTTCTTTTTCAAGTCTTTTGTATTGGTCTATTAAATCTTCCAATCCTTCTGAAGAACCGACTTTATGAAAAGCTTCAATCATTTCGTTTTGTTGTTTTTCAAATTCTTCTGCTTCACGTTTTGCTTCTGCCATCTTTCCGACAAAGTGTTCAATCAACATACCTGCTCCAACAAATACAGCACCTATTACGGTAGAAGCTAAAGCACCTTTTATACTAGCACCTAAAGTCTTAGTTGCTGTTGTAGCACCGTTCATAGCGGTTTCTACACCTTTAGTAGCTGTTTCTGTTGCTTGCATAGTTCTTTGTGCTGTTTGCATTTCTTGTGCAGTTCTACGAGATTCTTTACCTAAAGATGTAACTTTATCGATTAATCCGACAAGCCAAGAATGAATCTTATTTAAATATCCGAATTTACCCATTAATCCTGAAATGGCTAAGAATAATGCAGGTAAAGCACCGAACTTATCTATCAAGTCAGTAACAACTTGTGCAAGTGATTTACCTAACTCAATTAAAGTCATCATTCCATCACTAAGTATAGCGTCTCCAACAGATAACGCTAACTCTGTGAAGCCTACTTTAAGCTTATTTATTCTAGCTTCAAAAGATTGTAGGTATTTATCATTTTCTCGCATAGCTGAACCTTGTGATGTTAAAGCGGTAGTTGTAGCTTCTAAAGCCATATCCCAATTGTTCATCATCGCTAAGAAACGTGATAACTGATAGCGACCTGCTAATGTTACAGCTATTTGTTGTTTCTGAGCGTCAGATAATTCATCCCACTTAGCACCTAAGTCAGATAGAATATCTTGAACAGGTCTTACATTTCCTTCCATATCTTTAACCTGAACATTTACACTATTAAGGACTGTTTCCGCCTCTTTCATAGTTGTAATACGAGAATAGATAGTTTTAAGTGAGTTACCGATAATCTTACCGCTCTCTTGTGTTACAGCAGAAATAGCTGTAATATGACCGATAGATTCTTCCATTGTTACACCGAATGTTTTAGCAGTAGAAGCTGTCTTAGACATACCTTCCGCTAGCTGTTTCGTACTTACAGCGAAGTTGTTGTCAACTTCGTTGAAAGCGTCAACAATTCTAATTGATTCTTCGGCTTCAATATTGAATGCGTTCATTGTAGAGATTAATGTTTCCCCTGCTTCAGTGGCGGACAATTCAGAAACGTTAGACATTAATGTTGCTGTATTAGTAATAGCTAATAATTGTCTCTCATTGAACTCACCGAATGTACGTGAGAAGTCATTTAAAGTCTGCATTACATCGTGGACATTGTTACCTAGTTGTTTAGATAGGTCAACAGCACCTTTAAAGATTTTATCGATTTGTATATCATCACTAACAACACGCTTTAACTCTGTTAAAGCTTTGTCAACTTGTAGAATTTCTCTACTCATAGCTTGAACAGAACGAATACTTCCGTAGAACGCTGTCATAGATGCCATCCACACAGGGACACGTTCCATAGCGATTTTTAATTGTTCGAATATACCTAAGTTTCGGTTAGGGTTATAAGTTTCAACGTTTTGCAATTCTCTCAATTTTTTAGTTGTTTTATCGTATTCTAGTCCTACAGTTTTTAAAACTTTTCCTTTACTTTCAAAGGCTACTTCTAATTTTCTTACAGTTCCTCTAGTCGAGTCTGCAACATCTTTATATCCAATAGTCGCAACTCTCATTCCATAAACTTGTGATATATATTCTTTTAATCTATCAGTATCTCTTTTTGACACTAGTTCTTCTATGTTTAAACCTTTAGTATCTAATACTTTACCTCTATTTAAGAACGATTGCGACATTACATCATCGAGTCTTTGATTATACATTCTATATACACGTTCTAATTCTCCTAAATTTGCCTGTGTTTCTTTCGGTAACCTTTTCATTGTTTTTTCATATTCAGATACGGACATGTCGCCTGCTTGAACAAGTCTTTGCAAGACTTTTCTAATTTTTAGCTCATAATCTCCTGCTTTTCTAGCCAGTTTAATTATATCGTATTCATCAGCAATTTTTGCCATATTCTTTTGAACTTTAATAAAATCGTCAGCGGTACGAACATAATTCAACATACCTCTTGTTTGCTCAATTAAAACTTTTGCATCTTTATTTACAGGAGAAATTGTAGCATCTAAACTATTCAACTCTCTAAGTACTTTCGCTCTCTTTTGCTCAATAGTTAAAGATTCCTGTTGTGTTTTTGCTCTTTTCTTTTCAGCATCAATGAGCCTATCCAATTCGAGTCTATATTTAGCTATATCTTCAGGATTTGTTTGAACATCATTAATTAATTGATTATATTTTCTTCTGTTTTCAAGGTTATATGTCTTTTTCCACTCTTCGTCTCTGGCTTTTTTAATTCTATCAATCAATTTTTCACGTTCAACATATTCTTTGTTTGTCTTATCAACTTGTTGCTGTAACACTTGTTCTTCTTTAATTTGTCTTTGAAGGTCTTTTACAGCGTCATTAGTTAGTGTTCCTTGTCTCGCTCTTCTATCTAAGTCATCGTAAAAACTCCATAGAATATCTTTACCTTTACTGTCTTGTAGTTTTTGAATTTCAGCACTTAAAGACCTTAGAGATTGAGTTGCTTTGTGAACATGCTTTTGTGTAGCGTCTACAGTTTCTTGATTGATAGGAGTGAATTTACCTGCTTCTTTATTCCACTCATATCTAATTTTATGCACAACACCGTTAGCTTTTTCTAACTGTGCAACGAAACCTTTCACGTTACCTTCGGCATCACGAAATTCGCTAAATCCGAATAAACCGCTACCTGTTTTTGAACTATACATTTGACGTAAAGCTTTTTCGGCTTCTCTAATTTCGTCAATCATTTGATAAGTCATAGAGTTTGAAGAGCGTTTTCCGCCTTGCCCCGCTCCACCGATTACTTGGTTATATTTGTTGACTTGCTCTTGCATTTTCTTGACTTGTTCGCCATATTTCTTATTAAATTCATCAACAACTCTATTTACTTCTTGAAGTTGTTTCTTGATTTGTGTAGCCGAACCTTTAACATCAATTTCAACCTTTATTTTAATAGGTTTTAATGTTTTAGCAGTATCAAGAGACGTTTGTAATAGTCTCATTTGTTTCGTTAGTTCGCTAATTTTATAATCTAGTTTAACCTGTAGTTTTATAGGATTTTTTTCTAACCTTTTACTGATTTCTTTAATTTGTTCTTTGATTCTAGGTAAGCTACCTTTAACATCTAACTCTGCTCTTATTTTTACGACCTGTGCTTTTAAGAGCATATTTAAATCATTTTGTCCTGCCAATATTTTCACCCCTTTTTAAAATCCAAAAAGGGTATCTTAGCAATACCCTTTTAATCGCTCATCATAGACTACGATTCACTCATAGAAAATGATGAAGGATTAAAGTGTATTGCCTTTAACCCCTCTCACTCTACTAGAATAAATCGTCTAAGTCATCGCTGTCATCTCTAACCACGTAGATTTCTGTAGTTTGACTCGATTCATGTCCTAGTAATTTTTGTACCGCTTTAATATCTTTCCCTTCATCAACAACAGCATTTGTAGCTCTACTACTTCTAAATAAGTGAGGATGGACAGGTCTGCCACCTAAAATCTCACTAAACTGTTTACACCATAAATTAAAAGTATTAGCTGATAGCTGTTTATATCCGTCTTTAGTTTTTCTTACGAATACATATGGACAGTCATCATCTGGGACTATTGACTTACGATATTCTAACCATCTCTTAATAGCTCTCATAGCTTTTTCGTCAAAAGCGAATTTACGAATTTTCCCTTCTCGACCTTTACCTTTGGCTCTTATATTGTGAGTTACATAGAACGGTTTTTCATTTCCATACTTGTCTTTATGTTTCTCATAAGTAGCAACTTCCGTTAGTAGCTGCCTAGATTCCTCTCTACGACAACCTGTTGAGTATGTAAACAGTACCCATGCTAATTTTTGCCATTCCTCTTTCTCAGTAAGATAAGTTACTAACTTATTAATCTCTTTGGTTGTTAATGGTTTCTTTTCTTTTACAGGAGCTTTGGCAACGTTAGGAATCGCCTTTGTAAAGATATTTCTAAACATTGGATATTCGTCATTGTAATAAACTTCAATAAACCCACATAAACTAGAGACAGCCGAACGTTTGAATTTTATACCGCTAGGACTTAATCCTTTTTCAATGAGCCAGTTTTGATATTTTAGAGCGTCTCTAGGTTTCAAATTTGGTATATCTTTATTCCTAGCATAATCGTGAACCCACTTAGCAAAAATTCTTAAAGCTGACTTATATTGTTTAAGAGTTTTCGGGGAAAGATGCTGTTGAGACAAGAAATCTTCGATAAGTTCCTTATTAATCTCATTGATTTCATTCTCCCAGAACTCATCTGTAACCTCTTCTATTTTTTTATATACCATAGCTTTCACCTACTTCCTACTTTAAAAACTTTCCTGTCCACTGGGTTTCTAGTGTGATACCTTTCGGTTTGAATTTATTATATTCTCTTTCAATTTGACCGATAATATCTGCACCTTCGAAATATCCAAACATATAAATATCTTTATGCTTACCTTTTTTAACCTCCCAACCTTCACTAATAAGCATTAGAGAATGACCTTTTGGGTAATTTTTACCAAAAACAGAATCGTGGTACATTAGGTCGTTTTCGTATTTTAAATCTATACCATACACATAAGGAGAAATTTTCCTAACTCTGCCTAACTTGATACCTCTTTGAGTATCTCTAGTTCTCACGTACTGTTTAGGCTGATAATCGGATAGGTACTTACGCCACACCTTCAAAGCTATGTATTTAAGCCTTCTACCTTCTTGTTGAAGAGTTTTAATAGCTTGCTCTTCTGTCATGCCTTGAAGGTAGCTTTGTAAACCTTCACTTAAATTATTTCTTCTCGCCATTTCCCAACAGTTCCTTAACTTCTTTATTTTCCACATTTTTAGATAGTTCTTCTGCTTCTTTTAATAATTCGGTAATATTAACATTCATTCTATCAATAGAAGAACTAATAGTTTCGTACATTTTCAGCAATTCATCTTCTGGCATTAAGTTTGCGATTTCTCCGAAAATCTCTAAATCTACTAATGCGTTCATAGTTTCGATAGCTTCATCAATATCGTCAGGAACTTCCACATCAGTGAAGTATTTAATCATTAATAGAGTGATGTATGGTGTGGCAACATCTAAAAGTTCTACCCGCTTATTTCCTTCATTCATGAAGAAGATTAAATCCTCTAATAGTTTATGTTGTTTTGTTCTGCGGAAAACGTTGTCAATTTTTACTTTATATTCAACTCCATTAACTACAACAGTATGTTCTGTTTGAGAGTCTAAATTTTTATTTTGTTTCTTTAATTCTGCAACAGTAAGTCTTTTAACTCTTGGTTTTCTAGCTGTCTCTTTCTTAACTTCTTCTTGAACAGCAACTTCTTTTTGTAAATCTTTTTCGTTCGCCATTTTCTCATTACCCCTTTTATATCATTATTTTTTATATATGCTTGGCATGTAGCCAATCTATCCCTATTATAATTATATCACAAAATTGTATAAAATGTCAATTTTATGCATTATATAAGTAAACAAAAAAAGAGGGTAGAAAAACTTTATGTTCTCTACCCTCTCCTTTAATCTCTATATTCTTATTACAGAGTAATAATTTCGTATAGTTTATCTGTATCTGGGTCAACTAATACGTCTAAGTTGAAGTCGAATACAGACACGTTTTCAACGTCCATTGTTAGTGAGAACGTTGATTGTAATTTAGCTTGTGGAATGATGAACTGCATTTTACGTAAGTTTCCGTATTGGTCTTTACCTAATGTATCACCAACTACACGATATGTAGCAGGGAAAGCGTTAGCAGAGAAAGTGATTTTAGAAGCATTTGGGTTTGTAACTGTGTATTCATAGAATGCCATTACAGTATCTCCATCTTCTACACCTGTTAAAGTAACTTCTCCTGCTAAGTTTTCAACAACAGAAACTTCAACAGTTGGGTCAACTACACCATTAACAACTTTCATAATATTTAAGTTGTCAACAACGCTTTCTTTAAGACTGATTTTATCTCCAGAAACAGTTAAGGTTTCACGACCTACAACCTTGATTCCTTTAGAACCATCTTCTACTGCGTTGCCACTTAACATTGCAAGAGATACATCAGATAGTAATGCGTCTTGCATTGTTAAAGTAGCTGTACGTCCGTAATCCCAAGACATTAAACGTCCATTTCCTTGACCACCACGAGCTTCTGCACTTTCAGATTCGTTTTCAATAGTTGAAACTTTTAAAGTATCGAAGAAGATTGCAGGTTTTCCTGTGCTAATGTCAAAGAAGATAACATTTGCAACCTCTTTTAAACCATAACGCTTGTTTGCCATTATGTATTCCTCCTAATTAATTTTTTATTATAATTCAAGTAAGCTTTATAGCTTACTAGACCAATGCTTTAAATCTACCTCTTTAGCACCTGCCATCATAGCTCTAATGCCAAAGTCGTAATCATCTATAAGTTCCAACCTTGCGTATTCATCATAGATTTGATATATTGTAAAATCCCAGATATTTAATTTGTTAACAGAGTTGCTCTTTGAACTTACAGCACTAACAATGTCGGCTATATCTATATTAGCTTCTTCGCCATCTTCTGATTGCTGTCTCTTTTTCTCTTCAACTTTTTTTCTCATTTCTTTCATATACTCTAGTAGCTTTCTAGCTTCTTCGTCAGCAGGCTCTTCTTCCTCAACTGTCTCCTCTGGCTGTTCAAGATAGTTTTGTAATCTGACTATTTTTACAATGTCATCAAAATTATCTCTATGTATTATTTTGATTTTGTCCTCGTCAAGTTCACTAAGCTTATCATCTTTTATTTCAATGACGTTTCCATCGTCATCTTCAATTATAATGCCTAGCTTGACGAAATCTATTGCGATGATTCCATTGTCTAAAACTCGTAAATCATCATTTTTAAATATCATCTTTAATACTTCAACTAACTTGTCTTGCATTTCTTTGCCACCGAGTTTGATATAAAAATCGAAAGCTTTCAAAGATTCTCTGTTAATTTCTAGGATTTTTCTCTTATTCTCGTCAAGGACAGAACCCATAAAATCATCAATGGATAATGAAATCCATTGGAGATTCTTCATATAATTTGTATATCCATAATTTTTAACTTCTCGTAATGTGTAAGGAGCTATTTTTAAATTACCTAGCTCAATCTCACTTCCACTTAGCAAAGTTAATTTTAAATCGATTTCTTTCATATCGTGAAATTGCATGACTATCACACTTCTGGTTTGAAGTAATCAGCATACAACCTAATAGCGTCAAATTTAGTATTAACTGCCAAGTGTTGCCAACCTGTAAAGTTGACTGAAACTAATGGATTACCACTTCTTCTTCCAACGCAATCCATTATAGCTTCCAAAATTGCATAAGGTCTAATTAAACCTTTATCTATGCTTTTGTCATAGATTAGCCACAAATTCTTAGCAACGATTATGTCAATATGTAGTGTCGATTCTGAAATTAATTCTGAATCAAATTCACCTTGATTATAGTAAACACGAATCATAGATTTATCCACTTCTTCTGCTTCGGGGTTAAAGGGTATTGGTAGGATTCTACAGAACCCATCATTCTGTTTAATTATCTGCTTATTATTTCTAAATCCTTTTGGTCTATCTTTCGTGCCATGAAATTCTGCTTCATTCTTATCTATAATTAATAGATTGATAAGATTTTCATTATGGCTCAAAGATTCCATAATATTTATAACATTAGACGACATTACATTTATTTTCATTACCATAACCTACCCCCTTTATCCTCTTCTTCTTTGTTATCGTTTGATGTAGCTAATGAAATTTCATTACTTTCCGATTCGCTTGTATTTACTTGATAATCGTTGTGAGCTATTTGTCTCTCAAAATCATCCTTTGATGATTTAGTTGTAATCTTGACTGTGAACTGAATGATTCCATAACCTTCATCATTAGTAGTTGTTATATCGTCAATACCTGTTACTTCATACACATTTCTACCGAATATAAATCTATGATTTAATCCGATAGTTTCTGTGATACTATTCTTTTCTACAGAGACAAATAACTGTCCGATAGGTAATCTTACGTCATATTTATTCCATTCAATCTCGTTTTTACTTTGACGAGATTTAGAACCTAAGTCAGTAGCAGATGCAACACATTTAAAGTCTCGTAAAATATCATCTTTATCATACCATCTTAACTGTTGGTTAATCTTGATTGCTAACATTTTAATAGCGGTAGAACCTGTACCACCATATTTATCAATTAGCAAGAACCATTCGTCATCAATCTTGGCATACATGCCAATTTCAAGACTTTTTGTAGGTCTTAAAATGATTTCTCTTAAAGTACCTAATCTCTCAATTTCTACAACCCTGCCATCCATTTTTGTAATATGTGAATACATAGGATTATTGCTCTCAATATCCATCATTCTGTAAGTAGGACTAGCATGGAATGTAGATTCTATAAAAGAAATAGTATTGTTATAGTAGGCTTCTCCAACGTTATCTCCGATACGCTTTAATCTTTTTGTATATTTATCAAGGTAATCCATATTACTCACCATTTTCGAGCTTTCCTATGGCATTCTTGATGATACTAATACACTTAAAAACTTCTCTCTTGATTACTTTCTTCTCACTATATTGATTAGTAACATTTTTCTTAATTGATTCTAGTGTCGATAATAAAGAAATATATTCATAGCTATTTTCAATTTTTACAACCTTATCAAGACCATATAATTCAAACAACAATGATTCTACATAAGTTTCAATACCAACATTTTTCTCTTCATATAAAGGCAATATCTTGAATACACTATTAATTAAAGTATCTAGGTAAACTAACAATCTATCTTTGTTATTAATCATTCGTCAGTCATCCCCAAGTAAGTGTATTCAGTAATCATTACTTTAGATTCTCTTTGAAGTAGCCTGTATAGAAGATTTAGTTCTCTTAGTTGGTTTGCTTGTGAGTAGATTTTAAAATCCTTATCACTAAGCGATTGTTTCATAACTTCTGTAGCAATCAGTTGTGGTTTCATATATTCGACCAACATTAAATGTGTTAGAATAGCAATCTCGAAATCTGTAAGTTTAACTGGCTTAACTTCTACGCCATTTTCGTCAAACTCTGCAAAATACTTACCTTTCTCATCTTCGCTCAACTCTAGGCTTTGTCTACATTTGTAAAACTTTCCCTTAGCTTTTTTGAAGTAAGTAAATAGGTCATCTTCAATATCTTCTGGTGTGCTTTCTAACAATGTATAGTCGGAAATGCTTGACAGGAAATAATCATAAACTTCTGCAAGATATGTTTTTTCCATTGTTTAAGCACCCCTTCTTAATCTTTTTTTGCAACAGCAATGTCAGATAAAGGAGCGTTATCTTCTAGTGAAATGCCAAATTCTTCTTGTATGAAATCAACTACACGAATGCTATCAAGCTTTTTAGATTGATATAACTCTCTAGCTTTGTTTACAAAGGTGACTTTCATACCTTCTGGCAATCCTTTTACAAAATCTTTTAACTCATTTAAATCTTTCTTAAACACACTTTCAATATTGTCTGGTGTAAGAATATTTTTGTATTTTTCAGTTAAACCAAATTCCTCTTGAATTTGTCTGTTAAGAATAATCATCCAACCTTGGTCAAATACTTTAGGATTGTTATTTCGAATCCGTAAAAGCTCACCGTAAGGAATTTTATCTGTTTGACCAAACTCTTGAAATCTCCAAACTCTACCTGTTGAAGTTGAGCGATGAGTTAGTCCACCATTTAAGCCATTCATAACAACAATTAAGTCATCATCTTTGATTCTAGTTTCTTTTGCAACAATTACAGTTTCTTCTACTTCTAACTGTTTTGCGTCATCTTCTTCTTGCATAATCATAGATTGAAGTGTAGCATTAGTAAAAGGTTTACCTGTTTCGTCTTTTAGGTCAGCCTTTTCATAACCATATTCATCTACCAAAATTCTAGTTAATTCAGCTTTATTTAATCCTTTTAAATTTCTAGCCATTTTTTAATTCCCCTTTTTCTCTTGATTTTTATTCTAAGATATTGTATAATTATGGTAGTAGGGGGTAGAGCCCCTAGCTACCAAAATTAATTAAACCTTAAATTAGAATTTTGCAAAACCGTAAACTTTAGAAGTAATGATAGATATTCCAAATTTGTTAGCAATGAAGTATTCTTGCATCATATCAGAAGTTTGACCACCGTTAATATCTTGGATGATTGCATCTCCTTCGTTAACTACCTTAACCATTTTATCTGGGTTTTGAGGTAATAGTAATACGAAGTCGTTAGCAATAGCAAACTCGTCAGAACCGTATTTGTGAGATTGTTGAATTTCACGTAATTCGATTCCTGCGATTTCACCGTAGTAGCCAGTTTTGTTACGTGCATCTTTCATAGCTTCTGTAATATTGCTTGGAGCAAGTTTACGAAGAGCTAATTTAGTACCGTAAACAGCTACTTTCTCACCTGTACGAGCTTCGATGTGCATAGCCATCTCAACTAAATCATCTTCTGTGAAACCGTTAGAGAAACGGTTGTGGTATGTAGCACCGTATTGTCCGAAAGAGTTGTAAACTGCTTCGTAAATACGCTGAGTTAAGTCTCTACGGAAGCTTTCAGCAATTCCTTCCATGAACTCTGCCCAATCTACACGACCTGCTAAGAAGCGGTGAAAATCTTCACCAACTTTGATTGCGTATGTATCAAGACTTACAGAGAACTCTTGACCATCACGTAATCTTTGTCTACGGATATTACCGTTACCGTCAGAAACTAAAGCTACTCGGAAGATGTTATTCGCAGGTACTTTGAACAAGTTGGTATCTCCCCATGCTAAGTTACGGTATTCTGCGAAACCATCAAATTGATTTTCTAACCCTTCATGAAGAGTTTCGTTGATAATTTCTTCTAAGATTTCGAAGATTTCAACTTTATGTCTACGGAAGGTTTTACGGTCAATCTTACCGTCTCCTTCTAGTGAAAATTCCATTAAATCGGCAAAAGCTTTACGAAGAGTTTCGTTAGCTTCGTTAGCTGAATAATTTTGTACTTTACCTTTAGCCAAATCAACAGCTAATTTAATCATGTCTTTTTCCATTATTAATTTTCCTCCTTAATATTTTTGTGTCCTAAAGATTAGTTACGCTTTACTTGAACAGCAAATGCTTTTGCTGTGTGGTGTAATTCGTTACCTGCGTCCTCAATTACTTCAAATACAACTTTTGCACCAGAAGCGTCAGCAGGTTTTCCTAGTAAACCATTAGCTTTAACTGTTAATACATCGCCAACTGCAACTGTGTCAGCGAATAAGTCAACTGTTAAAGTGATAATATCGCCATCGTATAAGCGGTAAGCACGAGCTACTTTACCTGCTTCGATAACGAAATCTTCTAATTTGTAAAGCCTTTCATCATACATAACTTCTGGGTTATGGATGAGTAGAACATCTTCTGCAATGTCAGCTTCGCTTGCCAAAACAGCTTTGCGAACTTCTCTTTCACCTTCTAGTAATCCTTCAAGTTTAACAAATACACCGTTAGAAGTTTCAACTGGCGTACCTGCTTCGTTGTGAACAATAACAGATTCTAAGTTACCGTTGTAACCTGCTAACATTTTGTCCTTACGAACAATTTTGATTTCTTTAGCCATTATTTATTTCCTCCTAATTTAATATTTTTATTTATTCATATATTTTTCGATTAAGCCACCATAAGGTTTTGGTTGCTTATCTTGGTCATCGTTGCCTACTGGCAAACGAATGCCTTCGTCTTTAGATTTTGAGAAATTTTTCTTTGAAGCTAGTTTTCTACCTAAAATAGCATAGCATTTTTCTTCAAGTTCTTCTAATGAGAATGCGTGAATGTCAATTCCTTCAACATCTGCTTCATTTAGTTGGAAGTTGTTGAACATCTCTTGAACTTTAGCTTCATGTTCTTTCTTCTCAACACCTAATTTAAATTCTCTTAAACTTTCAACTTCTTCTGTAAGAGTGCTGATAGTTTTATTTGCGTCTTTTAAAGAGTTGTTAGCTTTTTCTAATTCAGATTCTAACTCTTTGATACGTGATTCTAATTCAAACTCGTTTGATTCTGGCTCATCATCCGATTCATCATCGTTGTTTTCGCCTTCATCACCTTCGCCATCATCATCAGCAGGCTCTACATCATCTTCATTGTCATCTTCTTTATGACCTTCATCATCTTGACCTGCGTTAGAATCATCAATGTCGCCATCGTCTTTACCATCATCTGAATCATTAACATCAATTTCAAATACTTTGATGATTTTTGCTTCTAATTCATCTTCTGAAATTTCATCGAACTTAATGCCTTTAGCTGTTAACTCTTCAACAGTTAGAGAATATTTTTCTAACAGTTCTTTAAGCATTGAATTTTCCTCCTTCTCATATGATAGGGATTCCTTCAACTCCTTCAACATAGTTGAAAATTCTTTCTTGAAAGAATCTTTATCTAATGAATAAGCCATGATACTCGCATCTTCGAAGGCTGGCTCAACATCGTCTCCTAAAATACATAGTGCAGAGAAAATGAAGTTATCGATTCTGTAGGCTTCTTCTGCTTCATCCCATCTACCATCTACAACTTCAATCTCCATTGATTGACCCTTACCATTCTCGATGACGTCATAAGCTTCTTCATATCTTCCTGTCCAAAGATAGCAACCGTTAATAGTTAAATACTCACGAGTTGCACCGTCTCTGCCTTTCACTTCCTCCCATTCATATGTGGCTGATTCTGGAACTACACCGTAAGGCTTGGTAGTATGAACATATTTGTAAGAATCTAAATCGATTTTACCACCATGACCTTTATAATCTTCTATTTCCTCTGAATATTCGCCAACAATCGGGATATTTTTTAAAGTAGGAAGTGCTTTCTCAACTGCGTTCTTGGTAATAATCGACATATTACGATTTTTACCTGTATAAAGTACACGTACTTTACAAGTAGAGAAAAGAGGATTCACTTGTTTTACATCGCTAATACTAGCTTGAAACTCTAGCAATTTTCGTGCCAATCTCTCTTCACCCCTTTCAAGTTTATTTAGTTCGGTTGTGCATTAGGTTTATCATCTCCCCTCACTGTTTCGTCAGACCTTTGAGTTTCATCTTTCTTAGGTCTACCATCTTCGCCATTGTTTTCTATAATATCTTCTGCACTCATTGTGTGGCTACTCATAAGAGGTATGAATTTATCGTGTAACTCTAGTATATCATTTTCTAAGTATGCCATATTCATAGTCTCGATTGGACTTAAACCTAGAGTAGCACTTATATGGCTCTTAACAGGTATTCCAAATTGTGCAGATTCTAAATACATCTTATGCTTTTCTGACTGATTGAAGTGAGTAACATCAAGTATATCTATATTAAACATTAGGTCGCTAAATTGGAATTTTAAGAATCTATTGACCCAACGCTCAATCTGTGTCAATACACCAAAAACAATTTCTTCGTCAGTTTTGATTGACATTAGTAAACCCTGTGATGTTGATTTGTCAGCATTGAATAGTAGTTGCGATGTACCGTTACCAGACCAAAAATCTCGTTCTGCCTTTGCAACGCCATCATTGTCAACTCTATCCCTATCAAACTTCAATGGCTCAATTTTCATAGGAGATGTAATAACTCCTACGTTCTCTGGAACTACATCTACAGCCATATTGTGAAAGTACATCATCATATCTTTGTCAATCATGAAGTCGTTGTTATTATCACTATCTTTTCTCATTGGCAACTCTTGTGTAAGAATCATATAATTACCAATTTCTTCTCTATCTTTACGAAGTCTCTTGAATCCTTCAATATCGTAGATAGCGTCAAACGACCCTGCAAATGGTGGGAATATTTCTAAAATTTCCTCATTAACCTTGATACAGATAGTATTTTCTGCGTCAAGTTCAACCCATTCGCTAAGTTTAGGATTTTTAGATTTCATCACTTTCCATTGTCTGTACTTTTGCTGAATTTCATCTGCCCATTGATGTAAAGTATCTTCGTTCTTTTGAAAGAATGACATATCAATACTAAAGTTAAATACGCCATCCTCAACAGATGTTATCTTACAAATTTTAGAATCAATTTTTTGTATGTAGAAATCTTTTTTAGTTATATGAATATATCCATAAAACACATCTTCAACAAACGCTGAAATCATAAGCTTAGTCATTTCGTGTCTTAAATTCATAAGCTTAATTAATTCGCCTATTTGTGTATATTGTTTTATAACCTTGTCTTTTTTATATTTACTAATATCTTTGACAGGAAGTAAAACGTGTGCGAATAACGCCATGCCACCAAAATATTGAACTAATCTTTTGTATTGTGGACTATTAGCATATAAAAGTTGTGAAATCTCAACAAGCTTCTCTTGGTTTCTTTGTAGCTTATATCCTTCAAGAATTTCACGAACTTCACTTTGTTTATACTTCTTTAATAAAGACCTACCGTTTTTCTTGTTAGCTAAATCTGTAATTACTAATCTAGCGAACTCCGTACTATCGAAAACCATTACATTTTTTCTATCAACAGTTTTGCTAGCCTTACTTCTTGGATTCATTTCTGCCAAACCTCTCTCACCTCGCTTTAACCAAAGACTCTATATTTAGGTTTCTTAATAGCCATAAAACCTCTTGTATCAAAAGTTTCTTTCTTTCTTCTCTGATTTTTTCTTTCCAATAGGTATATGTAATACAATCCATATGAAACAGCAGAGTATCTGTCTTTCTCCATCTGCTTAGAAACACGTTTAACTCTCGTTTTGTTTCCTTGTGCTTCATATGTCAAGTTCATTACTTCATCAACGAATAAACTTGTCTCAACATGAGGTAATAGAATTTCTCCTAATTTTTCATAATCTTTTATCTTCGTTTTTTCTTTTATAATATTTTCAGAAACTAACATCTTCAAATCATGGTTAGCGATAACCGTCATAAAGTTGTTATGAATGTCGGAAGCGTTAGTCTGTTTAGTATTAGACATAATATTAAAGATTAAAGGTAGAGAGTTTGGTAATTTATATTTTTCATAAGTTCCATCATCGTTAACTACTGAATATGATGGATACTTATCTTCTTTAACTAAGTAATCGAGCAACCCACGACCTAAACCGTTACCGTCAATTACAACCATTGAAGCTTGGAATTTATCGACAAGCTCCTTGATGTAAATACTTTGCTCTTCGAAATGCATATTGCCTTTATATGTATGAACATTAATCAAATGCTTAATGTAAGTTCCATTACCTCTAGGAATAATCTTAAATATAGCAATAGCTGTTGTAGCTGTTCTTTTCCTTTCAGAACGAGCAACGTCAACAGATATAATATATTTATGGTCGCCTTTTACAGCTTCCATTTCAGCTTTAGTTAACACTCTACACTTCTCTAAATCTTTTAACTGTACTAAACTGTTTTCGCTAGAACCAGTCCATATCGACATATATTCTCTCAATTTGTTACCCTATAGGCTTTTTATCCTATAGTTCTCATAGTTTCCTATGAGTTCGGCATACATTTTCACCCACCGACATTAAACGGTTTGGGTGGTGGAGACTCGTGGAGGTATTTTTGCTCTTGTAACGCTCAACCTCTATGCTCTACAAGGAGTGCTGATGACACCCCTCTCGGTATTACCATATCCTTTTAGACTTAGGCTTCACCGATTTTCCCCACTGATAATTCTACACGTTTCCGCATAGAACGCCAGAGATATTCCTAGCAAATTGTAATGGCGACATGGATGGGTCATTTTTAACCTCTTCAATATAGTTTGGGTCTAATTGGTCAAACATTACTGGCAATGTCCAATCGTTACCAATAACGAAAGCTGATTTACCATTTGCCATTTCAACCATAACGCTGTATAATTGTTCCCAAGCATATGATTGACGAGATGATGCAGTTGTCACATATGTCAACTGCTTATGTATCTCGTATGGAGAAACTTTACCATCTGCACCTTTACGGTTGTTAGCAAGTAATGGAAGTAGAACTTCCCCAATTATCTCTCTATGCTTCTCCATTTGACATATCTCTTCAAATGATAAACCATGCCTACGGAGACCACGAGAGCCTTGACTAGCAACAACAATGTCTAATACACTATTGTTCCAAAATGTCAATCTTGTGAAGTCTTTGGCAAATGTGTATTTCTTAACTTCATTCTTTAACATAGGAATGAAGTTCCAAATCGCTTCAATATTTTGTTGAGCAATCTGTGAAGCTTGGTCTTTTTGAGGTGCTACAAGCGATAATTTAATATTTGGATAGAAAATACATTTTAAATACATCGACAAAATATTTAAGAACGATTTAGATGTACCACGGGTAGCTGTAATGTACCTAATACACCTTCTTGTATCGAGCCATGATTCTTAAAAAAATACGTTGAAAAGGGTATAATTCAAATTTACTATTTGGGTCTTTTATGTAATCAATAAAACGATCTGGATAAAATTGGAAATATGCAAGCATATCTGCAAAATCTGGTAGCATATCTTCTATATTTCTTATATTTGTACCCTTTACATTTTCTAAATCACTAAAACTCTTCCAAGAAGACATATAGCACCACCCCCTTATTGTTTCCGCAAATTTACTCAATATTTATATGACTCCATCTTTTACCGGTTCTTATACGACTAATCGCATTCGGTTTAACATTAAAAATCCTAGCTATTTCAACATTTGTTTTACCTTCTTTTGTCAATTTCTTTATTTCAACAATTTGTTTTTCTGTTAATTTTGCCATTCCATTTTTTGAACCGTTAGAATTTCTTTTTTGTGGTTCAAAACCTTTTACAACAACATTTTTATATGTTTCACCTTTTGCAATTCTTAATATAGTTGTTTTATTTACTCCATACATTTTTGCTATTTCTGTTAAAGTAATTTTATTTTCCATAATCATTTTTTTAATTTTATAAACATCATCCTCTTTTAATGATGAATTAGCATGTTCGTAACCAGATTTTCTGCCTTTGCTATATTTAAATCCATTTACTTCAATATGTCTCCAAACTTTCCCAACATTTATATGTGATATTAAAGTTTCTGAAACATTAAATATATCAGCAATTTCTCTAATTCTATAACCATCTCTCAACATTTCTTTTATCTTTACAACATTTTTATCTTTTAATTTGATACAATCCCAATCACGATTCTCTCTATTTCTATTCATTCTTGGTTGAAATCTTTCAACTTCGACATGAATCCAAGAGTTGCCATAGTATATTGATTCTACAATCTCTTTCTTGATTCCAAACATTTTCCCAATTTTACTCATAGGTAAAGATGTATCTCTTAATAGCTCTTTTATTTGATACGCAATATCTTCATTTATATTTCCGTATCCAACAGTTCCTTCTCCACCTAATGTCATATTATATCCTTTATTAGATTTATAAAATGTATTATATCTTTTAATGTATTCTGTTTCTTTATTTGATAGTTCTTCATCGTTATAAGCACAATCAATAATTTCCCATTTAAAATTTTCCCAACCATATTTTCTTATAGCATTATATAAAATATTTGTATTTTCACATTTTTCACTTTTATATTTATGCTGTGCTATTCTATTGTTAAAAGGTTGTACAGTTTTACCTATATACTTCTTCCCATTAATTAAATTAGTACACATATAAATAATCCCAAAATAATTTCCCATTCAACTTCCTTCTTCCAACTCTCTAACTCTCTAAAAATTGCATCATTATTTGTTGAATTTGTCAAATTTACTCTTCATCAACTTCTACATCTTCTTCATTACCGTCTAAACTGAAATCTAAATTTTCATATTCCTCATCATTTATGTCTGTAGGTGTTAAATCTTCTTGGTAAAATTCTTCCATTTCCTTTCTTATTTCATCTGGAACTTCTGTAAGAATTTCCTTACCTATCAATCTATGGTAATAATTTGCTAAAGCAATAATGATACCATCAACAATATCTTCATCAAATTTAGGAGCAGGAGGTTTTCTAAATCCTCTCTTTTCTACTTCTTCCCAAATTTGAGCAAAACTTCTAATACCTGTAGCGTCATCAATACCTTTTCTATCGATAGGTCGGAAACCTGCTGATTTCATCATATCTTCATAAGTTTTACTAATTTTACTGTAATCTGTCCACTCTTTTTCTCTTCTTAATCTATCTCTGTCAACTGATAAATAAGCTAACTGCTTCAACATATCAATATGTGTAGGAGTATAAATTTCATGAGTAGCTATCATATCTTGATAGAATTTTTCTAGCTGTAAATATTCTTTCTTAGAATATCCTGTACCCCATTTATCAACCAATTCTTCTGAATACTCGATGATTTTACCTGTTGTACTTTTTACAGAATCGGGTGTATTTACAGATGATAAATCTATTTTACCTACACCATCAATGCCATCGCTGTTAGCAAATGTCTTACCTTTGTACTGTTGCAACGAGTTAATTTTACCAAGATAAGCACCAATAGGGTGTTTCTTATCTCTTCCTTTTAAAGCTTTTTCCCACTCGTCTTGATAAAAAGGCTTGTCGATTTGCCTTAAAAAGCTAATGACTTGTTCTATATTATCAACATCAATTTCATCTCGAACACAATCACGACAAATATTAATTCTTCCATCTGGAAATAATGGACTGTCAACTCTAAAGAAGAATGTTTCTGGTCTTAATCTTCCACATTTCCCTTGACATTTCTTTTTTGGAGTGGGAGTGCTTTTCTTTTTTCTTGTACTCATTTATTCCACTCCTCTCATTATGTTATACATTGAAATATAAAAAGAGTACATAATGTCCGAGCCGAAGGGAGAGGAAACAACTCGGACATTATCAAATCCTTCGTTAATAAGTGGTTTACAGAGCACTTTTTTCCGCATTTTGCAAAAATATTTATAAAATCAAGTTTTTATTAATCTAAATCACTAACATCTTCATACTTTTTAAGTCTTTCATAAAGCTCTACACAACGCTGTTCCAATCGTGTTATAGCTTCATCTTTTCTTTTTGCCATTTCATCAAATGTCTCTGCATCATCAAACATAAGTGAATTAAGCTCTTTGAGAGCTTGATTAATTTCTTTCTCGCATCTGATGCCGCTATGGTTTAACTTCATAAGTAAATCTAGGTATCTTGTAAGCTCTCTTTTTCTTTCATAAAAAATAACACTCTCTTGTATTTCACTCATCATCAATCATCCTTATCATCATATTTTTAGCTATGCACTAATTTTAATTTGTTTTACTTCATAATCCCCATTCTCATCAACTAGGATAATACCTTGTGATGGAGCGGAAACTAATCTACCATTTTCTCCGTAGCTGTCTGCACCCTTCATTGAGCCAAATACAACCACAGCTTTATTAATTCCAACTTCAATAATCTCAAAGTGGTGATAGTGACCCATTACGATTAATGAGTAGTCAACACCATCTAATGATGAATGTTTTGCCACTACGTTCTTATCTCTTGGGTTATCTAAGTCACCATGTACAAACTTAACATTTAATCCATTTACACTAATTGAGTGCTCATAATCTTTTGCTTGTTGGTATGCAATTCTTTCTACTTTAGCATTTTCGATAAACGACTTAATAGCTTGGTTTACACCTTTAACTGCGTGGTCGCCATTGATATTCTTCTTCTTATCGCTATTCAATCTATCATGATTACCTGCGATACCTGCTACCGTCACATTTAGCTTCTCATCTGCCAACCCCATCATAAACTTAATGATTAAGTCTGATGCCATAAGGATTTGTTCTTGTAGAGGAAATTCACAGCTATAAGCTAGATTGTGCATGTATGGATGCTCAATTGCGTCACCTAAATTAATTAAGTAGATATCTGTAATCTCTTGTGCCTTCGCTTCTGCAATAACCTTGTTCATGTAATCTTTCATTCTAGCTGTGGCAATTTCGAAATTATACTTATTTAAGTGAATATCTACTAAAGCACCAATATGTAAATCAGATAAGCCAACAATCATTTTTTTATCTGTCTTACTTACGATAGGCTTATACTTAAAGTGTAAATGAGAAAAATCATGATTATTAAATGCGTTGGCAATCTGCTCTGTAAATAAAGTATAGTCAATAATATCTCTTCTTACTTTGTTTAACTTTCTAAATTCATTTTGTGCTTCACGCTTTACATATGCATATTCACCTACTAGATTTTTGATAGAATCTAGTTTTTTGTCTGCAATCATATCTGCATATTTTTCTACTTGTGGCAACTCTCCGATAGATTTCTGATAATCTTTAATCATGCAACGATAGTTCTCGCTATTCTCTGCGTCATTAAATCCTTCTTCTTCCATCATCTTAACTAATTGTCGCCACGAGCACCTTCCGCTTGGTGAAGCTTTTTGAAGCTCAATCTTAATCTTTACTGCTGTATCTAGGTGTTCTTTTGTAACCTCTACTTTTTCGCCTTTCCTGTTAGTATAAGACTTCATTTTATTCACCCTTATTCTTCTGAATCATCTTCGCTAATTTCTGTAGCTCTATACACCTCTTCATCTCTTGTGATAGAAATAGAAACTTCTTGACCATGAAACTCTTTCATGAAGCTTAATAAATCTACTTCTTCAATATACTCATCTTGTTTACCTTTGTTTTTAACTTCATAGACTACAACTCTGTTCATATCTAGCTCACCTTTAGTCTTAAAAGACGCTGTTAGCTTTGCAAAAAATTGTAAATCTAATTTAAGCATAAATAATAAACCTCCAAATTTTGTTTTTAAATTTTTACATGAGACCATGTTTTTCCAGTAGCTATCTTGCTTAGATTTTTATAACTTACATTAAACATTTTCATAATATCATTTCTACTTACTCCATTTTTTAACATAGTCTTAATTTCTTTAACATCTTCTTCTGTTAATTTCGCATTGTGATGTTTGCTACCTCTCTTTTTCTCACTAATGCTTCTTCTTCCTTCTTCTGATATAGTTATCTCTTTGTTTTTATGCAATTCTATAAAACCTTTATCATTTTTCCATCTTTCTTTCATTATGCGTGACTGATTCTCTCTCATATCGTCTGTCCACGCCTTCTTGCATGATTCACTTATTTTTATCTTCACTTCTTTTGATAATGCCTTACCTACATTTGCTTTTCTTAATGCTTCAATATGTTCTTTTGATAATTTCATACATTTTCTACTTTCAATAAATTTTTTCTTGTGTTCTTCTGTCCACTTCTTGCCTAGCATTGGTGACTTAGCGTTATATGCTAGATTATACCCTATATCTTCATTGTAACACTGTGTGTAATCAAGCCAATATTGCTCTCTATTTAAGAGCACCGATTTATCCTCTACTATCTCTATAACTTCAAAAGTAAAATTATCTTCCCCATATTTATTAAAAGCTCTTTGTAAATAAATATTGTTATGATAGTTTCCTCGAAGTCTTTTTCTATGATGTAAAAATCTGTCATAAATATTTACAGCACTACATATATAAAATTTATTATTTATTATATTCGTAATTTTATATATACCCATCACCTTTTTATATTTCGTGCTACATTTAAACAATTTGATACCTCCTGTTATAGAAATTTTATATAATTATTTTTGACACTTGTTGCGATATACAATCGCTGTTAATTATAGTATATCATAATTATCAATTTTTGTCAAATTTATATAACACAAAAAGAGGTCTAGTATTATACTAGACCATTAAACCCCTTTTTACACCTTTTTACACCTTTTTACCACTAGAGGTTAGTCTTACACAGTAACATCTGCATATCTATCAGAATCAATAACTTCAAGCATAAGTTCATAAGGTGTTTTACTTACGTTGCTTAATACATTTTTAAATATTGAAGGTGAGAATCCGCTAACTAACTCAACTCCATCTTCATTCATTGTAAATTGAGTGTTTGACTGGAATGCATTAACATTCCAAAATGTTAGCAATGGCATTTTATATCCTGCTTCATTAAAGTCTTTCTCTAATTGTTTAAAAATATGCGTATCAACACCTTTAGTACAGTAATTGAATTGCATATCACTTATGATTATCACCTTACCAATCATTTCATCTTGTGGCAAATTATTCTTGACTGCAACATTAAGAATTTTACGGAATACAGCTTCTACATTAGTAGAGCTACCCCACTCTGAATTTGAAAGGTTTCTCACTTTTTCAACAATGTTACTACCAACAATTTGTTGAAGCTTAGGTCTGTCACTGAAAGTAAAGAAGTGATTATGGAATACTCCTTTGTTACGTTCTGCTAAGTAGATACCTAGAGAAATCGCAACCTCAATTGGAGTTCCATACATAGACCCAGAAGTATCAACTACAGCAATAGAATTTTCTTTGCGTTCACCAATGAAGTCTGGTAAATTATTCCATTGTGAGTCTAGTAGTTGAATTTCTTCTGATGTTAACTCTTTGTTTCCACCATAATTCAAAATATTACGACCATAAAAACCCCAAATATCACGACCATAATATCCTTTTAACGCTTTTCTAACAATGTCATATGGATACAATGTTTTAGTATTAATTTTTACTTCGCCTTTTGTAAGACTATCTAAAAACTCCGTATAACGCTCTCCATCATTACGAAGAAATGCTTTATGATAAATTAATCCTGCACGAGATGGTATTTTGCTATAATCAATAGATTCGTAATCTCTCTCAGTTAGTTTTGTTTCAACAATATTGATTTTATCACGAAGAGATGATAACATTTTACGATATTGTCTAGGTGTTAATCTTAATTCTTCTTGGATTATTTTTGCGTACTTCTTAGTTTTATAGGATGAAGCATTTAAGCTTGGCAACCATTTACCTAGTAGACTAGGATGGTCTACATTCTTATCTAATGACAATTGTTTTCTAACTAAATCAATAACGTCATCTTTAAGGTTTGTCTCTAACAACACCCATAAATCATCATATCGACCAAATTTTGGAATGAGATGTAAGTTCTTACGAAGTGCTTCTTTATTATGTAATGCTAAATGTTTTAATGCAACTCGGAAGAATCGTCTTTCACCTTGACCTTCTGTAATATCTCTTAGGTAGAATAGAGTTTTCATTGCTAGTAGCGGATTTTCAGCAAACGCTTTAGAAAATAGTTCTGCAACCTCTTGGTCGCTACGATTACGGAAAGCTCCACCCATAGAGAATAAGTCTAGTACAAATGATTTTGTGCTTGCGAAAGCTTTTGCCCCATTTGCAGTTCTTGTCTCATTAGCATCGTTTTTTAAGTATTCTAACATAATATCAATCTCCTTTACCGATTTCATTCTTATTAAATAAATTCTCAAACTCTAAACATTGATGTATTGCGTTTAAAATGCAAGAATTTATTTAATAAGCAAGGCACGAATATGTCTGTATGAATCTCTTTTTACAATCCTCCTAATGTGTAAAGTTTGCACATTCCGTAATTGCTGTACGTGCCTTTTAAGCAAATCTTTACTAGGCTCTAAATTATTGTCGTGTCGTTAATCAATAGCACAATGAGATAATAGAGTTATATGTAAGCTAACCAATATAATTTTATTTATTGCTGTATGAGCCTAATGTTATTTTTTATACTAGACACCATAATATGCTACTAAATTTAAATCTCTAAATAACAAAATAATAAAGTGTCTATTTTACGCTGTCGGTGTCTAAGATTATAAGAGAAGTTGAAAAACTGAGTAAAAGATTTAACTTCTACCCTGACATATATGTAGCGGATTGCAGGAATCGAACCTGCCCTCTCAGTGACATATGTACACTATTCACTAAGCGTTCTACCTTAAAACTATTCCGCATAATGTTATAGGTATTAGATTCAAACCAACAAACTTCTGGTTATAAGCCAGACGAGATGACCGATTCTCCACACAGTAATAATAATAACTAGGCACAGATTGATGGAATCGAACCATCTCAACATCATCTTTCCAAGACAACATTTTACCAAAGAAATTGTTTTGCTGTGTGTGCCTACTTTCACTACCAATGCATAATATAGCGTGTATGGGATTCGAACCCATGACCTCCACATTGAAAGTGTGGCGACTTTTCCGCTCGTCCAACACGCCATAATATAAATGTAAATCATTAAGAGGGAATTGTACATAACAACCCATTTCTTAAAGTCTACATTTAGTTTGCAACAGGAGCTAAACGAATCGAACGTTTACTTGTGGGGTTGGAATCCACCGTACTATCATTATACTAAGCTCCCATATTTTTTTGAACTACCACTAGGCTAAAGCCATAGTGGATTACTAAGAACATCAGTTATGTTTAAATAGCTGTCTCGGCAGGATTCGAACCTGCGACCCTCCGATTAACAGTCGGATGCTCTACCACTAAGCTACGAGACAATAATAATAATAAACTAGACACTATATAAACATATCCACCCAATTTGATAAGTTGTTCAGTTTGTTTTGCTGTAAGTGTCTATTTTCAATTATATCATAATTTTTTGTACTTGTCAAGAGTATATCTTATATCTCTAAAAAATATTCAAGGCACTAATTCATTATATCAATATAAATATCTTAATACTAACTTTAAAGATTAGAGATTGCTGTTCGTGCCTTAATTACAAATATAATATATCATAAATTTTTGCATTTGTCAAGTCAATATCTTACATTTCTTAAAAATATTTTTAAACAGTTTTTGATGTCGAGAACTGTTTAAAAATCGATTGTATATACATTATATCATAATAATTAATATCTGTCAACAGAGTGTCTTATATTAATTATTATGCTCCTGTAATAGAATTTTCTAATGCTTGTACTCTCGCTACTAAATCATTCCATTGTGATTCTGTAGGGAATCCATCAGCACCATTAGCACCGTCTTTTCCGTCAGCACCTTTTAATGATTCTAACCATTCTTGCTCTGTTCCTGTAAATCCGTTATCTACAGCAATTTCATATGCCGATTTACCATTAGCACCATCTTTTCCTGCTTGACCTGTATCACCAGTATCTCCTTTGTCACCCTTGTCGCCTTTAGCACCTTTTAGATTAGCGATAATTGACCAAGAAGAATTTTCTTTCTTATACAAGTCTCCGTTATCAGCGTTTAAATAAACATCTCCATCATTTCCTAAATCTGCTGTCGGTACTCCACTACCGTTTAGAAAATTCATTGCACTTCCTCCAATAACTCCACCAACAATAGTTACAGGGATTGCCCCATTTTTTGCTAATGGTTTGTAAGTATTAGTCTCTTCATCAAAATAATATTGCTCCGTCTGCGGAATCGACAATCTAGTTTCTCTAGTCAATTTTTATTCCTCCTTTAAAATATTAAATAAATCGACATTGTTATATTGCAGATATTGAAAATATTCACAATATAAATAAAATATTGAGTTACAAAACATTTGTCTAAAAACATCTTTACCAACATCATCAAATAAAACCCATAATTCATGGTTTCTAGTAAGACCTAGCTCTTCACTATGTTTTACTCTATTGTTGTTATGTAGAGATTTTATACTCCCCATCTCATCAACTAGAAGTATATCACCCTCTCTTTCTCCAACGTAACAATATGCTATAGCTCCAATCTTGTTATCGATTTTATTAATAATTTCGTTATATGTATAAGAGGGTGGATACTCCAATAGATATTCTTTAGTCATCTATTCTCACCTCCTTTCAGATGGTGAAACCCTCTATTAATCTCTACATACTATGGCTAAGAAATTGTCTATTCTATAATAACATTATATAGCTATTTTGTCAAATATGTTATCTTACATACGGTCAGCGATGTCTGCCACCCTACTGCGATATATATTTTGAAGTTCAACTTCACCGTATAAATCTTCACCTCTAAAGATTTCAGACACACGCTTCATACCATTACTTGTAGCATATACGTCTTTGTCTACTTGTGCGTGATAGTCTCCATCTATAATAACTTTTGTATTTTCTGAAATACGCTGTAAACCTAGCTTCATTAAGTCTGCAGTTAAGTTCTGGCTTTCTGTCATCCATACAATAGTTTTCTTTTCACCTGTTTCATATCCACGCAAATCAACAAACGGAAGAATGTCTAGGCGACCTTGAATTATCTGTCTTTCGATTTCAATCTCATCGCCAAATTTAGATTTAAGCATTACGCCTACAGATGATTGCATTAACTTCTCTAGTTTGTCTCCTTTATAGAATCCCATCTCTTGCGAATCCCTTACAGGAGTTGGGTTAACAAAAACTACTAATCTCTCATATTCTCCACGCTCAATTAAATGCCAAGATGTCTCTAATGCAATCTTAGATTTACCACTACCTGCACGACCCCTAATTTGAGTAAGCTGATTATTAAGAATGCTGTCTACAGCCATCATTTGATAGGCATCTTTTGGCACAAACTTATCGAATTGAGATGTTTTAAAGCTTAAATCAATCTTTCCACTTCTTTTATTTCTTTTTAATGTCTCCATGTACTTACCATTCCACTTAAAAATGTCAAGAATCTCTAAATTATCTGTTACAGCGTCATCATAAATAACTAAGTATTCATTTACTAACAAATTATATGTATTTTCGACCCAATTATTGTAAATCTTCTCTAATTCACTTTCCACCATGAAATCCTCTTTGAATCCTTTATGTTCAACAAATGTTGATACATTAGGATTTATAAACTCGATTCCAAACTGTTTACATTTTCTACGAAGTAGTCTATCGTTAGTAATAACTCCATATCCTTCATCATGAGCTATTTGTAAGATAATGTTATCAGTATAGGTTGGGTCTAGGTCGTCATCTAAAGTAAACTTGTAATCTTTAATATTCACATAAGCGTTATCATTTTCATCAATCTTGTTTTTGAAACGTCTGATTTTCCATTGAAGTGTTCTATCACTTTTTCTTGTTAATTCCAGATTTTCAATTTCTCTATTTACATGAGAAGGAATTAAAACATGATATTCGTCTAGCACATCTGGAAAATCAATTAATGTGTTTGTATCTGCAATGTATATCATAATATGCTCCCCTTTATTATATTATATTGTAGGTTTGATAAGCTCTTTGCCACGTTTACCATTTTTATATCTGTATCTTACGGTATCTTTATTTAATCCGTAATATTCTACTAATTCATTTATCGTGGAAAATTCCTTATCTCCACTATTACTCACTATCTCTAAGTTTTTCTAACCCTTCCTTCAAATTTTTAGAAGGTTCTATTCCAACTTTATAATAATCTTTGCTATACATATGTTCACCACTTTGAGGGTTAGCTATTTTCCTACCTTTTGCTTTACGGATATTCAATGTAAATAACCCCTGTATCTTGACCACTCTATAATTTAAAAGCGATTTTAGTAAAAGTTCTACAAAAACTTTTATAATAACTTTTACTTCATATTGTCGTATTCCCATATCTTTAATACGTTTGTCTTTAGAGACTTTTTTAATTAATTCTGATAAGTTCAACATATTCACTCCTTTGCTTGCAAACTAGCTTTTCACCAAAACTTTATTATTTTTGATTTCATCAAAATTTTGATTGTAGAATTTTATCGTATTATCATTATATAAAACTACTAAAATCTCTTCCATATAGGCTTCATTTGTGAAATCATAAACATCTTTTGCTTTGTTATGTACTTTATACTCTTCTACGCTATCGTCTATAACGAATATTTTTCCCATAAATTCAAATTCGTTATCAACATTAACGTAGCACCATTGCGAAGCTTTGGAGTTAGACATTACAGATAAACCTTTTTTTGCTCTGTTATTAGCCATTACTCTCCGCCTCTCACTTCATCAAATAAATTACTTCTATCTTTTTTACTTAAACTAGAAAACGGTATATCTTTTCTTCCACGATATAGCCTATTTGTTTTATTTCTTGACATTACCTCTTTATCCTCTTTATTAATGTCCTCATTATCTTTATGCCATACCAAATAATTAGATAAAGAATCTAAAAAGAACTTTACAGCATTACTATCCCAACAGTTATCAATTTCACTTTTCCATTGTTCAGTTAATTCTTCTACGATTTTAACCTTTTCATCTAAAGTAATATCATCTTTCAGTATATGCTGTTCACCATTAGGAAGTCGAATTTTCACTTTTTGCACCCCTTTACATTTTAAGTTTATTTTATATATCCCTGTGCCTTCATCGATTCCTTCCAGAGATTATTGTTGACTTCAACTATCTTGTCTACAATCCTATCAAACAAGTCGTAAGTGGCACTTTTCTTATATCCTATATCCATATTGCAAATGTCGTGTATTTTATTTCCTTCAAATAGTAGTTCTAATAGTTTCATCTGTTTTTGTTTAAAATTACATAATTTTATAGTAATATCTAAGGATGAATATAAAGCTATCAATTCTTGATTAAAATCAAATATATCTCCTGCTTTTTCAATATCAATATTCGTGTTAGCGTTATAAGATACATCAACTTTGCTTCTGTATAGGATTAGGTATTTCACTACGTTCTTATCTGATAGAGTTAAATTTTCGTATTCTCGTTCTTTTCTGCGTACATCTATCGATACAGCACCCAACCCTTTCACCTCTCTCTGTTGTATGTAGGGTTACTATATAACCCATATCTTTATTATATCATTATTTGTTACATTTGTCAAGAAAAACACACTATATAGAGGAAATAATCAGATTTAATATTTTTTCTTGACAAATATTTCTGCTAGTATTATAATGTAATCAGATGTTTGGCATGTTGCTTAAACAGAAACGGTCAAGGGGATGATAATAAATGACATATATGATTGAACACTTTGAAAACATACAATATCTGTATGGTAATAGTGCTTATGTGCAAATTCCAAACGATATTTTCAGAGACTTGTCTAAAAATATCAAAAATAAAAATGGAAACACGAATATTCAACAATCATCATTTGCTTATGCGTACATAGTTTGTGTAAGCTTCTTGTATAAGTATGCACAGTTTGTAGATGTTAATAATGGAACGTACTTACAGAACACAGATATAAAGCAAATATTAGGATATAGTAAATCGACAAAATCAATCGACCATATAATAAAGAGAGATGGTGTACTAGAAAAAATTGGATTATTAAAGACAGTTAAAGACTATCCTATTTCTGTTGTGTATAGTGAAGATGAATATAATAATGTCAAGATAAGAGAGTTTGTAACTTTAAGTATGATAGATAAAAATCTCCCTATCTATAAAACAATTAAAAGCATTGTCAAAAACAGAAATTACGAAGTTAAAGAACCTAGTTTCATGTTTGAATATAATGGAGAGGTTGGTAGCTTATATAATTATTCAAACACACATAAAGTTACTATAAAAGAGTTTATCAAACTTGTCTATGACAGCCAACTGGACAATATCGATTTAATGTTGTATTTCTTTTTCAAATCAAGATGTTACAATTTAAATAAAGGAAACACGAAGTCAATACCTCTTTTACAAATTATCAATAATATTGGTATTGGAAAGGACGCTTTCTACTCTCATCTTAAAGTAATCAAAGACAGAAAGTTATTATCAGTAAATCATAAAGAGTGGGCTAATGATGGTGAAGGAGAATCAAACGAATATTGCTTTATAGGCGTTTGATTTTTATTTTTAAATTTTTTAGGTGGTTGCTTAAACCGACAATATAACAATATATAATATATATATGTATATATCTATATATATAATATTATATATACATAATATAATACAATATGATTAGTAATATTAATATTATTATATATATAATATATTATATATTGTTATATTGTCGGTTTGAACTACCTGCTAAAAATACAAAAGAAAAACCTGCTAAAATGGCAGGTTTAAACAACTTCTTTTTTATTTAACTCTTTTTGTAAAAGTTCTACACATATAATGATTGTATCTAAATCATCATCTATTTTTGAATCCTTTACATTCGAGATGATATTCACCATTTCCTTCCATGCATTTTCATAACTCATTGATGTAGCACTCCTTTCATGTTGTTTAATACATTATATGTTAGTGATTCAAAAATATGACTAATTTTTATAAAAATTTTTAAATTAAAAGTATGCTTGACAAAAATATATATGTATGCTATAATAAAATTATAATGATACTTGAAGAGAGGATGATATTAATGACAGTAAACGAAAAGGTTATTCAATTTAATACTAAAGATGACAAGAATGTTTGGAATTGCATAAATACATTTTTAACTCGTACAGAACAAAATAGTCCAAATACAAGAGAGACTTATGAAAGAGCAATTCGTGATTTTTTTAGAACGATGAGAAATAAAGAGTTAGAGAATCTTGTTGAGAGCGACTTAATTTTTACAAAACCTCAAATTGAAACTTATCAGACTAATTTGAAAAAGCATTATAAATCAGCTACTGTAAATAATAAAATTTCTGCATTAAAGAAATGCTATATGAAACTTGAAGATTACGGATTTGATGTTAAAGCTTCATGGTTTAATTTAGAGAGATACAATGAATACGATAAAGAATCTTATGACGCTTTAACTCACCAAGAAGTTATCGATGTTATTAACTTAGTTTCAAAAACAAGAAAAGGATTTGAAAAGGCGTTATTGATTCGTGTCGCCTATGCAACAGCATTTCGTAAGACAGCTATTCAAAATTTAAAATGGACTGACCTTATTAATCGTGATGGTCAATGGTTTTTAAAAGCTTTAGATAAAGGTAATAAATGGGATTATAAGAAAATATCAGATGATTTATATAATGAATTGATGAAGCAAAAAAATTTGGTTGGTGGAGAAAAAATATTTCAATTAACGAATAAATCAATCAACAAGATGATGAATTACATTCGTGAGAATATGAATTTTGGCGAAAGAAACATTACATTCCACTCATTCAAGAAATCAAGTATTAAAGAAGTTGCGTTGCTGACAAACTACGATTTAAAAGCTATGCAACGACAAGGTAATCACGCCAATATAACAACTACACTAAATGATTATATGGCTGAAAAATCGTTAGATGAATTGGTTATTGTCGACACAAATTATCGTGTACCATTAGAAAAGTTTGATGAGTTATCGAAAGAGGAATTATTGAATATGATTAAAAATGCAGATAGGAATGTCCAAATTAAATTGTTACAAAGTATAAACGCATTATGATAGCCACAGAAGCTCAAATTTGCCCTCTGTGGCGTTTTTATTTGCTTAAATGACTTATTATATTCGGAGAAGTTGAAACGTCTCTAATAGCCTTTATTTTAATTTCTGTAGCACGTTGCTTAAACCGACAATATAACAATATATAATTATTTATTTATATTATTATTATTGTATTATATTACTATATATTATTATTGTTGTATTATATTACTATATGTTATTAATAATATATTATATATTGTATATTGTCGGTTTGAGCTACCTGCTAAAAATATTACTCAAATTATAGAGAAATTCTTTGTAATTTTCATAATAAACTCCTATGCCGAGAACTCCATTCTCTTTGCATTTTTTATTGAAGAAATCTACCCTGTTTAAATCTTCTGTAACGAAAATCAATAACGGAAAATTTAGGAACTCTTTTTCCCATAATTTAGATAATTTGTATTTTTTATATTTAATAATTTTATCACGGATTATTGGAGGTTCTTTATATCTAATATTTTCGCTTGACGTATCATATTCAATAAACGCAAATAATTCCTTGTTTTTAAGCTTTAACCCTAATAGAACATCTGGTATTAGAACAACATTATCTTGACTGTAAAATAGTTCTATTGGCTTTTCAATCACCCATTTAGACAATTTATTGCCTGTTTCTTCACAGAACAGTATCGTGTCAACTTCTAATTGATTGACTCCGTTGACGTGGCGAAAGTTTGCTGGTAACTGTCTATGAATATATTCAACACCTCCTAAAACGTGCTTATTTTGCCTTATACGCTGTTTAAATGGCACTCCGAGTATTAAACTACCTGCTCTGTCTAAAGCGACCACAGCAGGCGTATTTCCACATTTAAAACGCTGTGGCTCATGCACCTTATCCACCACCATAGAATTAAACATTTTACTTATAGACCTATTGATTATTCTTGTCCTGTTCTTGTTACTTAAATAACGATAAGAAGGAGATATGATTTCCAACATATCCCTTCTTACCAGTTTTCTGTAATTTATTATTTCTAACAATTCAATCTCTCTATCTGTCAGTCTCACATTAGTATCAACCCAATCTTTATTTATCCTTTTAACTTCAAATCTTTCATACCAACCTTTTTTAACTCTTCCCATTTATCCTCTTCCACCTCATCACCAAAAGCATTTTTTATTGAATTTTCAAGCATTTCATAACTACGTTCCAAATTGTCATCACGTACAACCTGTTTAGGTCTACCATATTCAGAGTTATATGAAGATAGAAAGTTAGAATCTTCATTTCTATATTTCTTAAAATCTTTATTCTTGTCGAGATGTTCCAATAATCTAGCTTGAAACACGTGATTCTTATTTTGCCATGCGACCCTAAATATTCCACAGAAATCCATATTCATCAAGTTGTTAAAATCTGCTATTGTCATAGGTTGTAAGAAGTCGCTCAATGATTCAAATGCTTCTCCACCACCTTTAAGCATGATTAAATTACAACCATTATCCATAATTGACTGCTTTATATCGCCCTCTAATCCACGACCTGCTTTAGCTAATGATGACCACCCATGAAGAGTTAACCATAATCGCAATGAATATTTTCTAGGCTCTTTAAATAAATCGATAAATAACTTTCCTACAAGTGGAATGTCTATGATTTGATGTATCTCATCTATAACTACTAATGTCTCTGGTCTATATTCACGACCTGCAAAACCTGCTTCACGAGATAACGCAACATTCCACACCTTTGTAAAATAATGTGCAAATATGAATTTTCTGTATAGTGCAGATACACCAGATTTCGGAATATATACAAGTATTAAGTACGCACCATCTTCGTCTCCGTCCATCATCTTTCGGAAATTTAGCTTTACATTTCCATCCTCATCTCTTAGTGGTCTTTGTGCAATACAATCCCATAATTTTTGGTCTCGCTCTAGCTGACTAAATCTATTTTCAATAGTTTGTATAATCTTTTGTGCTTGACCTTCCATAGCCATATTATCATATGTTTTTATTTCTAACTGTAACCTTCTGTTTTTAATGTATGGTAATATCTTTGTCTGCCTAAACTCATCATCAACCAATGTTCTCATTGCTTCAATATATCCCCAATCTTCGTTAATTTCATGAATACATTGAAGTGCTGAAATAAACCATCTATCCATAGATATAGACTTATCTGATTGCAATATTTCAAGTACAAGCCTAGCTTCCATTTCTGCAAGAGTATAAGCATAATCTTCATCATTCATTATCTTTGTATTAAACTCTGCTAAATCTGCATTATTAACTGCAATAGGATTGTTAAAGTTTGAGTGGTTAAGAATGACAACTCTATCTTTTAACCAATCTGGTACTCTATTATAAATATTCGTAATCATTACACCATCAGCTACATCAAAAACAACAACAGATTTAGACTGTTCACGCCAAACTTCCCTGTTTGGTAAATGAGCACCAAATGTATATAACACTTGATTTTCAGAAGCAGAAGTTTTACCGCTACCCATTCCACCAAATACCATTGTCGCTGTACTTCGGTCATCAAGTTTAGTTTTCTCTTTTACATATCTTCCTTTTTCTGTCCACAACTCACGTTCATAACCACCAAAATATAGTCTTTTACTTTCTTTGTCTAACGTTTTTGCAAATGGTATAGCACCATTACTGTTGTCAAAGAAATCGCTATTGATTTCTGTTCTTGTGAAGTTGTCTTGCATTATATGTTTCTTATATTCTTTTAGTGTTTGTTTGCTCGGTAGCTTTAAAATATTTTCCATTTCTTTTTCAAAATAAATATCTTTTGTTTTATTTAAAATAGGAGAATTATTTTCTACAGCTTTTATGATAGATTTTATCCCACGTTTTGTTTTAATATGAGTTACGATAAATTTATTATCTCCATCGAGTGTTGAAAAAGCTGTTTCTATATTTCTAAATGCGTGTCTTATCTTTTTATCATCGTTTGATTCACCAAGTACTCTTATTTGCATTTTATACCCTTTTGAATTTGCGTGTAACTTTTTATCGCTATACTGTAATTCAAATAATTCCTTACTTTCTTCCTTTTCAACTTTTTCAGCACCCATTAAGTCTTCAATCAACTTTGTAAATTCATCAAATATAACATTAAACATATCCATTGTTCTTCCTATTATTCCACCAAATGTAAACGTATCCTCTCTTGCAGGTACTTTACCTTCTTTAAACTGTCTCATCTTAGAGTTTGCTTTATCTTTCCAATTATTGTTTACAGGTTCTATATTGTAATCTATTAAAAGTTTATCATTTTCATCTAGGGTAGAAGCCAAAGAAGCTATAGAAGAGTATAGTGAATCATCTTGCTGTTTACCGTATTTCATCGATAACGCATAGTGGTGTCGCATATGCACTTCCATAACTTTAGCTCTCGTAGGATTAAATTCTATTATTTTTTCATTAACTTGTGTAATATCTACTTGACCCCAATCTTTTTTAATTGCACTAATAAACCCTTTTGCCCATTTTTTAGGTACAGTTAAATAGAATCTCATTTCACCATTTGTGATAGCAACTTTATAACTGACAACGTCATTCATTTTAACTTTAATACCATCTTTATAAAATCGTATTCTTTCTGGTGCATAAAATTTCGAGAAGAGACCGCTAATAGTATTAAGTAACGTATCTGATGTTGAATTATAATATATATCTTCATCAAAATTAGTAATACCTTTCAGATTTCTTTGTGGTCTCCTTTTACTTTTACCGAAACCAAAATAGTCATCCATAGATAGATTTTCTGGTGAATTATTAGGTGTTATTTGATATGTTACAACAGGCTCACGATACATCTGTACGAAATTTTTAAAATTTATTGATTGTATTTTAGGTTTTAGCCTTGGTAATGCTAGTTGCATATTATTTCACCTCTGCTTTTTCTTGTTCTGAATAATATTTATAATCTTTATAATAACGATATGCTGTTTTTGCAACGTAACTACCTGCTATACCATATCCAATCTTTACTACAGTATCAATAATAAATCCAACTTTCATCAATAAAGCAAACTCCATAGTAAATCTCTCCTTTTTAGACATTATTATTCAATCGCTAACATTTTGTAAAAGAATGTCGATAAGAAATAGAAAAACCATAATGGTAAAATCCATTTTGTAAATTTATTCCTGCCTACTAAAAATGTTCCAAACATAAATATTATTGCAGGTGCTAAGAAGAATATATCTCCGTTTTTTAATATAAATATGCTAATATCTCTAAATAATTCCTTGAAAAAATCTTTTACTACTTCGAAAAATGATTTACCGTATACTGCATAAAAAAATCCTTCCTCTTTCCAAGTTTTCATAAAATCCCAAAAATCACTCCAACTATCTTTGATACCATTAAAACTCATCCCTGACGCACTTGATTGTGGCAAATCTGTAACTATAAGTTCATCTGGGTTTATAAAATTACCACTATCATCTTTCATTCCAAGATGTAGATGAGCACCTGTTGAGCGTCCTGTATTTCCAGATAGAGCAACAATTTGACCCTCCTTAACAACATCTCCTACCTCAACTTTAAATTCGCTTAAATGACCCATTATAACCGTTTGATTATCGTTTGTTTCTATAAATATGCCTTTGCCTAAGTTTTTATCACCATAATCTACAATATTTTTTACGACCCCATCAACAGGTGAATATAATTCAGTTCCTTCTGGTATTGCAAGGTCTATACCTGTATGACCATTTGGGTGAATACGGCTAACATCACCAAAGTCGGTTGTTAATCTATACCAATCATTACCATTTAGCTTGACTTTCATTTGACAACCCTCCTTGACAAGCGTAATAAATAATGATATACTTAATTAAAATATATGTTAAGGTGGTGTATATTATGCAGGAAATCTGGAAATCTTTAAAAGGTATTGTTGAATACGGTGACTATTATGAAGTTAGTAATCTAGGTCGAGTGAGAAGTGTAGATAGGGTTGTTTGTTGCGGAAATGGTTTTAAACGAATTAATGGTCGTATGAGAAAGCTGAAAACAGAGAAAAATGGATATACTTCAATATCATTGTCTTACAATGGTAAAAGTAAAACCTATAAGGTACATAGGTTGGTAGCATTAGCTTTTATACATAATCCAGAAAACAAGCCAGAAGTAAATCATAAAAATGGAAATAAATCTAATAACTTGGCTAGCAATCTTGAATGGGTGACAGTATCAGAAAATACACAACATGCATATGATAACGGTCTTACAAAAGGGAGAAATGGTGAAACTCACCATAACTCAATACTAAAAGAAGAAGATGTATTGGAAATAATTGGATTGTGGGAAAGTGGAAAATATACTAAAAAAGAAATATCGAAAAAGTTTAATATCAGTCATATGGATGTAATAAGAATCCTAAATGGAGATAGGTGGTCTTATCTAGGATATAAAAGCAATAAAAGAAATAAACCAAAAAAATCCTTAACAGATAAACAAAAGAAAATTGTTAAAGATTTATATGTCAATAAAAAATCTCACACCCAACAGCAATTAGCAGATATGTTTGATGTAAGTAGAGCTACAATTCAAAGAGCGATAAAGGAAGGTTAATTATTTATAAACACCTTCCTTTATTTAATTTCGACTCCTTAAATCTATCAGCATTTTTGTGCTTATTTGGTCTAGCAACTCCACAATCCATGGCGTGACAGCCAGAAGCATATACCATTTCCCATAGGTAACAAATGAGCTAATCCCTGTTCCAGAATCTTTGCCAGCTCTATGCTCTTGATAAAATGATTGAGCTATTTTAATAGCGCAGAATACTTTACCTATATCAAGAATCCAAGGGAAAATATATTCCATAAAAGCATCCCAAAATACTCCTGCACCTGTTGTATTTGCAACTGCTGTTGCTACAACCATCCCTACAGGTGCAATAGAGAATGCGTAATTGTTAGAAAATTTAGAAACTCTTCTTATAGGTTCTGGACTAATTTTTCTAACTTCATTCATCTCCTTTTTTATTTTCTCACCAACTAACTCCATCTCTCTGTTGCCATTTAGTCTGAATGTCATCGTTGACATTTTTAATCTCCCCTTTATTAAAAGTGTAAATCTTAAAAAGGTGAGCACATCGAAAATTTATATTAATATAAGTCTGCAAATTTGTAAATTCGTCAAATGCTCTACAGAATAACCTTTTTAGTCAATGTAGACATACTAAATAATATTTGGTATACCCTAATGGACGTTTAGTAACGAAACCAAACCACTAATTGCCAAGCTTATCAAAGCTATAACTATTCTAACTATATCAGCACCGAATATAACTAAAAACGATATGATTATAGCCATCCTAATAAGATGACTTTTTATAAATTTTTCTCTATTTTTTACACTTTTTTGCACATTTTTTGCATTTTTTTGATAAAAATCGCTAATTTTTTGTAATTTTTGCTCATTTTTTGCAAAAAAATCGCTAATTTTAACTGTTTTCATCAAAAACACCTCACCTTAATGGTTAAAATAAGAAGAATGACTTAAGTGCTCTAGCTACGCTTTCCCACACAGATAATTCAGATATAGCAGAAAACTCCATCCTATCTTCTATAGATAAATCTTTAACCCAATCAATTAATTCTGGCATACTGTCTACACCCATATCTTTTAGTTCGCTCGTTAAATCAATCATCATCTCCGTTGGACTGCCATTCTCAATCTCGACACCACCGATTTTAACGACCATCTTAACCGCTCCTTTAAAATGTTTTTTAAATTTTTATCTTTAATACACTATATTCTCATCATTTTTAAAATATGTTTAAAATTTATAAAAAGTTTCCCACATCTTTATTCTTTGGTTTACTGTATTGTTGTTGAGGGGAAAAGTTTGCCCCACCATTATGATGAATACCCCCATTATCTAGCATCTTAGCAAGTAATTCTTTTATTAAACCACTAAATGAATCAGACTGCTCTAATGCAAATTTTAATAATTCCATTTGTCTAGGTGAGTTCTTGTTAAAACTGACCCCTTGCGTTAAATAAGCTCCTTTAGTTCTACTTTTCATTTCTTCAATCTTCTTATCTACATTATCCATTTTAATAATCCTCCTCTTTGACAAGCGTAATAAATAATGATATAATCATAGTAAACTATATTATAAGGTGGTGCTGATTATGCAGGAAATATGGAAATCTTTAAAAGGCGTTGTAAAACATGGCAATAATTATGAAGTAAGTAATTTTGGTCGTGTTAGAAGTGTAGACAGAATAGAGTCGTATAATGGAAAGACTAGAAAAAGAAAAGGTAAAATAATTAAAAGCAGATTTGACAGTCACGGATATCCTATTGTATTACTTTATTTAAATGGTATGTCAAAATTTTATAAAATACATAGATTAGTTGGTCTTGTGTTTTTAGACAACCCAGACAATTTACCAACTATCAACCATAAAGATGGAAATAAGAAAAATAATCACATTAGCAATTTGGAATGGGCAACATATGGCGAAAATAACAAACATGCCTACGATAATGGTTTGAAGCATAAGAAATTATCAAAAGAAGATATTGAATACATACAAAAAGTGTATAAACCTTATGATAAAGAGTTTGGCTCTAGGGCGTTATCTAAAAAATTTGGTGTGAGTCAAGGTAGGGTAAGTGGTGTTGCAAGAGGTGTTAACGTATAACACCTCTCTTTTTATGACATATTAAAAGCTATAGACCCTAAAATATACATTCCAATAGCATTTGCCATTTTAGGATTATTCATCACTATAGACTTTGGAAAATATTTTTTAATGTTTTCAACTAATAATTCATCTAAAGCTCCACCTCCTAATAGATAAACATTATCTCTTTCATTCCATATAGACATTAATCTTCCACATATATAATCTGCTAAAGCTTCTTGGCTATAAGAATCATTTAATGCTTCTAAACCCTTCCCTTTAAATGTCCCACTTTCAGAATCAATAAATCTATTTACGCCATCTTCATATAAAGTTGTAGCATAACCTACTGTTCGTGAGCCTAAATCAATAAATCTATTTTTACCTTGTGGCTCTTCAATCCAGAATGCAACTGCTGTTTCTGGTGCGACTTTAATATCCATTATAGTGAAAGTTTTCTTATGACCATTTACTGTTATAGAATGTTTACCTAATAATCTTTCGATTATTCCATACTTTTCTTCATCGTTATGCATTGTAATTGGTACTGATAATATAACGTAATTTGCGGAAAATCCGAATTGATGTATGGCAACTAGTGCAGATAAATCAAAGAATAAATGTTGTTTTGTATCGGTGTGCATTTGTAGAGGATAAGGGCAATCGTATTTAGCAAGAGTTCCCATCACATATTTCTTTCCTTCATACTCAACAATATAATCGTATTTTCCATTAATATCTGTCAATGTTCTATTTCCATACAACCCTTTTACTGATGGGAAACATTCTTTTGTATTTTTAGTTACCACGCAAGTTGAGCTTCCTCCATTATCTATAGCGATTACGCCACTACTTATTGTCATTATTTAAAACCCCTTTCAATTGATTGTTAATACACTATATGTGTTTGAAACTGTTTTAATGCATGTTTAAAAAGAGTATTTTTTTAAGATTTTTTATTGACAAGCATGAAAAAATATGGTATATTATATATAGTTGAGAAAAATTGATAAGAATTACAGAAAATATCATTAAAACAACGTATTTTTTCTCGACAAATACACATAATAATGATATAATGATATTATAAATTGATAAGGAGAGTGGTTTTTATGGGAATCGAAATTAAAGTGACCCCAGTTAGAGAATTATTTTTTAATGAAGATAATTTCTTTGGTATTTATGGTTGTGAAGTAAATCCAGACTACATCAATAAAGTTAAAATAAATAAATGGGGAAATATTTCAATTAAAGGGTCTATACCTAGATTAAGTATCGGTGAAGAATATACAGTTGTTTTAAAGGAAGATATTGATAGCAAGTATCAAGGAAGCTACATTATTGATACAATTAAAACAGATAGACCTAAAACTAAAGAAGAACAAAGAAAATTTTTAGAAGCTATCCTCACACCTAATCAAGTTGAAAACATTTATGATGTATATAGTGAAGATGATGATATTGTAGGAATGATTGAAGATGGAACATTTGATTATACAAAAGTTAAAGGTCTTGGACAAGTAACATTTGAAAAACTTCGTAAAAAAGTATTAGAAAATGTCGATTTAAGCGAATTATTATCATTTTTATCAGAATATGAAATTAAATACAATTCTACAATTGCGAAGCTAGTTGAAAAATATGGGAATCCACAAATCGTAATCGAGAAAATCAAGAAGAATCCATATTTATTAACAGAAGTTAAAGGTATTGGATTTAAGAAAGCTGATGAAATTGCTAAAGCAATTGGTTTTGATATGAAATCACCTCACCGTATTAAATCATGTATTTTCTTTTGTATCAGTGAAGAAAATACAAGCGGTCATTCTTGGATTGATTACAAATCTCTTTTAAATAAAGCAATCGACCTTTTAAACATCGATAAAAATTATATCGAAGAAGTTTTAACACAAGAAATTGAAGGAATCGTTAATGTGGATGAGAGATATACAACTAAAGCGGTATACAATGCAGAAAAATATGTTGCAATGAAAATGGTGCAATTCAAAACACAAAGCAAAAAAGTTTTTGAAACAGAAGAGTTAGACAGAATGATTGACGAATACTGTGAAGAGAATAGCGTAGAGCTTGAAAAAAATCAGCGACAATTTTTCCACGATTGGAACGAAAATAATATTTTACTATTAATTGGTGGCGGTGGAGTCGGTAAATCATGGATTCAAAATATTCTTCTTAAATTTATTGACAAAAAACATTTATCTGTAGCTTTACTTGCACCTACGGGTAAAGCAAGTAAAGTTATGACAGGATATACAGGTCGTCAAGCATCAACAATCCATCGTAAAGCAGGAGTTTTTGAAGATGCAGAAGAAGGCATTAAAGATATTATGGAAGATGTAATCATCATTGATGAAGCTTCTATGTGTGATGTATTCATCTTATCAAAATTTTTCAAAGCATTAAAGAATCATAATGCACGAATCTTATTTATTGGAGATGATTTCCAATTACCTTCTGTTGGTGTAGGTAACTTCTTATATGATGTAATTCATAGTGAAGTTATTAAAGTATCACGATTAAAGAAAGTATTCCGTCAAGAAGATGGTGGTATCTTAAACGTTGCAACAGATACTCGTGAAGGTAAAATCTTTTTAAACGATACAGCGGAAGGTCGCATTGTATTCGGTAAAGATTGTGTATTCTGGTTGGTTGACCAAGAATATATTCGTGATGGGGTGCTTCATAACTATAAACGAGTTATTCAACGTTTCAATCCAGATGATGTTGTAATCTTATCACCAACAAACAAAGGAAAATTGGGAACAATTGCATTGAATAAAGAAATTCAACAAATTGTAAACCCGCCTTCACCAATGAAGAAAGAGAAAACTGTTGGTCGAAAAGATAATCCAACAACATTTAGAGTTGGTGACAGCGTAATGAACGTTGTAAACACATATGGTGTTGAAACTTTAGATGGTGGAGTAGCAGACATTTTTAACGGTGATACAGGTAAAATCATTGACATTGATGAAAATGAGAAAGTATTCATTGTTGATATTGATGGTATCAAAGTTAAAATTAAATTTGGTAACGTACTGTCTCAATTGGTACACTCTTGGGTTACAACAATCCATAAATCACAAGGTAGTCAATATAAAGTAGCTATTGTAATTGCAGATAAATCAATGGCTTATCAGTTAAACGCTAATCTCCTTTACACAGGATTTTCACGAGCTAAAGAATATATGTTAGTATTAACACAAGCACAAACAACTAATCGTGCATTAAAAAAATTTGCTAACATGGAACGTAGAAGTTTTCTTCAAGAATTTTTACGTATGTATAATGCAGAAATGGAGAACATTGAGCCAATCGAAGAATTTGGCGAAATCGAATTTGAAGAATCAATTGTAGATAGCAACAATGTCGATGGGCAGCTAAATGAGTATATCAAAGATAACTTCTAAGGAATTGCATAAAGCAATTCCTTTCTGGTATGTAAGATTTATTTTTGACAAATAATAAAAATAATGATATAATAAATTATAAGAGAGGCGTTAATAAACGCATGAATCTTAAATTGAAGGAGATGTGTTATGTGAATATTTTTGATAATAAGAAAGTTTTAGGTCGTATCAAAGATACATATTTTATTGGTGAGGTTATCACTATCAACTTAGTAACAAAGAAGGTTATGTTAGATAACGATGGTGAGCAACGAATTGAGAAGATTTCAGATGTTGAATTTTTAAGGGAAGCGTTTGTATTACATGATACAATCATTTTTGATAAGGACGTTTTAGGAGACGTACATGGAAATATGTATATGGTTGAACTTCATGAGAATGATGAAGTTACATTCCATATGTTAAATGAAAACCTTGAAACAGTTAAAGTTGGAGAACGAATTAAGATTACAGATGACCGAATTAGTGAACTAGAAAATATTGTAGATTTAGTTGGTAACATCTATGAATTACGTGCAGGATTACCAAAAGAGCCACGATTTAATTTCGCTGTTGTTAAAGACTTTAATGGTAAACATTATACATATTTCTTTGCGTTAAATAACAAAGAAGAGAAAGTAATTGACTTAATTAAAGTGAATACATTAATCGGTGATGAAGAGCATAAACGAATAACTTTGTCTTATGAAGATTATACAGAAGCTATCGAATGCGGTATTTACAAAGAAGTGTCAGACCAAGAGTTTGACAACTACCTAACAGGCTTCACATATAGTCAAGGTGATTCAGAAGAAGTGTCTGTCGCTTGCGGTGTAAACTGTGGTTGCAATTTATTCTGTGAACAGAAAACCAAATCCGAACAAGAAGAAACTGATAAAACTAATAAATCAAACGAAACTGTTAATCCAGACGACAATAAGTGTAAATTATGTGGTCGCAACTTAGATAAATGTTATTGTAGTCTATGGGATTAGTAAAATGGAATAATCTCAATCTCGTGCTGAAAAAGCATAATCTGAAATTGAGAGAAATACAAAACTTAAATATAAGGTTAACGAATTTATAGTCTAAGGGGTTGCGGTAAACACCCCTTCCCTTATTTTTATAAAAAATGGCAGGTGAAATAAATAATGTTATTAGAGCTATTTGTATGGTTATTAATTATATACATAGGATTAGGAATCGGATTATATTCATATGCAGTATTCAAAACATTTCAAATTTTGGGGGTATGGAGTTTTAAAATGACTAACAAGCATATTGGAATTTTTACATATCCTTATTGGTTATTATTTTGGCTAGAAAAGATTATTAATGGGTTTGATGGTAGTAATAATGTCAGAAAAGATAAATTTCAAAAGAATGTGTGACCATTGTGTAAGAGATGGATATTGATTTAGTAATTGATGTTGAAGCGTTAGCGAAAGAATCAGAGAAGTAAGGTGATGGCAATGAGATTTAAGATTGGTGATAAAGTCAGAGTAATTAACAAAAGCTTAGAATCATATAATTCTATTGGTACTATTGTCGACATTGATGAAGATTGGTCTCATCCATATGAATTAGATTTTGATGGTCAAGAATTTGATGAAGAGTTATTTATGGCGACAGACCTGTCTTTAGTGGAAGAAGCGAAAGTTATAGAACTTAAAAAACCTAGAGATTTCATCAATATTAAATTCCAAAAAGGTACTGTATTAGAGAATGGTGTCAATGGAGCACAAATTGAAGATGTAATTGAAGTATTAATTGAAAGATTACAAGGATTTCAGAAAGGCAAATTCTCTTGTCGTGAGAATGCTCTAGCAATTACTAAATTACAAGAAGCTAGAATGTGGCTTGAAGAGTGTACTCGTAATCGTAAAAAACAAGGTGTAGAAGGTGAAAATATAAACCATGAGTAAAGTCGTTATTAAATCGTATTATATCATTAAGATTAAAAATCATCAAGGCAAAGGTGATTCTTATTTAGCAGGAAATATCGAAAAAGATGGTATATTACTAACCAGAGACAAAAGTAAAGCTACCAGATTCGAATATTTCGGACTTAAAGGTATGGAAAAATCTCTTGAAATGGCAATGAAATACATATCAGAACTAAAGGAGAAAGGAATTAAAGAAGGTATTACTATTGTTGGTGGCGACATTATGGGAGACATTAGTGATATTGAAGATATTGAAATCATTGCCAATATGAAGTTTTGGAACAACATTATCAATGATGACTTAGTTAATGGAATGATTGAAATGTCTAAAGATGAAGATGGAGAACCTACAGAAAATTATGTTTATATTTATAAGTTTTTAAACCACGCAAAAAGATTGAGATTCGGAGATATTATGAATGTTGTTGCAAACTGGAACAGGTTGGACGATGTCGTAAAAGCAAAATTAGCTGTTGGATATGCAGGAAATTATAACGCTAGTCGCTTTATGTTACTTATGGATTACTTGTCAAGCAATGTTTTAAACAATGCCGAGAATTTCAAAAATCTGATAGGTGGTTAGTTAAATTGATATTCCATGTTTACGATATTAGAACAAATGAAACGTTGTTTTATAGTGAAGATAGGAAAAAATGCCATCGGTTTATAAAAAATAGCGACAAAGAGAAATATTTGAGAATCCATTGGACTTTTAAAAATAATATAGGAGGGATAATAACTTGAAGTTTAATGTAGGATTGCTTAATTTATTAACTATCGTATTTGTTGTATTAAAGCTAGTTGGTGTTATCACTTGGAGTTGGTGGCTAGTATTGTTGCCAACAATTATTTGGTTAGACATCCTTGTATTATTTATATTATTCATTTCTTTTATGCTGTCATTAGTTAATCGATTAGTTGAAAAAAGTAGAGGCATAGATTGTGATAATAAAGATAATGATGCAGAAGATTTGTTTAAAAAGATTGAGAAAAATTTAAGAAGAAAAGGTAAATAGTTGGGAGACACTCGAAATGAGTGTCTACTATATTTTGTAAACCTTCCCTTCTACATCACCTCTCCCTTTAACATAACTATTTATCCATACTTTCTTACCTGTTTTCTTATAATATCTCCAATGCCCCCTTACCGTCCATGATTCCACGTGTCGTTTATATTTCATTCCTGTTGGTTTTTTGTTAAAGTCAAAGGTATACTTTTTAGAGTGTATTTTGACATAGTTTGATTTCTTGTTACGAGATGTAATCTTGCCCTTCTTTTTCTTTTTAATTAACTTGTTAGTATTAGATTGTACTACATGGTCTTGTTTATGTGTCATATATTGAAATATATCAAATACAATAAGGATATTAGTTAATGCTACTTTCTTGCGATATTCTCTACTAAGCATTTTTATATACTTAGAAAATACAGTAAGTTCAAAATCATTATCTGAAAAGAAGGATTCAGTTATTTTAGCTGAAAACAGTGGCGAGAAATCCTTCATATCATATTGAGCAATCGTTATTACGTTATTATCTGACTTAAAATAGATACCCATATCCGATTCTAAGTTGATGTGTTCGTATTTTATATCATTGACAATGACAAAACATTCTTTTAATGGAAGGTCGATTGTTTCAAATTTTTGTAATGATACCCATTTAGAAATTTCTTTTAATTGGGATTCGGTTAATACTATCTTATCTAATTTTTGATAGGTTTTGTTATTCATGAATATCATCTCCTTTTAAGTGTATTATATTATTATATATGAATTTTGTCAAAGGATTATGAGGTGAAAATATGTTTGTATTCATTTTTGTGGGGATTTGCTTATTATGATGTATTTTATTTTAGTTATTGTGATGAAAGGGCAGGAAAAGTGAGTAATTTTAGTTTTTTTGTGTACGACAAGGATAGATTTTTTACTCGTTCAAAATAGCCTGTATAGAGCATATTTTAGGTACTTTGTTTAGAAATGTTGAAAGTATGCCCCCTATGTATATACGGAAGAATATGCTTTATAGAGAGGATTGTTTAATAATTTAGGGATAGTTCTGGGATAGCTTATTGATAAAGTGGATAACAAAGAATATACTTTATTGAGTGGATTTTTACGTATGAATTATGGGGTATTTTTGAGGGTATTTGATGGTTTTATGGATAATTATGGGGTACTTAGGATTTTGAAAAGTGAGGGTTGAAAATGGGTGGGGTTGAAATGAGGTCAGAGTGTGGGGTTGGTACAGCTATAGCGTTTTTGAACAAATACGAACGTCTGTTTGGTGATAAGTAGCCCTATAATATCAGTTATGAATTACTTTATTACTTTCCTATGTTAAAGTGATACAAAACTGAAGAACTGTCTATACCCCCTTTAATGCTTTAACGTGTTAAAGAGCTGAAGCATTTTTTGGTCATGGTTTGGTTGAATTGTAAAGAAAAACACCTTGACACATGAATATTTATTTTTAAAAAATACACGTCCATATTTTCATAACAGGTCGGCAGTGTTCGACTCTTTAACCTTTCAACCTTTTACCACGCTAAAACATTAAACCATAAAACAATACTATAAAAATTCAAAATATTTTTTCTATTCCATCCATTTAAAAATATTCTTTCTATTCAAAATTGAAATAAAAAATAAACATTTTTAATTTTCCAATAATACAAAAAAATAAAAAAAATAAAAAACAAAAAAAGCATAAAAAAAGAAGGCCATCAAATGCCTTCTTTCACTCTTTCCCGTCTTTCCTCTATCTTTTCTTCGATGTAATCAGTATCAATGCCTATACTGATATAGTTTCCGCAATGTGAGTAATCCTCATCATATGGAAGGATTTCTTCCTCCGATTCAACCTCGACATACTCATCAACATATATACAGTGTTCTATCTCAACCTCACCATCGCCATTACAATGTGGGCAGGTGATGGAGTGTTCATTGTCGTTCTCATCGTATGCCTCTATCATCCCATTACCATCACATAGAGGACAATCAACATTAATGTAATGGGTATCGTCATGATATACATAAACATCATGTACCGTTAACACTTCAGCATAACCATTAGCATCCTCGTTATATCTATCATGACCAAGAGCATCTTCGGAATATATTGGTGCTACATTCTCAACCTGCTTCAATGCTTCATGTAGCAAGTTTTTTGTCTCGTTATTACCGTAATAACGAGTACTAACCAATATAGACTCACCATCATCAAAATCCTCTAATAATCTGAAAACAACACGAGCAAGCATCTTTCCCTCCATATCTTGTAAATCGTCCAAGCTTTCAATAATAAATCCGATATATAATTTGTCATCATGGAGCGAGCCAGCTAAATGACGGGCATAACTTCCGCCAATCTCGGGACATTGGCAAGACTTTCCTCCCATGCCGTCCCAATCGCCAGTTGAATAATAACTCATACCAGCGATATATTGAACACAGTCGGTTATAACCAAGTAGACAGATTTTTCTGTTTTTATCTGTGTTGCGTAGAAGTCGAGCAATCCTTGACTATAACCTTTTTTTCTGAGAAACTTTCCTAATCGCTGCCCATTTTCAAGTCTTCCTTCCTTCCATTCGTTATAGGTGACTTTTATAAAATTGTAATTGTCGAACAATTCCAATGATTCTTTTTCCAACATGTCAATAAATCGGAAGTAGTCGTTTTCTCTTTCAATTGCAATTTTAAAAACACGGTTGAAGTTTTCGCTTTCAACTCTTTTATTATAAAGATATTCGGCGTCAAAATTCCTTGTATAATCGCCGAGGTTTAAAATTCTTTGCGCTTCCTCGAAATCATTTTTAAGAACAATATTTTTTACTTCCTCGATTTTTTTCATTTTTTTAACCTCCGAATTTTAATTATTTTTTATTTTTTGATTGTCTCACGTGAAACAGTTATATAATTATTTTTTGCGATTGTTTCACGTGAGACATTTTTTAATTAGATAAAATATAATTGATTGTTAATTACAAGAGATATCGCCTCTTGTCTTAATTCCTGTTTCAACCATTGACAAATATTTAAAACTTCGTCAATTTTTTCATTTGTCAACCTGTCGCAATAACTATAAACAATTTTATTTTTTTCAATAACTAATCCTTTTTTATTAGATACCCAAGCGCCATCCGCATTTATTGCAGTAGCACCTCCAAAGATTTCTGAAAATTTTGTCAAAATCTCATTAACGTAAAAAGTATTATCTACTTCTTCATTAATATTAATTGTACTAGGAATATAAATTGCTACTCTTTCTTTCAGGCAGGTTAAGCCTTCCAGCCTTTTTTCGATTTTTACTGTTTTTTCCATTTCTCATTTCTCCTCTTTTATTAATTTTATTTTTAAAACTAATTCGCACCAACAAACATATATATGTTACATTTGATTTTGTTGTTTGTTGGTACTATTAGATTTAAAAATTACCAATCGTTAGAAGTCCAAGAACACCTATAAACATGTATGCCGTTTCCCATTTCTTGTAAAAAATACATTTTTTCTTCGACTGTGTCCCAGTCTATATAAAATCCAGTACCTTTGAATCCGTCGTAAAAATATGATTCTAGGTTATCATCACCTAGCATGTTGTTATACTTGAAATCAATAGTTACATTGTTGAAATCAAGATTAATTTTTTTTAGTTTCATTTTAACCATCCTTTCATTATCATTAATTTATTTTATATTTTCATTATGACAGGTTTTAAATCGCTTGTCAAGCGATTTTAAAAAGATTTTTTAACTTTTTTTATCAACTTATCAACTCCTCATATTTTATATTTTCATTGTAGGATTTTTCTTGTCTCTTGTCAAGCGATTTTTTAAAAAAAGAATAATTTTTTTCTATATATATAATAAGGAAGCTTTTTATTTTCAATTGATCCATTTACTACTTTATCACTTTATCATGCTAAAAGATTTTTTGTTGCTTTACTTCGTTAAAATATTAAACTTTTAATACTTTAATAGGATAAATAATTTTCAAATTTTAAAAAAATTCAATTCCTTTAATACGGTAAAGTGTAACGATTTAATGCTTTAATACGTTAAAGTTATGAGAAATTTCTAAATTGTATGATAGTTTAAAATATTAAAAAAATTAAAAACATTCAAAAAAAAAAAAAAAAAAAAAAAAAAAAAAAAATGAATGTCGGAAATAGTTAGAAAATTCTGGAAACGGAAATAGATATGATATAGAGAATCTGAAAATGTTGGGAAATTTTTTTATACACTATTAACAGTGACCCAGAAAAGTTACTAATAATATACATATATCACGAAAAATTTTTTATATATTATATTAACATGTGAGCCTGAAAATTGCTAAAAACAAACAATCATTCAAAAAGTGATTCTTTTCTATATTAACAGTGACCTAAAAAAACTGCTAATTCTATATTAACAGGCGTTCGAAAAGATTCCAAAGCCATATTATTAACAACGAACTTTAAATATTTTTCAAACAAGATTGATTTCGGTAATTTTTTGTGTTGGGAAAATCTCATCCTATATATAATAAAGAAAAGAAAAGTTTTTCGAACAAGTTTTTAATAATCGTTTAACAAACGATTATTAAAATGCTATACAATTATTAAAATGTTATATTATTAAAATCAACAAATAAAAAGATGTGGAATGATGACACAAAACATTTATGTGATTTACAATTTTGTAAATTGGCTATACGGTCAAAAATCAAAAAATATGTATTGATAACGATAAACTAATCATTCATAATATAGTAATCACAGAATGTCATCCAAATCAGTTTATCGTGAATGTTATTGAATATGACTACTTAATAACGAACATTTAAACCTGCTTATTAAAGTATTAGAACTAAAATGGTTTTATAACAAGGTTAAATATGTTTACAACATTAAAAAGGAGCAGATAGCCTAATTTAAAGTTTACCTGCTCATCAAAAGTCCCGTACCAAAAACAGAAAGGGAGATGATATTAATGATGGGAACAATTACATTATATAACGATGTTTAATCAGTTGTCAACCTTCGCAAAAGAATAACTATAATATTAAATGTATAAATCAAAAGAGCAGGCAAAGATGATACAGACTATCTAAAACGTGCATTAATCGCATATCTACTTATAAATGGTATAAAGTCATTCCAAATCGTAAAAAGTATTTCAAAATCTTTGGTCATGTATATAATAGTTGCAAGGATAAAATGATATTGATTAAAGAAAATGGAAAACGTATATTCGTTATCTATAGGGATAGAGAAAATGGTGAAACATGGCTTGATTTTTACCATTAGATTCAATTACAAAAAGCGAATAGATATTGTGGATTGTCATAATATCTATTCTTATACATATAATAACATCAAACAGTCTGGTAGGCTTAAAAGTGTTTCAATTCTACAGTTAGATGAAATAATCGAATTTAATTTAAATTAAATATTTTTTTTAGTTTAAATTAAATATTCTCATCTAATTTGATTAGATTGAATCGGTAGGCAAAAAAGAAAGCCATTTCTAGTATTTTTATTCATATTAGAATGGGGTCACCCCCATGAAGCATAAAATAGGCTTAAAATAGTGATAAATAGCTTAAAATAAAGATAAATCCTGTAGGTTCAAAAGAAAGTCAGTTTTTAAGATTCACTCAATAATTCAATCTCAAAAATTCATTTTTTACTAATTTTACTAAAACAACACTTTTATTATTTAATAAGTAGGGCGAAAAGCGTTTCAATTTTGACACCAATTCAAATTCCCAAAACACCCTACCCCCATTATTAAAAAATTAATATGGAACGCCAAAACTGAAAGCAAATCTACAATGAAATCGAAAAATTAAATCGACACACCCCCGATATTTTAAACAAAAAGGCGAAAAACCGTTTCAAATTTATGGTTAGCTCAAAAAATCAAATAGGTATGCCCCCTACAATATCCAAAACAAAAAGCGAAATTATATTGACCCCGAAAAATTTAATCGAAAATCAATTTTAAGCTCAAAATCGAAAATTAAAACGATTTTCGAAAAATTATTCAAAAATCTGTTGACAAACGCAAAAAATAATAGTATAATTAAATCAGTTCAACAAAGGAGAGACAGAATCGAAAAATTAAACAAAAAGCAATAATTAGAGGAATAAAATTCCTTAAAATTCTTTTAAAAATCTCTTGACAAAAGAATTTAAATATGTTATAATGTAATTAAGATAAGAAAAGGAGATGTTGATAATGAATAAAAAAGAAGTTCTTAAAACGCTTGTAGAAATTTACCACAATCATCGTCAAACTTCAAGATGGAATAGATTGAATGGTCATATAGAGATGGCAAATCAATCGATACATCAAGCATTTGGAGTAAAGGAATCGGCGATAGCATTAGGTATTAGCGAAGATGATTTTGACGAAGCTTACAAGGCATACAGAAAACTAAAAAGAATCGAGAATCGCCAAGCTTAATTGGCGATTCTCAAATAATAAAAGGAGTAATGGGTGGAAACACACCTAATTAATATTTATTAAATCGATTGACAAAAGAAATAATATATGTTAAAATAAATGTGCAATAAGAAAAGGAGAGATATTCAAATGGCAAAAAACATTGATGTATTAATAGCATTCGTAAATGGCAATGACAGCGTAAAGACTAAAAATCTTTATATTAAACAACATGACTTTGGAACAAGATTATACAATTATGATACTTGTATAGCCGAAAGAACTGAAATAAATGGAGATTTCAGAGATTTTAAAGTAAATATGACTAAATACAGCAAATCAACGACAACAATTCAAAATAAGCTGATTCAAGCAATTAGAGATAAACATGGAGCAATTCACATCAAGGTAGTGACTAACATTCCTATTGGTGCAAAAGACCTTTAGGTAGGCAGTTTAAAAATAAATTAAAAAACTTTATAAAATCTGTTGAAAAAATCCATTATTTACACTATAGATAGCAAAATTTTATCAAAAATCATGTTTAAATCTTTCCACAAATAGTAATAATAATCATATAAGTGAATATAATGTACTAAGAAAACAAAAGGAGAGATTTAAACATGATTAATGAAATTTTAGCTAGAAAAGAGATTAAAAGATTAATTAAGCATGGAATACCTAAAGTTAAAGCAAAAAGGATTGTAGGCGAAGTGATGGCGATTGTGGACGGTTCTAATGAAAATAGCGTTCGTAGTGCTATAAATTATGCTGTATCTCTTACATATAGAATTAGTTTTTCAAAAATAATGCATTAAAATCTCTTGACAAAATAATGATAATTTGGTATACTTGTAAGTAAGATGAAGGGAGAGATGTTCAATGTATTACGGTGGATATGATTTATGGTGGTTTATTATAAGAGGTATAATAATTCTAGCATGGTTTATAGGAGCAGGTTTTGTATCAGTTTTTATATTGCATTTTAAACCAACTAGACGATTGCTTAAAAAATATTTACCATTTCTATTTGAACAATAAGTTACAATTGAGGGAAGAGTCTTTTACATAAATTACTTTACAAAAGGCAATAATAATGATATAAATGATATAATAGTATTATAAAGTATTATAAATTATGAGAGGTGATATTATGAAATTTGAATTTTATGGGCGTTCACAGCATGAGTGTATAATTGATAATAGTAGAAGTATAGTAATGAGTATCAGAGATAGGTGCTTTGGGTATCACGAAAACACAAAATGGCTTTTAGATGACCTTAAACACAAAAGAGATAATCCACCAATCTTTAATATAGTTGGTATTAGATATATCGATAATGGCTACAGATTAGTTAAGACTGTTGAAGAAAAAGATATAGATAGAGATATGCTAGAAAAGAGCAATCAAGTAGAGATAAACGGTAGACAATGCGATATTTCTAATATAATCTACGACATAGATAATAATGTTGCGAAATGCTATTTAGACGATGTATTTTTTAAACAATCAGTAAGTGAAGACAGGAAAAACGCTGTCTTTGAGAGTGCTAAAAAAGAATTTGTTAGAGAGATTAGTGATCTGATATCGCTATTAGAGATTAGGATACAGAGCAACAATAATAAAGATGGATTCTTTAAAAGAATTTTTAAAAACTGTTGACAAAAGATTATTGGTATGTTATACTATATATAGAAAGTTAAGGAAAGGGGAAATGAAGATGATAAGAAAATTTAGAGGTAACAATGTAATGCAAGGAAGAATCGCTTGGCAAATGCAGATGTTTGTAAATAGCGGTGCAATAAAATTTGAGAAGAGTGAAAAAAGAAACACATGTATTATCATAGTAGATGAATCAAAAATGCCACAAAGAGAAATAAACTACCTATACAAAACATTAATACCTAATCACAAAAACAGAGAGATAGTTGAAGGTTAACTCCTTCGCTATCTCAACAAAACACAAAATAAATATTATTGGAGGTATATATCGATGAATAATGAAATTAGAAAAAAACTTGCAGAACGATTAAACAATGAGAAAAACGCTTTAATAAGATATGTTATTAGCGATATTTTAGACAAAGAAAATGTTGTACAATATATGGAAGATGTTTTATATCATGGTTGTGTTAGTGGTATCGTTGGTGGATTAATTTATTATCGTGACACACATGAATTTTATGATAATTATTATGATGAAATTGAAGAATTACGTATTTACCTATTAGAGCAAGGAATCGATATATTTGATTATATCGGTGAAAATGATTTTAAAAACCATATGTCATGGATTGCTTACGAAGAAACAGTAAGACAAATTGCAGAAGAGTTAGAAGTTTTAGTGTAATATAAATTTTGCCCTCAAAAGAGGGTAAAATTTTCTCACAAAATCTCTTGACAAAAGATTTAATAAATGATATAATGTATTTAAAGACAAGGAAATGAAATAAAAATTAAAAGGGAGAAATGCTTTATGATGAAAAGAATTTTAGGTGCAATATTGATAGGATTGGCGTTTTTCGTAGGAGTTATGGTATTTACTAATAATCATTACGCAGTTAATAACATTAATGAAGGAATTAAAGAGCCTATGAAGGCTGTTGAAGTAACTAATATGATTAAAGAAAATACACCATACGCTGACGAATATGATTTCTTTACTTACAGAGTAACAGAGGTAATCGGAGATGAAATTAACGGTCTAGGATTGGATAATGATGGTGGTATTGTATTATCTAAAAAGTATGATAATGTAGACCTTAAAGAAGGAGACATTATCACAGTAGTATTTGAAGCAGGAACAGAAGATGTGATTGTAGATGTGCAAAAGTTGGTTGTGGTAGAAGATGGCAGTTATGCACCAGAAGGTTTCTATTAATAATGGTGGAGACCTTCTGAAATAAATTTGATGGAGAGATGATTTTGATGACTGAAAAATATTACGCTTTATATGACCTACAATTAGGCGGTTTTAAATCAGGTTACGCTAGTACAGACTATCAAGAGGTAGTTCGAGATGGAGCGTACAGGGCGTGGGAATTATCTCAATCTGACAAAGAACCATGCGATGATAATATGAGTGATGAAGATATTTTGAAAATTTATGGATATGAAGTTAGAGAAGTATCAAAAGATGATTATGAGAAGATTTTAGAAAGTGATGAGCATGGATTATTGACTACTATAGACCTATAAAAGAAGGTATTGCTTTAATATGAATAGCGAAATCAATTAAGCAAAATAAGGCGATTTAAAGGCTTCTAAAAGTCGAGAGGTATAAACCCCTTAACCTCCTAATAAAAACGGTTTGTGGGGCAAAATGAGAGGTTTTAGGGGTATTCTAGCTATAATTACTTGATAAAACAGTTCTTTTATAAAATAAAAAGTTTATTAAATCGCTTGACAAAAGATTGAAAATGATGTATAATATAATTAAATAAATGATAAGGAGATGGTTAGTAATGTTACATACTGATAATTTAACAAAATTAAATCAATTTTTAAGTTATGGATATATTCAAGGGTTTGGAGCAGGGCATGATAGAGAAGATGGAGTAAATTTCATCTATATTCAAACAACTAATGAGCCAGAGTACGATGAATTAGATATGAGCCTTCCATTATTGATTATCAAGAATCCTATGGCAAAAGATATTGAGTTTGCTAATCGGTTATTAAAAGAGTTTAGCGAATCTTACGGTTTACCAATTGTTTGGAATCATTTATAATAAGGAGATGGTTGGTATGTTGAGCAAAGATAAGGTTATGCAGGTTACGAATGATATAGGTATCACATTTAATGTTAGATTAGTGTTTCAAGGTGAAACATATGGTAGGCGTGGTTGCTTAATCCATGACAGAAAAGACCCACTAGTTGAATTTTATGATACAAGATACGATTTCGAAGATTTTGATGGTCTAGGGCAATTTGTATCAAGATACTACCTATCAACATTGTTGGAGTGTGATACAGACTTTGAAGGTGGTAGTTATGGATTACAGCTTGATGGTGGCTCTGATAATTGGTATGTTACTGGTGAAAACATGGATGAAGTTTTAAGTTGGGCAGAATATAAAACAATAAATATTTTTTAATAAATCTATTGACAACAGACGGATAGTGTGTTATAATTAAGATATAAACAATTAAGGAGATGATTTGAATGGCAAATAAAAAAGTTTGATGTGGTTGATTTCGTGATGGGTTTTGAAGGTGGATATATTAGTGAGGCAGAAATAGTTGAAGGTTTTCAAAATTTAATCAATGATGGTACAGTTTGGAGATTACAAGGTTTCTATGGCAGAACAGCAAAAGCGTTGATTGACCAATGGTTTTGTAAACCTGCTAATTGAATGGACACCAGAACAGGCTAGAAAGCATTTTGAAGAATATGCTGAAATCAATTAGGATTAGGGGTTTATCCTCTAATCTGTTAAAAGGATGAAGATAGGTTATAATTTAGTTGTTGAAAAGGAGGGATATAAAAATGATAAAAATTTATTACGATGATATTTTAGTAGGTGAGGTTTTAACAAATAAAAGTTTAACGGTTGAGGAAGCACTGGAATTAATCAAATTTGATGAACAAGAGTTTATCAAAGAACAAAATTTTGACGATATCGATTACAACAACTTTAAGTTAGTTTATTAAAGTGGCTGTTGATTATGTAAAAGATAATAAACCATTAAATTGATGGGGTGGAAACGCCCCTAATTAATATTTGTAAAATCTCTTGACAAAAGACTTTAAATATGGTATAATGTAATTAGAAAAGAAAAGGAGAAGATAATATGAAAAATCTAAGAAGTCAATTCATTGAACTGTTAAACATTCATGGAAAAAGTGGAAATGAAAAACCTGTAAGAGACTATCTGAAACCAATTTTAACTGAATTGATGGATAATGTCAAGGTTGATGATTACGGAAATTTACTTGCAGACAAGAAGTGTGGCGATGGCAATGGTGCAACTGTTCTCTTGTCCGCTCATATGGACACAGTAAAAGGAGTATTAACAGACAGAAAACTAATTGAAACAGAAGATGGAATTATTATGTCAAATAAGGGAGCTTTAGGTGCTGATGACAGAGGTGGCATTGCAATTATACTTACAGTATTAAGAAACTTAAATAAATTAAATTTCAATGGACACATCAAGGTATCATTTAGTCGTGAAGAAGAAATCGGATGTGTTGGAGCAGGAAAGATTGACCAAAATTGGTATGCTAATGTAGATTTAGCTATCGTAGTTGACCGTAGAGGTAATCGTGATATTGTTGTAGGCTGTGGAATGGCGTTTTGTAGCGATTCGGTAGGGTATTTCATGGAAGATGTATCTAAAATGGCTGATATGGATTGGAGAGCTGTTGAGGGCGGTATTTCTGACGCTATGGTTTTTGCAGAAAATGGGATTAACTCAATCAATCTATCAGCAGGCTATATGAACGAACACACAGTAAACGAATACGCTTCATTAAAAGATATGGGAGATACAGTAAGATTGATTCTTCAAACAATCGCTGTAATCAATCAATTCTATAAGACTTTCGAACCAGTACCTAGCGAAAACAAATGGGTAAAATCTTGGTATTATAAAGGCAATTACAACTATTATGAAGATTCTTTTGAAGATGGGTATGTTTGGGCAGAAGAAACGGATTTAAATGGCGATGTATATGTATATGATGTTGGAGCAAATATAGTTATACAGCAAGGAAATCAAGAAATTATAATATCAAGAGAATCGATGAAAAGTTTGATTAAACAGTTAAATGGAGCGATTTAAGAAGATGAAAAATCTTCCTAAATCGCTTGACAAAAAATGATTATTATGCTAAAATATATTTAGAAGATAAGGAGATGGTTTGAATGATTAGAAACAGAAGGTACAACATTAAGCCTATATACAACAATAGTGATTTAATTGGTTATGATGTTTTAGATGGTGACAAAGTTGTATTAAGTCATGATACAGATTATTTCATCTATATGAAAAACATAAATTTTAAAGATGATGGTAGCATTAACGGTCGTTACTTAGGTGAAGCGACAGATATTTTAATCGATAATTACGCAAGAGATGTTGTATATCAGAATGGAAAACATATGATGTATGGCAGACCTGTTAAAACAGCTAGGATGATGGTTGTAAAAAATAATAGCAAAGATAATAAAATTATAGTTGTAATTAAGTAAAAATCTGTTGACAAAATAAGTTAAAATATAGTATAATGTACTTAGAAACATAGGAAGGATGATTTGAATGGGACAATTTGCAAATTATAAAGAGTATATCAATAATGAGGTAAGAAGTTTTGTTGATGAATATGAGGATGATTTATTAGATGAAATTAAAAACGGATATACAGATGTGTATGAATTTGTCAATGACTATCGTGTGCATGAGTGGGTAGATAATGATTTTATCTATGTAGACCTAACAGATAGTGCAGAAATTTTAGAGCAGTCAGACAATGTTGAAACTGATTATGGATTATGGGAAGGTCAAGAACCTGTTGAAGCTATTAAAACACAGGCTTTCTTCACTTATAGAAATGATTTAAGCAGTGAAGTTATAAGTATGTTTGAATCTGTATTACAAAATAAATTAGATGAGTTTGAAGAGCGTTTAGAAGAGCTTAGAGAAGAATTGAAGAACGAGCAAGACGAAAATAACTTAGAAGAGATAGGTAACAAAATAGATGAGATTAAAGAGTTTGTAGAACATATTGAGGAAGCGATTGACCGCATTTAATCGGGGCGTTTGCCCCGAAAAGTTCTTTATTTTTATCATTAAATCTGTTGACAAAAGAAAAATAATATGCTATAATATAATTAATAAAACTAAAGGAGAGATGTTCAATGGGAATGATAGTTGGAGAGAATAAATCGTCAATCGAAGGTATGGAACGCTTATACAGAATGTTATATGATATGGAGGATAATAATTATGAACTACTAGAAATATATGAGCAAATTGATGAAGAGGTTGAAAGCCTTGAAGATGACTTATATTATGCAAAGGAATCGAATTATGAAAATGAGCATAAAAGGTTAGTTGATGAACTGGAATATATCGTTAAAAACTTTAAAAAGATGACAAGGGCAGATATACTTAGGGCGTTAGAATTGCTTGTTGAAGATAATAAGTTTTAAAAAAATTTAATATAGAAAATGGCTAAATTTATAAATAAATTTTAGTAAATCTATTGACAAAAGAATATAAATGATATATAATATAATTAAAGATAAGATAAGGAGAGATATTGAATGATTAAAAATGACAAACAAATTTTCAATGATGTGTTTAGAATATTACGCAAAAAAGGATTTATCGCACGACAAAATTATATGTGCTGTCAAAGTTGCGGTTGGGCAAGTATCGAATCTGAATATGATACAACTGATGATAGCAACATTGTTTTTTATCACAATCAAGATTATGACGCATTTGAAGACGGAAATCTTGAATACATCATCTACTTGTCATGGAATGGCGATGGTCAAACAATCAAAGAAACATTCGAAGAATTTGGATTTAATGTATTATGGGATGGAACAGAACATCAACGAATCGGTATTCTACCTAGAAAAACTGTTTACGAAATTAAGTATAAAACAGGCTTAGGTATATTAGATACGGTACATGCTTTTAGCAAAAATGAGTTAAATCGTATCAAAAAAGAAATTGAGTGGAAAAAATTAGAACTAGTTGGAATCAATGAAATCAAAGGTTAAAACAGGAATAGATTTTTAGGTGGTTGTTTAAACCGACAATTAACAATATATAATATATTATTAATAATATATAGTAATATAATACAATAATGTAATAATATAAATAAATAATTATATATTGTTATATTGTCGGTTTAAGCAACGTGCTTAAAAATAGATAAAAATCATAAAATGAGTTGGAATGAATAGAATTTTCAATTTAAATACAATGATGATGAATATATATGGCGAATTGATTGCGTATTATTAACGGTTGCATTGATTAAATTTTTTTCTTGACATGTGCATAAAATAATGATATAATGGTTAATGTAATATAGAAATGATTACTTTTCATTGAGAGGTGGCAATATTATGGCAGTTTATTGTGATAAAGAATGTGAGGAAATGGGTGGTTTATGTGATTACTGTATTTTTTATCGAGATGAATACGCAGGGACTAACAAAGGGTTTGCTGGAGAAGGCATTTGCACAAAGAAAAACATTGAAGTAATGGCACATGATGGTTGCGATGACGATTTCCATTGCTGTTTGGCGGATGAAGGATAAGTTATAAAAAGATGATAGACAGTGACTATTAGAAAAGATGTTTAGATTGTGTGAAATATGTTGTTGTTTAATGTATAATGTTAGGTTAATTAAATTAATAAAATAAAAATATAAAGGAGTATGCAACGGTTATGGAAAAATTAATAAAACAATACCAAGAAATTGCAGATATTATTGATTCGGAAGGGTTAGGATATGCACTAACGGATGGTGGTTATATAAAACCTGAAATGACCGATGACCCAGAATTAAAAGAAGCAATCTCTCAAGCTATTGACAGTTATAAGACGATAATGAGAATAATTACACCTTATTTACCTTAAAGATAGGGGAGGAGAAAAATGTGGCAAATAAGGAAATATGATGGAACTAATTTTTGGAACGGTAAATATAATCTTATGGAGTTAATTAAAGAAGTTGAGGTAGAACCAAGGGATGATGGTATTTTATTGATTGATGGTAAAACCTATAGATGGTGTGCAATAAATCACAAAAATAAAGTTGTAGTAGTTGAAGAAATATTTTTTAACTCAGAACCAAAAGGTAAAGAATATGGGGATGATTTTAAATGTCCTTATTGCGGAATGATTGATAATGACGCTTGGGAAATGAAAGATTATAGTGATATTGTTGAATGTGAATACTGTGGCTCTGAAATTGAATACGAAAGACATGTAGAGGTTACTTATACAGTTAAACCAATTAAAGCGGCTAAAATTATTAGTCTTTGACGTGCAAAGGGAGGAATACTTTAGAAAATAATGAAATAAATAAATTAATAGCTGAAAGAGTAATGGGATGGAAACTAGACTTATTTCTACCATAAAAACTTACTTTTATTAAAAGGTGGTGAGGATTGTGGAAGTTTTAGTTGTTGCAAAATTGAAATACAAAGAATCTGAGTATGGTTCAGACAAATTGATATTAGAAATAAAATTTAAAGAGGTTGGCAAATTATTTAGAACAAAAATTGAAAGAGTGTTAGTGGCATCTTATTATTGGGACAGGGAAACGGGAGATTGTGTTTATGAAGAAAATTTCAATGACCTTCTATTGTATTATGTAAATGATAAAACTTTACTAAAAACAAAGGTGGAGGAAGAAGTGAAAGAGTATTTTGAGAAAAAGAAAATGGATATGTCTGAAAAAGATAAACTCAGACAGTTTAAAAAACAATTAAAGGAATTTGGACAAATACATGTTAAAGTGAATATTGAAGAATAAAATAAATAAATTAAGTATATTCATAACGATTATATACAAAAATTATTGAGACAAAAATTTATGAACAAGTGAGGGAGTTAATATTTACCTCGCTTAATAAAAACAAATAATTTAGGGAGGGCTTAAAATGATGGAATTATCAAACAAAGAAACCGTAGTGAAAACATTGGGTAATATCTTGATAGAACTATTCTCCTGCTATGTTGGAACTGATAGCGAACAGTTGTTAGAAGAACAAATATTTGTGAATAACATAATTGCAGAATCAGATTATCATGACTCTTTAGATTATGATAACTTGTCAGAAGAAATATGGGAAAAGGCATGGAATATTTTTAATGATGCAAATGGCTACTAGAAAATAACGTTTCTTTTTTGAAATGATATAGCTATTATTTGGTGTTATATTTAGAATTTTTAAGGATTGACTTTCATATTAAATAATGATATAATATATAAAAATAAAAGGAGATGTAGTCAATGAAGAGAAAATTTAATATTGGTGATATAGTTAGAGTTAGGAATGATTTAGAAATCGGTAAGATTTATTATTCATATGATGGTCAAAGTGATATATTCACATCTAAAATGAGAAAAAATAGTGGTAAAGAAGGGAAGGTTATCGAAGTTAATCATGTAGGATATAGGCTAGATATTGACCCTATACACACATATACAGAAGAAATGTTGGAACACCCTAATGAATTAGCTGAAAGAGATTATAAGTTTGATGTTGATATTGAGTTTGTTATAGACAATTCAAGATTAGAATTTTATCGAAAGAAAATTGATGAAGCGTTAGATAATCGTATGTTTGAAACAGAACCAGAAAAGTTTCAAGAAATAGTTGATGAGTACAAGCGATTATTCGACAAAATAAATTTAAATTTTCCTAATAAATCTGTTGACAAAAGATAGAGCGTGTAGTATAATATAATTAATGATAGAGATAAGGGAGATGATATTATGCTAACACAATATCAGTTAGAAAGATATGCTGAAAAATTCTTGAAAGATAACTACAATATGGAGCTTTTAGTTCCATTAAAAATTAATGGTCGATTAAGAACAACTTGTGGTCGATTTATTTATACTCAATTCAAAAACGATAAGCCTAGCGTACCTAAAGTTGTTGAATTGAACAGATACTTCTTAGAAAATAACGAGCCTGCTGTTGTGTTAGATGTTTTACGTCATGAATTGGTACATTACGCTCTATTCATGCAAGGGAAACCTAATCAAGATGGACACCCTGTATTTGAAAATGAATTGAAGCGTTTAGGAATTGTAAGTCAAAACACCATTGATAAATATAATATTAAATCTAAACCTATAAATATTAGGATTTATGAATGTGAGGATTGCGGTTATAAATACAAAAGAAAAAGAGCGTTGGCACATGGCGGTAAATATCATCGTTGCGGTGGCTGTAATGGTAGATTAATAGATAAAGGAAAAGTAGTTGTAGCTTCATAAAGAAGATAAATAAACAGTAAGCATATTTTATATATAAGGGGTTGATTAATTATGATAAAAAAGTTAACAGTGATTGAGAAGAGAGCGTCTGAACATATCGTAGGGGAAGAATATAAATATGTATACTATGTCAAGAACGATTCTGATTTTCAATTTGCCATCAGTGATATATATGGACACTTAGACGAGGAAAAAACAGATTACTATGAGCAGGAATTGAACGACATACATGCCTTGAAAAATGGGGAGTATTATTTAGAATGTGGTGATTTTAATGTCACAGTTATTATAGAGGACATAGTGTTTATAAATCGTTTTAAATACATTTAAATTGGCTCATATGAAGCTCTAGTAGATAGATGGTATAAATACCATAGTAGATGGCTAAAACGTCATATGAGGACACCTAGAAACTTGTAAATGTATTCTATGTAATCTAATAGTAACTAGGAGCTATTCAGATTATGAGATTTCAGATTTTAGATTTAAATTTAAAAAAGGATTGACAACGAATCAACCCTATGTTATACTAAGAATGTAAGATAAAAAGAAAGGAAATGATAAAAAATGAAAGTTAAAGTTGTAAATCTAACCCCTCATGATATTGTTATCAATGACGGAACGGTGTTCCCGCCAAGCGGGATGGTCGCAAGGGTAGCTACTACCCAAGTACTGGATGGGGACGTAAACGGTATTCCAGTTATGAAATTATAGTATGGTGACATTGTAGATTTACCAGACCCAAAACAAGGTGTGGTATACATTGTATCCGCATTGGTATTATCCGCAAGCAAGGCGGCAGGGAGAACGGATTGCGTAGCCCCTAATACGTCCTCAACGGATGTAATAAGAAATGACAAAGGGCAAATTGTTTCCGTACCGAGCTTCATTTCGTAATATAATAGATTTAATACTTTATGGTATGGTTTCATTCATACCATGCCCAGAAGGAATTATTGGAAAATTGAAAGATAATTCCTTGTGGCTGTGGTATGAAGATGGTGAGTAGCGGGTTTTGGAATAGTAAATTCTAGGGTTCGATTCCCTAGTACCTTTGAAAGCCTATTAACTTCATACGTGGGATGCAACATGGGTATGTTGGGTTCGATTCCCCTCATAGCTCTACAGTTAGGGTTGCCAGTAGTGAAAAATCCAGTCAGGTTAGTGCTGGTCAGGTGGGGGACGCTACACTTTGCTAATTAATAGGTATAAATACCTTATGAATTGATTAAAATGGTAGGAAACTGCTGTTTGACAAAAGCAAAAAATAATGGTATAATAAATATAAAGATAATTGAGAAAGGAGAAATCAAAAATGATTGTTGTAAAAACAAAACCTAGAACGCCTAAATGGGTACAGAAACAATTAGAAATGTCAAAATATGTAGGAAAAAGAAAACACAGTTCACAAATGACACAGCAAGAATTAGATTCATTACATAGTAGATTAAGAAGTGTTAAAAAATGGGAACTAATTAATCATGTGTTTGATAGAATTAAAGAAAAAGGTATTAATGTAACATATGATGATATTGCTTCAACAGTCTATCATTGCGACATTATTGAATACAAAATTGACTACAACACAAGAATCAACAGATGTGAAGAAAGAGTTGTAGTACGAAGTAAAGCAGTGACCAACGGTGAATACAATTTAAATGTGGTTTACAATCTTCATGGCAATAAGGTCGTTACGGTATGGCTAAACCATATTAATGATTTCCATGATACTTTAAATTGGTCTTTATATAACCCAAATATGAAGGTGTTTGGTGTTAACGATTAAACATCAAGCACTAAAAATTTTTATTTTATTTCATTAAATCGCTTGACAACAGATAAACTGTATGATATAATGTATTTAAAGATAAGATGAAATGGGGGAAATGTTAAATGAAAAATCTAAATGTATTCACAGTTGAAGAATTGCTGATAATGAACGAAACGATGTTGGGTAGAGGAATGCCTGTTCAAGAGGATGGAATAGGATACAATAAGGCAGACTTTTCAGCTTGTGCAAATTATTACCATGGACTATCAAATGCACAGGTAGCTGATTTAGCTAAGAGATTAGTGAAATATTCTGAAACACAGTTGCATATAGATAAAGAACTAATGAAAGAAACAGCTAAATATTACGCTTCACTAGTGAAAGATAGCGAAGATAGAAGTAATGGCGTTAGCATAGCTGTAATGGAGAGTGAAACGCTAATTAGTTTTAAATATAACGAAGATTTTATCGAAGTAATTAGAAGGCAACCTAAACGTAGATGGGATAGTAAAAGTAAGCAATGGGTAGTGCCAAATGATAGAGTTATATCTGTACTTGAAGAACTTAAAAATGTTGGAGCAGATGTAGGCAACGCAATCGATTACGCTTTACATCATGAGTGGATTATAAATGCTCAACCTAAAAAGATTGATATTTTAACATATTTCAATGACAACGATGTACTAATCAAATTTGATTACAATCCAGAAATCGTAAACGAAATTAAAAAATTAGACAAAAATCACAGAAAATGGAATCCAGAACATAAATATTGGATAATAACTAAAGATAAATTTAAACCTTTGATGATGTCGCTAAAACATTTAGCAAACTTTAAATCAATCAAACAAGGGTAAACGCCCTTGTTTGATAGTAAAAATTTGAAAAGATTTGTGTAATTCTGTTGACAAATGATTGTATATGATGTATAATAAACATAAATAAACAGAATGGAGATGATTGTATGACAATTACACCGTCATATCTTTATGAAAATGGATATATTGAAAATGTGAGAATTGGTGAATTTGAAGATGGAACACCTTTCGCAATCTTTGATGATTGGGATGACGTATACGAAGTAAATTATGCTGTAATCGAAAAAATAGTGCCAGAAGCGTTAGAGCTATATGAACAGGCAGGATTAATTAAAGAGCGTAGCTGGGGGCATGGAAAGGTTTTAGAAGATGTTAGAATTGATAATGAAGTGCCAGAAATTGTTAAAAATGCGTTTGATGAGCATGATATTAAATGGTATAATGTCGTAGAATCAGTATTAGGTTGTGAATGGGGCTTTAGCGATGAATACACGATTTGTGATGATTGTGGCAATATCATTCGCACATCTCCAGATAGTTACCATTGGCAACCAGATTTCTATGTAGGATATGGCTTCATTGTATGCAATAGATGTTTTAATGATAACGAATATTATCAAGAAGAATATTTATCAGACAAAATTAATAATCCTAAACAGGCTGTAAATGGATTGATGACAGAAGAACAGATTGAAGGGTTAGGATTTAAAAGGTTAGATAGTGAATATGAATCAGGTTTGTATCATATAAATGATAATCCAGAAGAAATTTATAAAGAATTATCGAAGAGATACGAAGAAATGCTGTTTTATATCAATAATGTAGAACAGTTTAGAATCAATTACATTGTATTTGTACGTGGGGAAATCGAGCAATAATACCAATTTCTCCATGATAACAAAATATAAAAGAATCATAATGAGTGAATATAAAAAAAGGAGTGTATCAATTATGAAAAGAACATTAACGCCTAGAGAATGGTTTAATACCTATGTTAATAAAGAGAAATTATTGAAAGATATTATTAATGCAATAAATGAGGCAGTACAGAACGATAGTACAGATTATGATGGTGAAAATTATTTAGGATTAGTGCATGATATTGTTGGCGGTGCAAACGGTCATTATATACCATTTTTTGCATTACAATATTTTGACTATGAAGGCATTGATACAGATAATATCGATAAATATAACCTTGATGAAGTTATTGACGAACTAGACAGTTTCACATATGAATTAGAAAACATTATTAATGATACGGTCGTGCAAGGCACAGGAATAGATGTATTTTTCGGATATTGGGAATCTGACAATAGCTATTGTATGATGGCTACTATTAATAAAGATGATTACAATCATTTAAAGGATAAGTTTAGCGTTTTTAATGGTGACAGTAATGCATAAATGTGATGTGGATAGTTGAAATTATCCTATCTCTATTCTCTATTGAAATGATTTAATACAAATAAGGAGGAGAATAGCATGAGAAAAGAAGTTATTAATTTATATAAATTTGAAGAATTAAGTGATGATGCCAAAAAGAATGCAATCGAAAATTATCGTGAATCAATGGATTGGCAAATTGAATCGGAGTTTATTACTGAAAAATTTGTAGAAAAGCTGTCAGATATGGGTTATCCTATCGATGATTTAGAATGGCGTTTAAACTATTCGCAAGGTGATGGTGTAGCGTTTTACGGTGAAGTTGATATAGATAAGGTTATGGATAGATTAAGGCGTAAAGGATATGATTTAAATTATGACCTATACAAAGCAATAGATAACGAAAATTTAACAATTACAGCTAGAATATACCGAAATTCTTTCGGCTATCGTTACAACCATTACAATACGATGAAAGTAGAGATAGACGGAGACAGTATTGAAACTATGATGGAATATCTTTATAGGGATTTAGATAGCGATACAGATGAATATGTTGATAAGTATGATGAGATATATAATTTTCTTTTAAACCTTAGAGACTGTATTCATAACGATATTAAAGATGTATCAAAACAACTAGAAAAAGAAGGCTATAATGATATAGAATACTATTCATCTGATGAATATATCGTAGAAACATTGATAGCTAATGAGTACGAATTTACAGAAGATGGCGTGATGTATTAAGAATTTTTAGATTTAAACGTGGATTGGTGAATGTTGATTTTTACGATAACAGTAACGTCAAAAAGTTGCTAATCAATATGTAAAAGGAGATGATTAAAATGAGAATGTGGGGCAAAACCATTCTTGCGATAACCGTTCTACTTTTTACCCTTATGGGTTGTAACAATAAAGAATCGGTTAAAGAGCAGGAAGTTGAGAAAAGAGAAGAACAGGTAGAAGAGGTAAGTAAGGTTGAAAAATCAGAAGAGTTTTCTGAAAACAAGGATGATATGGAATCAGACGAATACTTCAAGTCAGAGCAAGAGCTTGAACACTATTTTGGTTACGAAGATTTAGATGAAGCTTTAACTGAATTTGAGTATCTAAACATAATTCAAAGCATAATTAAAACATTTACAACAGCAGTAGAGAACAGTAAAACATATATAAAGAAAGCTATTGACGACCCTTCATTATTGAAAGATGAAACATGGATAAATGATTATGCATTCACATATTATCCCATTTCTTTATCAGTTGATTTGATGGAGAAAATGGAGGAAGATGGTAGTGTGCCAGATAGTATGCTTGACATTCACGTTAAAGTAAAAGAATCAGTATCTTTAATGGATGAAGCAGGTAAAATCTTAGTTGAAGCAATCGAAGATGATATGAATACTGAAAAATATGATAAAGGCATTGAATTAATGAAGAAGAGTAAAAATGTTATGGATGAAGTTATTGAAATTATTAACGAAAAAAGTCAAAAACAATGATGAATTTCTCTCTTTACAAAAAACAGATTGTATATTATAATATAATTAAAGATAAAGAGAAGTGTAGACGATAATATGTATCTAGTTAAGTCGGAAGTATTGTTTATAAAGCAGACACAACTAGATACGAGATTCTGATTAGCGTTGTAAATAATCAAGAAAGTTAATGCGACCAACAATTTGTCATATCTTTAATCAATTTTGACGAATGCTATTTTAATTCTGAACTAAGGTTTATGGATATTATTTTAGACAAAAATAAGAGATTAGGTGGTATCGATGTCCAAAATATCTAAAATGCTATCGCAGAAAGGTTTCCTAATGTTGAAAATAAGGTAAAATTAATCATTTATCAAGACGGTTAATTCTTGTAAGCTGAAAAAGGTCTCAATAGAGACCATTTTATCATTCTCAATAATTTGATAAAAGTCATATTTTATCCACTATTACCAGATATTGATAATACTGTCAATAAAGCATACTTTACTAAGTTTCTTAAAAAAGCTATAATAATCATGTATAAAAGTTATGCAAATGGATATAATAATAGTAGAAAACAAACACAAATATTGAGGGTGATAATATGACAAACATCAAAAATAATCCTATATTTAATGAAGAAATTAAAAATGAGTTTTTAAATACAATAAGCGAAAAAACAAGACAGAGTTATAGAAGAATTTTCACAATTACATTTAAACATGAATTAATATTGAATAAAGATATTAATCAGTTTGACCTAAAAGAGATTAAAAAAGTACTTTGGAGTTTTAAATCAAAAACGAGAAATACAATCGAATCATATGGCAGAATTATCTCTAGTTATTTAAATTGGTGCGTCAAAACTGGATTGATTTCAAAAAATGTAATGGAAGATATGAAGCCAGATGATTTTGAAAAATTTATTCATGATGATTCGGAATATATATCCGAAAAACAGCTAAGAAGAATAGAGGATATGTGTAACAATTACCAAGATGCAGTCATTATACGGTTATTGTTTATCGGTGTAGGTGGAAAAAAATTAAGCGAGATAAGGAATTTAAAGATTTCAGATGTTGATTTTGAAAATAAAAGATTAAAATTAACAGAGACATTAAAAGAAGATGAAAGAGGTTTACCTCTAAAATATACTGAACGGTTTATCAATGTTGACGATAGGACTTTATATTTAATCAATGGTGCTATTAAGCAAAAAATGTATCTAAAAAGAAATGGGGAAATAGCACAAACAGAGCATGATAATATTAAACCTTTTACAGACTTAGTCGATAATAACTATGTTGTAAGGTCATCAATAACTAAGACAGAGAATTATAACACGCCTGTTGACAAGTTTGTAATATATAGAAGATTATCTATGTTAGAGGAAATTTTAGGTTTAGATAGGTTTAATGCAAAATTTATACAACATAGTGGTATGCTATATCTTGCAAATAAAATTATGGAAAATGGCGAAGTATCACTTGTTGACATAAAAATTGTTGCAGACCAATTCAATATAAAATCGTATCATAACCTTAAAGGATTAATTACTACTCAAAATATTCGCAAAATATATTCAAGGAGTTGATTAGATATGGCAAGAACAGTTTCTTTACACGAAAAGGATATTATTTTAAATAAGAATAAATTAAAAAACATTTTGGATAAAAAAGGATTTAGTTATATCGATTTTTATGCTAAAGTAATTGATATTTATGGATTAGATTTATCATACAAGGGTTTCATGAGTCTTTTGACTAATAGGTCGTCATGGAAGTTGTTATATGCATACGCCATGACTGACGTATTAAATATCGAAATCAAAGATATTTTTGATGTGATTGATGTTGATATAGATAAGAAAGCTAAAGAAAAAGAAGAATGGAAACGCAAATACCAGAAATACAAATAAGAGGTGCTGTACCTCTTATTACATAAACGCATAGATAAGTTAATCATTTTGTATTATAATTATTATATTGACATAAAAATAATTGGACAAGGGAGAAAATGCCTATGGATTTTGTTGATAAATTTATCGATTCTTTAGTATTAAATGACGAGCTTAAATGTTTTGCAAAAGTATTATTAAGAACACAGGATGATTGCAAAGAATTTTACATAAAACACCTTGGCAACAACCATTATATTATTGATGACTTATTAGATTATCGAAAGTCAAAAATCGATATATCAGATATATCGTTTGATAAATTCACTGAAATGTGTGATAATATAGGTATGAAGAAAGCTTTTGAAAAGACGTTTTTATATTATTTTAGTACACAAGCTATTGAATTAGTAGAATATATGATTCTTGCAGGTAAAACATCATTAGAAGAGATTTATTCCTTATTCGTTAGAAACCCAGATGAAAATGTTATAAAAAATGTGCTATAAATGATTGACAACGTAGTTTGTTTATGATATAATTAAATATGTTACTAAGGAAAAAGAGTTTTAAAACTCTATTCCTTCACCATAAATACAAAAAATAATCATTTTAGGAGGAACTGATAGTTATGGCGAATGAAAAAATAAAATTACAAGAAACAAAAGGTACTTTCAAAGTCATCGGTAAAGTAACACGTATCGACAAAGATGGTGCTTTTAAAGAAGAAGTTATGGATAAGCCAGATAACAAAAATCATGGTCGCTTATATCGTAGCTTACGATTCGGGGTTAAAACATCTCCAACAAACGAAATCATAGTACAAACATTTGATTACGAACCAGAGCAAGTATTCTTATGGAATAGCAAGAAAAAAGAACAAGACTCAAGTTATAAAGGAGACCGTATTCCTTTTGGAACTTGGGAAGAACAGCAAGATGAATTACGTGAACAAGGTTATGTAGTATTGCAATCACGTATCGGTTTAGATTATGACGAAAATGGTAAACTAAAAACTAGAGGATTACCACGATTCGTTGCTTCAAGAGAAATATATGAAAATCTTAATAATGGTGATAGTGTAGTAGTTGAAGGAACTATCCGCTATTCAAAATACAAAAACCGTAACGATGAGATTGTAGAGCAAAAGAACTACACAATCGAAAAAGTTTTCCGAATTAAAGATATTGATTTCGAAGATGAAAAATTCGAAGAAGTATCATATTTTGAACAAGAAATGGTGTTTGTTGACGCTGATTTGGATAAAAAAGAGAAAAAAGCGTATGTTACAGGTCGTATCATTGACTTTAACGGTAACTTTGAAGATACTCAATTTGTTGTCAACTTTGCAAATGAGGAAGGCGAATCTGACCCTGCTATGCTTAAATTAGCACAAGCGTTTGCAAAGAAAATGAAGTTTGGTGATGTTATTAACGTATTCGGTGATACTATTAATCGTGTAATCGTTGAAGAAGTTGAAGAGGAAGAAGATGACGATGACGATTTACTAGCAGAATTAGGTGGACGTAGTAAACCTAAACATGCACAAAGCTATGTATCACGTACATATATTACTGAAATGAGTATTAATGGTGTAGACGCTTGGAAGAAAGAGGTTTACACAGAAGATGATTTCGAAAAAGATAGTTTAATTGATGGTGATGAAGAGTTAGCTGAATTAGGCGGTAAGAAAAAGCCAAAAGGTAAAAATCCATTTGATTTAGGTGATGATTCGAATATCGAAATTGACGAAGATTCGTTGCCATTTTAAGAATTTAAAATAAATTTTTTAAAATAAATTTATAGTATTTATGCTTGACAAGAGTAATAAATAATGATATAATAATGGTGTGTAAGCAAGATTGCACACCCAACCTCAACTACAAAATTGTAAAAATTAACGATAACAGCAACGACTAAATATTGCTAAAATATACAATAACAGCCACGCTGAAAAGTTGCTAACGATTTTTACGAAAAACAACACGAAAATTGTGATAGAATTTTTAAACTGTAACATTCAAGATTCGTAGACAAAGATTTTACAAAAGTCACAGAAACATAGGAGCTAAGACAAGCAAGAAGGAAAGCTCCCCTTCACATAATAAAAATGTGAAAAAGGGGAAATGTATTTATGTCAAGATTTAAAAATTTAAAACCTCATCGTGTAGTAGCTGACGCATTCAATTACAAGTATGTTATCGCAGGTCGTCCAAAAGCAGGTAAAACATCGCTTGTACATGGAATCGTTAAAGAAAAATACGATGGAGACTTATCAAAGCTCTTGTTAATCGCATTCGAAAAAGGATATAACGCATTGAACGGTATTTATGCAGAAGATATTAACGAATGGACTGATTTCGTAGAGTTGGTTGACGACTTAATTGAAGAGAAAGATGATATTCCATTCCGTATCTTAGCATTAGATACAGTTGATGAAATGACTAAAATGGCTACACAATATGTATTAAAAACACAGAGCCGAAAACAAGGTAAGAAATTTGAAGCTATCAACGATTTAGCCTATGGTAAAGGCTATGAGTTGCTAGACAATATAATTTCAGAACAGCTTCAAAAGTTAGATAAAGCAGGATTCTCACTTATCTACATTACACACGATAAAGACCGTCAATTTGAAACTCGTGAAGGGTTAAAATATGATAAGACTACATTATCATTAAGTGGTCGTGTACGTGATTTAATTCTTAACCAAGTTGACTTTATCGTATTCGTTGAGTTAGGTAAAGAATTAGAGAAGGGTGTAATGGTTGATAAACGCTACATCTACTTTAGAGGTGATTCTGGACTTGAAGCAGGTAGCCGATTTAAACATGTGCCTAACCGTATTGAATACTCTTACAAAGGCTTTATTGATACAGTTGAAAAAGCTATTGAAGCTGAATATGATGGAGATAAGAAAGCTGTAGAAAAAGCTAGAAAAGAGCAGAATGCACAGAAAGAAAAAGAAGCACAAGAGTTTGTAAATAAGGTTAAAAATACTAAGACACCAGAAGAGTTACAAAGTGAAATTTTAGAGATTGTAGCAGACATGGAACAAGATGTTAAAGTTGAGGTTGCAAAATACTTCAAAGAACATCTAGGAAGTGCAGACCCACGCAAATCTGATGATGTTGAAGCGTTAACTAAATCGTTAGAATACGTTAAAAGTCTATAATTAATACATAAAAACAAAAATAGGTTGGTAGTTTAATATTACCAACCTATCGTTTTCGATAGTAAAATTGTTAGGAGTGTTTTTTTTGTTATACAAGAGAAATGATACGCTTGCGTTATCATTGGCTCTTACGTTTATAACACTATTCACTATTGTTATGAATGTTTCTTATAAGGGTCAAATATCGGAAGCCGAAAAAGAAATCGAAATTCTAAAAGAATCCGAAAAAATAAAAAAGGATAAAATTTCAGAATTAGAATCAGAAATCGAATCGGTTTACGAAAAGTTATCCGAAAAAGAAAATTCGATTTTAGAATTTGAAGAAAAATTAAAAAAGGCTGAAAACGAGAACGAAAAATTAAAAAAAGAATTAGAAAAATATGATAGCCTTCGAAAACTAAATATAGTTGCCACAGCTTACACATCAAAATGTGATGGTTGTACAGGTATAACAGCAACAGGATATGATGTTAGAAATACAGTCTATAAAGAAGGTTACAGAGTTGTATCAACTGATAAAAATGTTATACCTATGGATTCTTTACTATATATAGAATCCATAAATGATTCATTTGAACCATTTGTAGCTATATCATCAGATGTAGGCGGTGCTATAAAAGGCAATAGAATAGATATATTAGTAGAAAACGAGTCAAAAGCATATGATTTCGGTGTAAGAGATATTAAAGTTACCGTATTGAGAGAAGGGGGTGGTGATTAGTGGCAATTATTTTAGAAGGCGTAGATTGTAGCGGTAAGACAACATTTGCAGAAAAATTAGCTGAAAAAACAGGATTTGAAATAGTTAAAGGTAGTAGCTTTAAAACCTCAAAACTAGGTGCGGTTAGAATGTATAAATTTATGTCTGATTTGTTAAAGAGAAAAGATATTATAATTGATAGATTATATCTATCTAATCTTATATATGGTGCAAAATATAACTATCCTATGATGACAAGATGGCAATATGCTATTTTATCAGATATGACAAATTCATTCTCATTAGTAGTTTATCTACACGCCCCTGTTAGTGTAATTCAATATAGAATGTTGAAGCGTGGAGATGATATGATTGAAATAGACGATATTGAAGATATTCTAAACAGGTATAATGAGGCATTGTATGGCGAATTTAGACCTAGAACTGTTTTATCAATAGATACAAGTTTAATTGATATAGATAAAGCGACGAATATGGTGAAGGAATTATATAACGTGATTTAAAACTGAAGGGTACTCGAAAGAGTATCCTTTGTTCGTAAATACACCTATTGACAAAAACAAAAATTAATGATATAATATATATAACAACATATATAGAGGTGATTTTAAATGGCAGGAAGAAAAGTAAAATGTCAGTATTGCGGTGTAACAGATACACCAAAAGATGAAATGGAGTTTGAACTAGTTGGTAAAACTAATCCTGTGAGAAAATATTATCATCAAACCTGTTATCAAAAGTTTTTAGAAGATAAGAGGTTTAAAGAAAAAGAAGCAGAAGAACTTGATAAACTTAAAACAACAATAGAAGATATTTTTGGAATCAAACAATTACCTAATCAAGTATATCCATTCTTACAAAAATTGAGAAATGGTGAACAAGTATTCGGTAGGCAGAACATAGGTAAACGCTATAAGGAAGGTTATACATACAGCTTAATAGAGGAAACTTTCAGGTATTGTGAAGACACAATTCAGTATTGGTTAGGTGTTAAGGATTTCAACGGCTTTATGGGAGCTTTCAAATATGCATTATCGATAGTTATTGATAAGATTTATTATGTTGAACAGAGAGTAAAGGAACGTGAAAGCAGACAGGCTATGATTGATAAACATATTGAACATGTTGAAACTACTGATATAATGTTTGAAAGCAACTACAAGAAAAAATCTAACAATAATGATGATATACTAGATTTCCTAGACGACTAATGAGGTGGTAAGATGGCGAAAGATACAACTAAAGAGATTGCTAGAAAAGAAGTTGAAAAAATCAACAAGAATGCTGAAATTTATGAAGCATACTTTGTGGGCTTGCTCTGGGCAGACCCATTCAATAATTATGGAGAGTATAGAAATTCAATTTCACAAGATGAATTTATTCATGATGTTTGGGGATTCTTCTACGAATTAGGTGGAAGAATGTATGATGATGGTGTGCAAAAGTTTGATGATATTACAGTACATACCAAGGTTAAGGAATATGGCATTGAGGAAGATTTTACTAAATACGGCAAAATGGATACTATTGATGATGCTGTAAATATTGTTGCAGAACACGTTGACAATATTGAATATTATTTTGAAATAATTAAAAAGAATTATGTTGTTAGACAGCTTTATTTACTATTTGGTGCTAAAGTATTAGTACCAAAAGGTAAGTATGATTGGAAGAAAATGAATCGTGAACAGTTAGCTAAATATTGGAACGATAAGGTAAATAAAATATCTATCGACAACGTTTCAAGATACGAAGCGGAAAACCTATACATAGACCCAGATGAATTTATTAGGAAACTAGAAGAAGAATCAGCAGATATGCTACCATACTTTAATAGTCCACTATTAAACAGTATTTCACAAGGTATACCTAGAGGTCATGTGACGATGATAGGTGGATTTGGCGGAAAAGGTAAAAGCTCGATTGTTGTTGAGAAGTTTATAATGTCGTGCATAGCAAATCAAGAAAGAGCTATTGTAATATTGAATGAGGAAGATGCACAAGCATTACGTCAAAAAGTGGTTTTATCAATTTTATATCATGAGTTACATACAGGAATTGATAGAAAGAGACTGGTTAATGGTAGGTTACAAGATATTGATAAAGATAAAATTAGAAAAGCGTTTGACAAAATGAAGGAATTAATGGATGGAGAAGAAGCTTTAATTAAGGTTGTTTTTATGGAAAGATATATTATGAAAGATTTAGAGAAAATTGTTAGATTCTGGGCAAATCGTGGGTATTATAACTTATTAATTGATACTCACAAGCCATCAGATGAATCAGAACATGATACACGTTGGGAAACATTTACAGAAGATATGAAAGAAATTTATCGTTGGACACGTAAAAATGCAGGCGGTATGAACCTTCGTACAGTAGTTACATTCCAGTTATCAGATACGGCTATTAAATATCGTTATCTTGATTTTGAAGCTATTGGTGAAGGTAAAAAAGCTAAAAACGAAGCATCGGTTATGTTTATGTTTCGGTCAGTATGGTCTGACGAATATCAAGGAGAAAAGAGAGAATTAGATTGTTATAAATTAGTTAAAAATGAAAAAACAGGTGGATATGATAAAAAACACTTTACACTACAAAAAGGAAAAGCTTATTACTTATGGTTTACCCCTAAAAATAGATTTGGTCAGGATAACGATAACGGTCAACCTGTACTAGTAATCGAGCCTTTATTTAACTTTAACGCATTCAAAGAAATTGGGTGGTGTTTCGTTGCCAACGACAAATCAGGGAGATAGATTAAGAGAATGGATAAAGATTAGTGAGATACCTAAAATAGTGTCTCACTATCAAGGTATTGAGGAATATAAGTATTGAAGATATGATTCTGCTCTTGACTTTTACTGTAAATAATGGTATAATCATAGTAAAAGTGGGGTGTGATTTGATGAATGTCAGACTTAAAGAAAATTAAAGACAAGCTAAGAGACCAAGACAAAATAATAAAATTACTAGAAGCAATTGGCTGTGAATACGTAAAAGAAGAACAGCATGGTAAACTAATAACAGCTCAATTACCAGAGAGATTTTACAGTAATAATAAACGTGCAACGCAAGTACGGTTAAATGAATCATTGTCTTGCTACATTAGAAATAGAGCAGACTTTAAAGGAGATATATTTTCTTTAGTATCTTATATCCATCATGAAAAACGTGGAGAAGAAATACAAAAAGACTTGCCTAAAGCTAAAGAGTTTATATGTAAGTTGTTTGGTTGGAATGAGTTTCTGTCAAAGACTAAAGGAACTATTGTAGTAAAGGATTATACAGCTTCATTAAAAGAAATAATTGGGGATAAAAAGCGTAAAAGAGAGATAAAGCCTAATCCTATACTACCAGAAGAAATAATGCAACAATATTATCCATATGGTAAACCGCTACCTTTCCAAGATTGGATTGATGAAGGTATATCATATAAGACACAACAATTTTACGGTGTTGGATTTGATTTAGAATCCAAGCGTGTAGTATTTCCTTTGAGAAATAGATTTGGACAGATAGTTGGTGTTAAAGGTCGAATAATGAAAATAGAGGATGACCCAGAGCGTAAATATCTATATCTATATCATTGTAACAATAGTTATGAATTATTTAATTTCCATAATGCCCACCCATATATCTTAATGGAGAAAAAGGTTTACATATATGAAGCGGAGAAAAGCTGTATGAAAGCTTTTGATTGGGGGATTTATAATACAGTAGCTATTGGTGCATCTGACATTTCAGAAATACAGGCAGATATGGTTAAAAATCTAGGACTAGATATAGAGGTTGTCTTATGTTACGACAAAGACAAAACACCACAAGAAATCAAGGAGTATGCACAGGTATTCAAAGGAAGAAAAGTTTATGGAATGTTTGATGTTGACAATCTTTTGCAAGGGAAAGATGCACCTGTTGACAGAGGTTTTGAAGTTTGGAGTAAATTGGTAGAAAATAACATTTATGAAATTAAATTGTAAGAAATTTGCCATTTTTTTACAAACATAAATAATTATGATATAATAATAGTACAATAGAAACATAGAAAAAATCTACACATCTGTAACATATTTAGAAAAGTTGAATATTATGATACTAAAGCAAAAAATAATCGTATTTTATTTTCAGCTTTGTCAAACGCAAAAAATAATTATTTGAGAGAGGAAAATGACATGAAACGTTTTGGTATTGTAAAACAAATGGCTATAGGTTATAAGGAAATGGGTGCTATTAATTTAGCAATTTCACATGCCGACTTCAAATATGAAAACGAAGCTATGATAAAGTTAGGAGATGTATATAGTGAAATGGTTGCAGAGGACACCGAAGGTTATGCCAAATCCGACAGATTCGATTTTGGAGAGAATTGCTAAAATTAGAGGGATTGAAGATGTAAATAAATTCTTAAATCCAACTAAAGATGAAATGTTTGACCCATATTTAATTAAGAATATTGTTGAAGCAAGTGAAAAAATCTTACAATATATAAAAGATGGTAAGCGTATCGTATTATCATATGACGCTGACGCTGATGGATTAACTTCTACTAGTATTATGTATCGATATTTAAAAAATTATACAGATAATGTAGATTATATCTATAACGAACGAAATCATGGTCATGGTATTCATGAACAAACAAGGCTAGACTTTATCAATGAAGATGATGTTAATGAGGATGGAAAAATCATTAATGAAGAGAAGAAGTATAGATATGATTTAAACCATAGAAACTTAGAAAAAATTAGTCAAGCAGATTTATTAATCATTATTGATTCATCATCAAATGATGTTGAAGCGTGTAAGAAATTGGTTGAAGATTTCGGAATTGAAATTATTATCTTAGACCACCATGCAATCGAAGTTGAAAATCCTCATGCTTTATTAGTTAATCCTCAACAGGAAGGAGATAAATATCCTAATAAATTCCTAAGTGGTGCAGGCGTTGTATTTAAAACATTGCAAGTAATGGAAGATATTTTAGGAGACGAAGGAAAAGTTGACCCATTCGATTACATGGATTTAGTTTCTGTTGGAATGTATTCAGACGTTATGAGGGTTGATGTGTATGAAAACAGATTTATGATTATGCATGGATTACGTAATATGAAGAACGTAGGACTTGTGAGAATTTTAAAAGGCGGTAAAGTTGATTTATTTAAGATTGATTCAAGTGCAATCGGATTTACAATCGCACCACTACTAAACGGTGTAGCACGAATGGATAATATTAAACTAGCAATCGACATTCTTCTTACAGATGATGATAATGAAGCTAAGAAATTACGACTAAAAATGCAAAAACTGAATGATTCAAGAAAGGTATTGCAAAAGCAAATTGTTGACCAATATCTTACAAAGGTTGACAATAATAGAAAAGTTATTATGGTGTTTGACGAACAAGCGTCAAAAGGGTTTAACGGTGTTGTCGCTCAACAACTAGCACAAACATATAAGAGACCTGCACTTGTTGGGCGTTTACATAAGGGTACAGCTAGCGGAAGTTTCCGTAGTTTTGGCGGTTTCAATATGCAAGATTTCTTAATGGAGTCTGGATTAGTTGAAGAAGCTAAAGGACATACACAAGCAGGCGGTTTCGTGATTAAGGAAGAGAATCTTAAAGCACTAGAACAATATATTGAAGATAATCTTCCAGAACTTAAAGATACAGAACCAACTATTATTTATGATATTGAAATTGATATAGAAGATGTGCCAGAATATATCAAACCTATGGAACAATTTAATAAAGTTACAGGTAATGGTTTCCCTAAAGTGATTACTAGAGTTAATGGAGCTATGATTGAAAAAGTTGAAACTCTAGGGAAAACAAAAGAGACAAGAAAATTTAAAACATTTGATGACTTTGAATTAATTAAATTTAAAGTTGATGAATCATATGGTAATGAAGCTGGAGTTTATGACACCATTGATGCTGTTGGAGAATTAAAAATGAATGAATGGTACAATTTTAGCAAGAAAGAAAAAGTAGCAATCCCACAATTGATACTTGAGGATTATATTTTAATTTAAAAAGAATGAGACAACTTTGTTAAACAAAGAACTAGTTAAAATAATACTTTTATTAGCCCAAAAGATTATACGACAAATGTATAGTGTAATTGTGACTATGACAATGAAATATGATTGCTTATAAGGGTTATAGCTAAGACAAATAAACTTAGATGTCCTGTGTGACAGAGTGAATATAACTAAGGGAGGATAATCGTATGATTGTAGTAAAATACGAGCTTGAAAAAGAATTTGAAGATGCTATATCAAAAGCATTTAAAAATAAGAATTATGTAATAACAAAATGTGAGATTAATGGGGGAAGTGGAGATGTTTTTCCATCCATTTCACTCATTCAGTCAAGTGAAATTATAGTTGAAGGATATATAAATACAGATGATGGAAAAGGCATAGAATTTGCATTAAGAAAAAGGCTGTAAGAATAGAGGGGGAAACATAATGAGTGAAATACTTATATACTGCGATGGTGCAAGTAGGAATAACGGAAAAGAGAATAGTATAGGTGGTTGGGGAGCTATCTTGATATATGGAACGCATAAAAAAGAGATTTATGGTGCAGAAATTGGTGCAACAAATAACCAGATGGAGTTAACAGGGATGATTAAGTCTTTAGAATGCATAAAAACTACTAATATACCAATAAAAATAATGTGCGATAGTGCTTATGTCGTAAATGGTATCAATCAATGGGTTAAGGATTGGAAAAAGAGAAGTTGGAAGAAAGGTGATGGTAAAACGCCAGAAAATATAGAGCTTTGGAAACGCCTTGACGAATTAGTTTCAATGCAAAAAGATATTAAAATAATCAAAGTACGTGGTCATGCAGATAACGATGGAAATAATAGAGCAGATGAATTAGCAAATATAGCGATGGATGAGGTTGATACATAATGGAAAGATGGGAAATGCAGTACGACAAATGGAAGTTAGATACACCAGATAACCATCTAAAAACATTTTGTTATTGTGAAGTTTGTGATGGAGAGATTTACGAAGGCGAAGAGTATTTAGAAGTTGAAGGAGACAATATTCACGAAGATTGTTTTGATGAATACGCAAAGAATATGCTTAATCCAATAATAAGAATAGCAGGAGAATATTGAAGTTTGTCAAAAAGTTTTTGGCAAACTTTTTTTATTGCTTGACAAACAAGTTCTTATATGTTATAATATAATTAAAGAAAGAGAGATGATGAGTATGCTGGAAGTTACTTTATTTACAGTAATAATTTTAACTTGTGTGTTTTTCATAGGATATGGAATAGGGTACACTAACGGATATGAGAAAAGACGAAAAGATGTGTTTTAATAATGAGATGATGATATGAAGTTTATAAGAATTAGAGAAAGCGTTGGATTTTGTAACACATATTGATAAGGTTTTAGATGTTATTACAAAAAATAAATTAACAATTATAGCTGAATAAATGAGTGGTAAACATGAACATGTACGATTCAAATGTAGGTCAACGTGAAGGTGAGCAATGGTCTAAAGATGTTGACAGAATGGAGAGAATGAATAGAATGAAGAGAGAAGCTATTGAGGATAATGATGTAGTAACTCACAATGCTATAATGCTTTATGAAAAATATAATCAAGACCCTACTGTATTAATCAAAATAATCAAAAGATTACAAAATGAATTATCTTTATATGAAGATTTTGCAGGAGAAGTTGAATATATTTTAAGTAAATTCAGTAATAACAGATTAGAAGAAGCGTATGATGACTTGCAAATGGATTTACAAAAACTTGATGAGTGGTATTGATTTGACAAAAACAAAAGATTATGATATAATAATTTCAGAGGTGATACATAATGATTAAAATTGTAAATGGAGATTTGTTGGAAGCTAAAGAAAATATTATATGTCATGCTTGTAACTGTATGGGAGTTATGGGGTCGGGCGTAGCAAAACAAATTCGCAACAAGTACCCACAGGTGTATAAAGAATATTTGGAAAAAGTTAATGAGTATACACAGGGAGAAGATTTGCGTAAAGCATTATTGGGTCAAGTACAAGGTGTAGTTGTCAGTGAAGATAAGATTGTTGTTAATATGTTTAGTCAATATAAATTTGGTAATGATGGTAAGCAATACACAGACATAGAAGCATTGTTTAAATGTTTACTAACTGTAAGACAGGTTGCAGAAAGGAATAAAATATCTGTAGCTATGCCATACAAGATTGGTAGTTACAGAGGCGGAGCTAAATGGGATGAAGTTGAAGAACTTATATTAAGAGCCTTTAACGGGTATGATGTTACTCTCTATAAACTATAAGGTGGTGAGAATATGCCAAATAGACCAAGATTAACTAATGAAGAACTTAAAAGCCTTCCAGAGCAATGCTTTCCATTTAGTACAGGTGGTGCAGTAATAATTGATAAAAAGACACTTAGAATGATATGTGATGAACTAATTACTAAGCGTGAAAATCAAGAAAAACTAGTCAACCTGTTAGAGAAAGCAGATAAATATTCTGAAAAGCTAGAATGGGAGTTGCTCTTTAGAGATTTGCCAGACATTATTGAAACTGTCACTAGAAAGCGTAATTAGAGCGAGATAGTACTGTAAACCATATTTAATTTGATAGAAAATATTCCCTATTGATGCTAAATATAAAGAAGAAAAATAAATATGCGTACAAAATAATAAAAGGGAGTAATAAAAATGGGAAAAGATATAAAGGAAATTGTTAAAGATGTTGCTGAAAGATATGGTATAGAGTATAATGAGAATCAACTTTATCCACGTATCCGTCATTCAAATGGAGAAATAATTGAACTTTCAAAAGAAAAATTTATTGAAACAATTGGTGTTTCCTTTATAGATAATCAAAATTAATCTAAAAACCATGAGATATGAGGTGAGATTTTTTATGGCACAAGTAAAAAAAGAAATCATTGAAAACATTTGTGATGTCTGCGGAGAAGAAGCAGACGGTCATTGGAACTCTATTGAATATTTAAATGATAGAATCTTTGCAGAATATTCATGCCCAGTTGATTTGTGTCAAAAGCATATGACTGATTTTGCACTTCATTTTTCTAATCAATATAAAGAAGAAAGATATGAGAGTTATGATGAAAAGAAAAAGGAAGAACTGATTGAGAAACTAAAAAAAAGGTAGGGAATAATTAATTACAACAGGGTATGTTATACATAAAATACAAGATACAAAGTATAACATGCCATAAGAAATTTAGCCTGAAGTTAACTCTAACCTATTTAGATGACAAACATTTTTTAAAAGTGGAATTAAAATAGGTAAAGGATTGATTTTGAAGCTACAGCAGGGTGGGTTGCAAAATTTAAGCAATTCGCCCAAATTTTTTGTTTGACTAAAGATAAAAATAATGATATAATGTATATGAATAATAAGAATGGGAATGATTATAAGAATGGATAGAAAATTTGTATTTAAAGCTTTAGTAGGCTCACATAACTACAATCTCAATGTTGATGAGATTAAAAACATTAATACAGGTGATAGATTTATTACGTCTGATAGAGATTATAAAGTATTTGTATTGCCTACATTTGAAGATTTATATAAAGGAGATATGTATGATATTAGGAAGTTGCCAAACATCCTATATAAAGCCAACATCAACTTTATAGAAGTGTTGTTTTCTAATGAAATCATTATTAATGATGAGTTAGGGAGAGAGCAGAAATTAATGCTATCCAAGATTTTTGAAAATAAAGATGAGATTTCAAAAATGAATCTTCCTCACCTGTATAATTCTTGTGGTGGAATGTTTTTAAGCAAGATGAAACTATTAAAGAAAGGTACTGACGGAACTCAACATTTGGTAGATACATTCGGTTATGATACTAAGCAAGCACTACATGCGTATAGGGTGTTAGATTTTATTGTGAGATTTGCAAATACAGATTTCGAAGATTTTAAAAAAGCTATGACATACAATGAGCAAGAGCGAGAGTTTATGTTAGATATTAAGCGTGGATTATTTACATTAGAATCATTTGAAAACTTTGTTAAATTCTATTACGAAGCTAAATTTAAACAATTAAAAGAAAAATACCATTCATTCACACCTAATCAAGAACTCAAAGATAAGCTAGATAATATCATTATGGAAATAGTTAAATTAAGTTTATAAAAATCTATTGACAAAATATAAATTTTGTAGTATAATATAATCATATCATCATATCATGAGGTGATAATATGGAGATGGGAAGAAAAGCTAAAGTAATCGGTGGTTTTGGACATTCTTTTGAGGTTGGTGAAATCGTCATATTAATTAAAGAGGTAACTGACGAGTATTATGCTGATGGGGAAGTGATAGAAGAAAGATATTTTCAATTCATGAACTATGATGGATTAGAACAAGACCTCCGAGATGACGAAGATTTTATATGGTTGAATGAAGATGAGGTAGAAGAAGTGGCAGAAATCAAAAAGAAAACTAAGTGTATAAGAGGTGAAATTGATGAAATATAGTGAACGGTTGGAAGAAATAAAAGAAAAATATTCAGAAGTTACAGTTTTGGAATATATAAATGACGTAGAAGTAATTGGAGTAGATATAAAAGATTTAGTTTGGCTAATCAAACAAACCGAACGAATTGAGGAATTGGAAGAAAAGGTTAAACAGTATGAAAAAGCTTTAGCTGGATTCAATAAGGAATTTAATTTTGAATACAGATGGCAAAAAAGCAATGTAAAACGCAACCCGAAAAGCCAGTGGCAAAGAGGTGCTTTAGAGGGATTTGAACATGTGAAACGGATTTATGATAAGCATGTGGAGGTGCAAAATGGCTGATAAGGAACGATTGGAAGAAATAAAAGAAGCCTACCGATGGGCAATAGAAAATTCAATAGCTAATCGTATAGCAGATTCAGATATTGAGTGGCTAATCAATCGTGTTAAGGAATTGGAAGAAGAAAGAGACGAATGGAAAGATACGGCTCAATCGTATTACGTCACAAATCAAGAATTAAGAGAACAAAACGAACGCTACAAACAGGCGTTAGAAGAGATAAATAGATTAGGTTGGGATTCAGAATCTTTTGGTGGCGGATATAACTTTGAGGGAGAAATTCATGCACAAGCGATAAAAATAGCATGCGAAGCATTGGAGAACAAAATTTAGAAGTAAAGGAGAAATGAAGGGTATATATTATTCAATATACATTATCATCAGAAGAATGTGAAAAATGGATAACAGAAGAATATCATGCTTTGAATAATGCTCTTTTTGCTTATGAAGCGTATTGTGAAGATGACAAATACGACCAAGTTATACTGATGATGGTCATGCAGTCAGTATATAAGTAATGAACACTTCAAAGAAATTGTAAGGAGTTGAATATTTTGGCTAAGAAAAAGAACGCAAATGACAAAATGCAAGCGTGGATGGATGTAATTAGTAAAATGGATTTAAAAGCTAAGCAAGAAGAGATTTATTCTTTTACCGTCCAGTTAGAAGGCGAAGGTATTGAATTAGGAAGTCTAATTTATGTACCTAACGGGCGAGAAGGAATTGTTGTAGAAATCGAAAGTATTATATTTAAAACAAATTCAAAAATTGAAGTTAAAGGTCAAGCTAAGTTAATACACAGTTAATATTTAATGCGGATTCCGAGGAAAGTACAAAGTAGAATCATATTGCGACATAAAGGAAAGGTGATTAACTATGTATGGAACTTACTTTAGTTATAAGAATAAAAATAAGGAATATCTTATAGAACGTTTCATAACAAAAGAAGAAGCTGTTAAAGCGAAAGACAAATATGTAGTTTCAAAAGACGAACAAGTTAAAGTAAGGAAAATAAGTTACTGAACAATTCGAAGATTAAGTAACAAATGAAACATGGTGTGTAATAAAGAAAGGATGATATGAATGTTAAAAGTAAATGTTGTTTCTTTTCAATAATTAACTAGGGAAGAACAGAAATTGCAACCTAATAATGGATGTGGAAAAGAATGTGCTAATTACATCAAAATGACTGATGGTTCTGATACTGTAATGATATTGTCTGATGCAGTTGAACCAGAAGATGCTACTTTTACAAGAGATTTCAAAGAAGTTGTTAAAGCTATCGAACAAGCCTATAAAATCGGATTGCGAGATGGAAAGAAACTTAAAAGTTAATTCGTAATTCGATTATACAGAGTTGAACGAAAGAAAGGATTGATATCATGAAAATTTTTAAAGTTGAATATTTCTCTAACGGAAATCTAACTAGGTCAGTTGTTATTGCTAGAGATATGCAACAAGCAATTGACATCATAGTAAATGAAGATGAAGTAACAAGAGGAGATATTTCTAAGTGTGAAGTAGTAGAAGGTGCTGGGAAAATTTTAACTTGGCGACAACCAGATTAACACATAGTATGACTCTGATAAATAGAAGAATCAAGAAGCAAAGGATGAATAAAATGTATAAATTTTTAGGTGATTTACAACGGTGTATAGAAGAAGGAATAAATGCACTTAGCAGTCATTTAAAAGGAAGAACAGGTTTTGAAGATTTTGAAGTAAAGGTGTGGAAGCAAACTTGGGGAGATACCTCTTGTGGCTTTGGAGGTATGGCAGGTCAAGCGATTACAGATGCTTATACAGTGGTTGTTATAGACAAATATTTTCAAAATTGTGTTGTTTTTCATGACTTTAAATATGCTTACAAAACCGAGATTACAGGTGTGATTGCAAAAGGAATTGCAAGACAACAATTAATGGGTTATCGTGATTTTAATAAGAAGTATGGAAAATAGCATTGGAAAATGAAAAACAAAAAGTTTTAGACATTTTAAACAGTTTAAGTGTTATTGAGAAACAAGGTGGCGAAGATACTTATATATTGATTCGGAACAATAATGAAAACCGAAAACTGTTTAATGATGTTACCCATTGACAAACATAGTAAATAATGATATAATATAATAGTCAACTACCCAACGACTAAAGTCGTGGGCTTGATAGCCTTATGTTGACCAGACTAAGGTTTGAAACAGAACCTACGTTATCTATGTTATGACACTTTAGGATGCTCCTTCAGTCTTAAACCCTGTCGTACAACATTAAACAGGTGTAGTGGGTTAAGCCAGTGTGTTGTACATACAAACATAGATAACTTTGTCGAGAAGGACATTACCTGCGTAAGCAGAGAAAGGAGAAATTCCTATGGTATTTGTATTAGATGCAAATAAAAAACCATTATCACCTTGCCACGAAGCAGTTGCAAGAAAACTGCTTAAACAAGGCAAAGCAACAATATTTAAAAAATACCCATTTACGATAATATTAAAAAAATCAGTAGAAGACACTAAAAACAAGAAAAAATATAGATTAAAAATTGATTACGGTAGTAAGCATACAGGATTAGCTATACTACAAAATAACAATGTAATATGGTTAGCTCAAATAGACCACAGAACAGATATTAAAAAGAAACTTGATGATAGACGTATGTTTAGACGCAACAGAAGAAATAGAAGAACAAGATATAGAAAACCAAGATTTTTAAATAGAAAAAGAAAAGAAGGATGGATACCACCAAGTTTAGAAAGTAGGGTTAATAATATAAAAACATGGGTTAATAGGTTACAAAAATTAATTCCATTAACTCACATATCTTATGAAAATGTTAAGTTTGATACTCAATTAATGCAAAATCCTGAAATAAGTGGCATTGAGTACCAACAAGGTACACTTCAAGGGTATGAAATTAGAGAATATTTACTTGAAAAGTTTGGTAGAAAATGTTGTTATTGTGGAAAAGAAAACATCCCATTAGAAGTAGAACATATAATACCAAAATCAAGGGGTGGAACAAACAGAATTGATAATCTCTGTTTAGCTTGCCATGAGTGTAACCAGAAGAAAGGTAATATGACAGCAGAAGAATTTGGTTATCCTGATATGCAAAAACAAGTTAAACAAACATTAAAAGATTCTTCTGTAGTAAATTCTACAAGATGGAAAGTTTATAATTTGCTTAACAATAGTGGTTTAGAAGTAGAATGTGGTACAGGTGCTCTAACAAAAATGAATAGAATCAAATTAGGATTGCCAAAAGAACATTATTTTGATGCTTGTTGTGTAGGGCAAAGCACACCAGATAAATTATATTTTAAAACTAAAAATGTTTTATACATAAAGGCAAAAGGTCGAGGCAGTCATTGTAGAACAAATTTAGATAAATACGGCTTTCCGAGGGGATATTTAGCAAGACAAAAATATTTCTTTGGTTTTCAAACAGGAGATATGGTTAAAGCTGAAATACCAAAAGGAAAATATAAAGGCATTTGGTACGGAGAAGTTGCATGTAGAAAATCAGGTAATTTTGATATTAAAGACAAGGAATGTCAAAGAGTTGTACAAGGTGTAAATCATAAATATTTTTCAGTTGTACAACACTTTGATGGGTATAGTTATAGAAAGGAGGTAGCAATTCTTACGTAGCGTGTTTAAAATACGCAATTCCTCCACGTGGCTAAAGCCAGTGGCTTCCTTACGTAAGAATTGTGTGAAAGGAATTGATACAATGAGTAATATACAAGAAGTATTGAATAAAATTTATAATATGGATTGCATTGAGGGCATGGAGAGATTATTTAATAAATATGGAAGTTTCGTAGATAATATTATTACCGACCCTCCTTTTAATGTAAGTCAAGATAATAACTTTAAGACAATGGGCAGAGAAGGTATTGACTTCGGAGAATGGGATAAAGATTTTGACCTTACTGCATGGATTGATTATGCTGATAAATTGCTTAAAAAAGGTGGAAACATTGTAATTTTTAACAGTTGGAAAAATATGAGTTATATAAAAGATAAACTAGAAGAAAAAGGATATTTAATCAAGCAAATGATTATATGGAAGAAATCTAACCCCATGCCAAGAAATAGAGATAGACTATATGTTAATTCTTGTGAATTTGCACTATGGGCAACAAAGGGTAATGGTTGGACGTTTAATAGACAGCGTGATACATATGAAAATGCAATTTTTGAATATCCTGTAGTACATAGCAAAGAAAGAATACATCCTACGGAAAAACCATTAGAATTAATTAAAGATTTAGTTAAGATACATAGTAATGAAGGCGACATTTTACTAGAGCCATTTAGTGGTAGTGGAAGTTTGGCACACGCATGTAAAGAATTAAATCGTAATTTTATAGCTTTCGAGTTAGATAAAGAATATTACATAAAAGCATGTGAAAGAATTGGACAACAAGTAAAAAATACATAATAAATTAAAGGATAATTTTATCAAGGAGAGGATATTATGTTAAAATTTTGTATTGAACAATGGAATAAAAACAAAGATAAACTACGAAAAGACATTGAAGATAACTTCGCAGAATATAATAATGCTTCATATAAAGACTTAGTTGTAAAAGTAGTAGATATTATCTTTAATGATGAAGATGATTATTATGGTGATAAGTTTGATTCTGAAAATATAACAGAAATCGATAACGGAGATTATCAAGGAACATTGTTATACATAATTCCACAAAATACATATCAGCCTTCTGAATCCGAATACTTAATGACATATGTTGGATATGGCTCTTGTAGTGGATGCGATACATTACAGGCAATCCAAATGTGGAGTTTTGATGACGAGGGTGTAAGGGGTGATGAAAAAGAGCAATTCATAAAAGATATGTTGGGATTATGCTTAAATTTAGTACAGAACACTATCAAACCATATAACTATGGTTGGCGAAAAGATGATAGATTTACCGTTGTAGAAGATTAATAAAATGAATTTTTATCGAATACAATGAATAATTGTGTAGCGAGGTGTATTATGGCTAAAAAAAGAATAAATTAACAATACCATGTGCATATCAAGGCGGTAAACAGCGTATCGCAAAAGATATTGTCGACATTTTCTTCAAAGAAAATGGAATAAATGAAGAAACAAAATTTTATGATTTATGTTGTGGTAGTGGAGCAATTTCTATTGAATTGGTTAATAGAGGTGTAAATCCTAGCAATATAATCATGGTAGATAAATCGCCTTGGGGATTATTTTGGCAGAAAATCGGTGATGGAACTTTTAGCATAGATGTATTTAAGTTTTACATAAACAGTATTCCTAAAGATATTACAAAAATTAAATTATATGCAGAAGAAATGGCGAAACAACCTGCTAACGATGGATTGTTTGATAATATGGTTTATAAATTCTTAATTCTTCAAGCATGTGCATTTGGCTCAAAAGCTATATGGGTTGAAAATAATAAATGGCAGAATATAAGTTTTAGAAATTATTGGTTGCCAACAGAAACATCCAATAGGAAAAGCCCTGTAAATCCTATGATGCCGATGCCAGAAACATTATTTAAAAGAGTAGAGATTATTTTGGAAAAAATGGAAGGATTGTTTGGATATTATGGTGATATAAACGACATAGTAACTTTGATAATAATAGTATAGTGTACATTGACCCACCATATAAAAATGCAGCAGGTTATGGTTTTGATTTTGATGTAAATTCTTATATACATAAATTATTATCAATTATTAAATTGCATAAGAAAAAAAGTAAGATTTATGTTTCAGAAGGGTATAAAATGACGGATAACGCACATTTAATTGTTAGTAAAAGGGGTAAAGGTGGAATCTCTGGTAAGAGAAAAGATTTTAACGAAGAATGGTTAAATGTGTTTAGTATATAAAAAGACAGTTAATAATCTTATTCATTAATAAATTTTAATAAAAATTTTCTTTTATACAGAGGTGAAACAATGTGAGGAAAAATTCTTATAATATTGGTAATGGTAAATATTTAGTTTTCTATAAAAAGACGAACAATAAATATAATTATGAAAAAGAAAATGAGTTTGTTGGTGTATGTGAAAACTTCAACCCCAATGGATTAAGTGCATTTTGGAATGAAGAAAAGGAGCAAATGTTGCTAGTTAAATATTCTAATATTACAGGACTTTATCCTATTGAATAAAATGCGAGTTTTATTTACTAATATTAAAATAAATACATCTAGGATGTGATATAATGATAGAATTAAATAAAGTTTATAATGAAGATTGTGTATCTTTTATGGAAAAACTTGATGATTCATCAATATCATTAATGATATGCGACCCACCCTATGGTATCGCAAAGAAAAAACCACTTAAAGGTAAGTCACATGGTAATATACAAACCTTAAGTGAGGATTGGGATATTTTTGACTCAAAAGAAAAATATTTAGAGTTTAGCAGACAGTGGATAAGTGAGTCTAAAAGGATATTAAAGGAAAGCGGCTCAATTCTTGTTTATGGTACAAGAGAATCTATTTTTGATATGAAATCATTATTAGATGAAACTGGAATGAAGTTTATAGATATGATTACATGGGTGAAGAGAGATGCCCCACCAAATGTATCAAGAAGAGGGTATGCACATTCAACAGAATTTATTTTATGGTACTGTAATGGTGATAAGGATTGGACTTTTAACCATGATGACTTAAAGAAATACAATAATGGTAAACAGATGAGAAACTATTGGGATATTCAGAGAAGTATGACAAAAGATGAAAGAACAAGTCATAAAACACAGAAGAAAATTGAACTTGGGAATATTATCGTTGAAGCACACAGCAATAAAGGTGAATTGGTATATATTCCGTTTGCTGGTAGTGGTACAGAAATAGAATCATGTATCAAATTGGGTAGACAATGGATTGCCACTGAAACAAAACAGGAATATATTGACGAAATCATTGTACCTAGAATTAATAAACTGTGAATAAAAAATAAATAATTTATCAAGAGGTGATAATTGTGAAAGATGGTCAATATGGAGAGGAAAAAGGTTACGTTATTATAGACCCAGAAAAATTTAATGATTTATTGAACAAATTTATTAAAAGGTCTGAAAGATGTATTAAAGATGCAGAAGACAGAGAGGATTATGATGATTCTTTCTATTATAAAGGTCAGAAAGACGTAATAGAAGAACTACAAGATATGATAAAAAATTTTAAATAAATTGATGAAACTTTTAATTTATAAATTAGTAAAAGGAGAAATTTAATATGGCGAAGTTTAAATATGCAGTAAAAAATGGTGATAATGTTTTGGGATTGATGTGGGATGTTGGCAATGGAAGAGAAGTGCTTGTTACATACGGAGATAAATTAGATTTAAACCATAGTCTACTTGTCAGAGATGCAAATGGTAATGATATTAAAGAAGTAGAGGTCATTGAAATGTTAAATGAAATTCTTCCAAGAGATTGATAAAACTTCTATTTATCATAGTGAGCTACTCCGTTGTATGTAAGGTTGAAACAAATAAGAAAATGATGGCAAAAACAAAACATAATAGTAGGATTTAAAAAGGAGGAATAATAATGGAATTTTATAAAGAATTTAAAGTTAAAGGTACAAGTTTTACTGGTCAAATAGTTAGAACAAGTAAAAATGGCTATAGTTTTAGAGTGGATAGTGTTAATAATGCAACTCACACATATAACATAAACGATTTATGTAAATTGATTGACGAATTAAATATTATAAAAGATAATATAAAAGATTTAAATAGTGAATTAAGAAATGGATATGCAAAAAATGAAGGGGATAATTAGACCATAGTTGGACAAATGGAAAGCGACCAAAGATTTTTTGTAAATATTGATAAAAAATAAATACTTTATAAAGAAGGAGGGAAGTATTTGTGATAGAAGTAAACAAGGTATATCAAACTGATAATTTAGAATTACTTAAAAATTTAAATGATAATACGGTGGATTTAATATATTGTGATATCCTTTACAATACTAGAAAGAAATTTAGAGACTATAATGACAATTTAGGAGACACGAAAAAAGCTATAGAATGGTATAAACCAAGATTAATAGAAATGTTTAGAGTTTTAAAAGAAACAGGAACAATTTATTTGCAAATGGATTGGAGATTAGTACATTACATAAAAATTGAAATGGATAAAATATTTGGTGAAGATAATTTTAGAAATGAAATTATATGGTCTTATTCAAGATGGACAAATTCTGGAAAAGACTTTGTAAGAAGTCACGACAATATTTTAAGATATTCAAAATCAAATAATTACATATACAATATCCAATATGAAGATTTTAGTGAAAAGTCAAAACACAAAGGTAGTAGGTTTTCTAAAAAAGAGGATGATGGAAAGTTAAAACAACAATATATATCAGAGGAAAGAAAAAAGGCTATGAGAGATGTGTGGGAAATTAGCATTTTAAACAGTCAATCTAAAGAAAGAGTCGATTATAATACGCAAAAACCAAAAGAACTTATTGAGAGAATTATATTAGCAAGTACGAATGAAGGGGATTTAGTAGCTGATTTTTTCTGTGGTAGTGGCACAAGCTTAGTAGTTGCTAAGGAATTAGGAAGGAATTACATAGGTTGTGACTTAAATAAGAAAGCAGTAGATATAACCAATCAGAGATTGAATGAGTTAAATTGATAAAATAAATCTTTTATTAAGAAAATGAGGTGAAATGATGAACGTTGTAATAACCCATGAAGAATTAGAGAATATGGTTGAAAAAGGGGTGCTTAAAAAGGAATACAAAGATAGCGAAGTATATACTAAATCACAAGATGGCACAATTGAAAAAATTATCAAGAAATGTTTGGTTTATGAAACAGTTATATAGAATAAATATCTTATTAAGATGTAAAGTATATGAAAGTATATGAAATTATTAATAAGGCAGAATTTCTCAAAAAGGGAATGGGATTTAATTAAATAAGATGAGGTGAAATAATGAAAGTAGGAGATAGAGTAGAAATTTTAGGTAAAAACGGTAATATGATTGGTAAAGGTACTATCTATAATATCAATGAATTTCGTGAGCCAAGTATGATTTACGCTGTCGACGTTGACGGTATGGAAGATGTGTTATTCTTTGGAGAATCTCAATTACGAGTTAAATAATGAAGTGATAATATAAGAAAGATTGTAGTAAACCTTGTAGCTGAATATAAATTTATAAAAAATTGCGAAAACCCCTATGCCTTTAGCCTAGGGGTAATCAAATGACAAGAGAAATGATTAATGATATAATGTATATAGAAAGGAGAAGCGTATGAGAATATTTGGTAAAAATAGTAAAGTTGTAATTAATGAAAAAACTTATACTGGAGACAGCATAATCGCCAACAACAACGAGGTTATTGTTGACGGTGTGCTACAAAACGGAATCGATGATAGAAAGATAGAAGTACAGATTCTTTGTAATGTTGATAAGATTATCAGCGATGAATCTATTTACATAAATGGAAATGTCGAAGGCAATGTTGAAGCAGGAACTAGCGTTAACTGCGATGATATAAAAGGCAATGTTGAAGCAGGAACTAGCGTTAACTGTGATAATATTTATGGAGACGCTTCTGCAGGAACAAGTATTAATTGTGATGTTATCAAAGGGAATGCAACAGTCAATACAATCATTAGGTAAGTACGAACATTTGCTTGTCATTATTTTTATATATATTTGCGAGATTATAAACTTTGTCGAAAGAATTTTACACGAAAAAGGAAAGGACGATAACATGGTTGAAGAACTATTTGACTTCTTTGAAAAAGAAGGGGTGTCAATACAAGTAGTATTAAGCTCTGGTCAGAAACCTACAGTACACGCAATACCTAAAGATAGAAAAGTATTTGATTTAGTTTACACAGAAGGTGATACCATAGTTGAAGCTTTGGAAAATATGAAAGAATTATTATTTGGTAGGGGTTAATCAACATTAACACTTGACAAACGCAAAATTTAATGATATAACTGTAATACAATATTACGGAAGGGTGATTTAAATTGAGTGCAATAAGTGTAAATTACCCTTATTTAAGAACAAATTTGGGAGTGAATTATTTTGAAAAATTATGGCAACGATAGCATTAGGGCTTTAACAGATAGAGAAGCTGTACGACTTAGAGTATCAACATATGCAGGAAGTAATAATATAAATGGTGCGTTTACTACCGTCAGAGAGATTATCAGTAATGCTGTTGATGAGTTTAAAGCAGGGTTTGGAAATGAAATCTTAGTTGAATATTTAAAAGATGGAAGTATTTCTGTGACAGATTATGGGAGAGGATGTCCTGTTGATTGGAATGAATATGAGAAAAAATATAATTATGAATTAATCTTTCTTTCATTAAATGCGGGTGGGAAATATTCTAATGATAGTTACGAGTTTTCATTGGGATTAAATGGTATTGGTAGTGCATTAACAATATTATCATCAGAATTTGCAAAAATTGAAGTTAAACGTGATGGTTACAAATATACTTTAAATATAGAAAAAGGAGAAGTTGTAGGAGAGTTAATAAAAGAAAAAATTAATGGTGACTACCAAACAGGAACGAAAGTTACATGGAAACCTGACTTAGAAGTATTTACAGATGTTAACTTTACAGAAGATATGTTTATTGACTATTTAGAGCAACAGGCAATTGTTAATAAGGAATTGAAACTTATTTTTATTAATACAAAAGGTGATAAAACTGAATTTTATTATAAGAATGGAATTATTGACTACATCAATCAATTAAATAATGATAAAAATATCACAGATGTTGTCTACTTAGAAACAGAAGCAATTGGTAAAGATAGGGATGATAAACCAGAATATAAATCAAAGTATCAAATTGCCTTCTGCTTTAATAACGAAGTAAACGCTATAGAATCATATCATAATAGCTCATTTTTAAAGCATGGTGGCAGTCCTCATGATGCTATAGAAACAGCATTTGTATATTCTATTGATAAATTACTTAAAGAAAAAGGATTATATAAAAAGAATGAAAAGAAAATAACTTTTGATGATATTAAGGATAGTTTAGTAATTATCACAAACACATATTCAACAGAGACTAGTTATGAAAATCAAACTAAGTTTGCTATTACAAACAAATTTATTAAGGATTTTATGACTCAGTATTTAAAAGAACAATTAGAGATTTACTTTATCGAAAATCCTAATGAAGCAGAGTTAATCTTAAAACAGGTGTTGGTTAATAAACATAGTCGTGAAAAAGCTGAAAAGACACGATTAGATATTAAGAAAAAGTTATCTGGAACAGTTAATAACTTAACTGGACGTATCAATGGTTTTGAAAACTGTAAGTCGAAAGATAATACAGAGACAGAACTATTTATCGTAGAAGGTAAATCTGCGTTAGGGTCTACTAAGCAGGGTCGTGACGATAAGACACAAGCTATCTTTGCTATTCGTGGAAAGATTTTGAACTGTCTAAAAGCAGATTACAATAAGATATTCAAGAGTGAAGTAATCACCAACATGATTAAGATTTTAGGTTGTGGAGTTGAGGTTAAATCGAAACACGCCAAAGATGTAAATTACTTTGATATCAATAATCTTCGATGGTCTAAGGTAATTATTACGACTGACGCTGATGTTGATGGTTACCATATTCGCTGTCTAGTGCTGACAGTATTCTATAGATTAATGCCTACATTAATTGAAGAGGGTAAGGTATTTATCGCATTGTCTCCATTATACGAAATCCTTGATAAACAGGAAAATTCTCATTTTGCTTATGATGAAGCCGAAAAAGAGAAGATTCTTAAAGAATTGGGGAGTAATGTTTTGGCTATCCAACGCTCAAAGGGTCTTGGAGAAAATACACCTAAGATGATGTGGAATACAACAATGAATCCAGAAACACGCAGACTAATTCAAATCACACCAGATAACGTTGAAGAAATGCTTAAATATTTTGAGATGTTTATGGGTGATGATTTGGAAGGTCGTAAGGAGTATATTGCAGACAACCTTTCTGAATATATCGAAGAAGCACTTGACTAACATAAGTAATTATGGTATAATATATTCAAAAAGACAGAAAGGGTTGATTAAATGAGTAACGTAATTAAAATGGACACGACAACAGCACTAAAAGAAAATTTTATGCCATATTCTGCACACGTTATTCTTGACAGGGCGTTGCCAGAGATAGATGGTTTTAAACCTTCTCAACGAAGAATCTTATATACAATGTATAAGATGGGGTTACTTAAAGGTGCAAGAAAGAAATCACAGACAGTTGTAGGACAAACTATGGCTCTACACCCTCACGGTGATGGTGCAATATATGAAACATTAGTGCGTATGGCTAAAGACGCTGAATCTTTATTGATACCTTGGATTGATTCTAAGGGTAACTTTGGTAAACATTATTCACGTGATATGCAATATGCAAGTGCTCGCTACACCGAGGCTAGATTAATGCCTATTGCAAAGGAATTATTTAAAGATATTGATAAAAATACTGTTGATATGATTGACAGTTATGATGGTGAAACAAAAGAACCTAGACTACTACCTGTTTCATTTCCTACTATTCTTGTAAATCCGATTCAAGGTACAGCAGTAGGTATGGGAACGAATATAGCACCATTCAATATCAATGAGGTTATCGATTTTACGATTGCTTACTTAAAGAATCCAGAGGTTATGGTTAGCGATTATATTAAAGCACCAGACTTTCCGACAGGTGCAAATATAATTTATGATGAGGAAGTGTTTAACGACATTTTTGAAACAGGTCGTGGGTCTATTCAAATTCGTGCCAAATATAAAATAGACGGTGATACAATTATTTTCACAGAGATACCATATACGACAACTTATGAAGCTATCGTTGATAAGATTGTAGATTTGGTACGAGAAGGTAGACTTAAAGAAGTTGTAGACATTCACGACAAGCTAGGTATCGATAAGAAAACAGAAGAGGTTAGTCAAGGCTTGGAGATTACAGTTAAGAAAAATGTTGATAAAGAGATGTTTGTTGAGAAACTTTTTAGTATGACACCTCTACAATCATCATATAGCTGTAATTTTAACTTGATTGTTAACGGTAGACCAGATGTGCTAGGAGTTAAACAAATAGTACATGAATGGTTACAATTCAGAGTTAACACAATCAAGCGTGGTGCTAAATTTGACGTTAAAAAGAAACAACACAAAAGACATATGTTACTTGCTTTACAAAAGGTAATTTTAGACATTGATAAAGCTGTTGCAATTATCAGAGAAACAAAGAACAATAGTGAGACTATTTCTAGTCTGATGAAAGCATTCGATATTGATGAAGAACAAGCTGAATATGTTGCAGAAATCAAGCTAAAATACCTTAATAAAGAGTATTTAATCAATCGTATTGAAGAGATTAAAAATCTTGAAGAAGATATTAATAACCTTCAAATGTTGATTAATGATAAGAAAACTATGGCTAAGTTTATCATAAAGCAATTACAGGAAATTAAGGATAGTTATGGTCAAGAGCGTAAAACTGGAATCATTGAGATTAAAGAGATTCCTAGAACTAAAATTGAAGAATTAAAAATTGATGATTATAATGTACGTATATTCTTTAGCAAAGAAGGATACATTAAGAAGATTCCTCTGACATCATTGCGTGGCAATTTCAATATTCGAGTTAAAGATGGAGATTACATAATTAACGAAGTAGAAACAACAAACAATTCTGAAATCCTAGTATTTACAGATAATAAGAATGTTTATAAAATTAGAACGCATGAATTAGAGGATAGTAAGCCGAGTCAATTAGGGATTTATTTACCTACTTACCTAGAATTAAAAGATGAAGAAATTCTATATGTGACAGCAACTAATGACCACAAAGGCTATCTGTTGATTGGATTTAATGATGGCAAAATGGCTAAGATTGATTTATCAGCATATGAAACTAAAACAAATAGAACTATATTGAAGAATGCGTATGCAGATAAAAATGCCATTTACTTCAATCATATCCAAGAAGATATAGATATTATTGCTGTATCGTCAATCGATAAAGTGCTAGTATTCAATACGTCTATGATTAATTCTAAAACAAGTAAAACTACTATCGGTGTTACTGTTATGAAATCTAAGAATGACAGTTTTGTTAAAAACTATTACACATTAGATGGTGATTATGAAGAGGTTGAATACTATCGAACAGCAGGTGCAGGAGTAGGTAAATATTTGAGAAAAGGAGATTTCTATTCATTAATTAAATAAAAGCACTTGACAAGCACTAAAAATAATAGTATAATATAATTACGGGCAACGAAATAGGTTGCCTGTAAAACGTCAAAAAGCCTAGTCATTGTACTAGGTTTTATATAATAAGGGGATGAATTAATGATGAGTATTTATAGACATTTTAAAGGAGGTCTATACTTTTTAGAAGGATATGCCACACGATTCTCTAAAGAAATTTATGATGATAAAAATATTGATGTTAAAGTTGTGGCTATAGCCAAGTACGAAGAGACCTTAGAAGATGTTGAAGTTGTTTTAGTTTATGATAAAAAGGTTGGAGCTACATTCTACGCTTATAAGAGCGAGACAATTAGCGGTGTAATGGCATTCTATAGAGGTTTAGATGGTAGATATTGGCTAAGACCTAAAGATAAATTCCATGAGAATGTTGTTGTTAAAGATGAAGAAATCGGAGATACATATGAAGTGCCAAGATTTGAGAAAATTGATGGAGAGTATTTATTTGACGTTATATCAGATAAGTCATATAGTATATAACTTGACATTAAATACTAAATATGCTATAATTAGTATTACGTTATGAAGAGAAGCACTATATATTGTGCTTCTTAATTAATCTAATAAAAATAAAAAATAATCATTTAAGGGGTGCAACATTGAATGAAAGCTTATTTAGCAAATGGTTTATTTAGTGAAGCAGATAGAATGTATAATACTCATCTTGCCAAGCTATTGCGTGAAAATGTCGAACACATTGATTTGTATATGCCACAGGAAAACGATGAGATTAATGATAAGAATGCTTATGCAGATAGTATTATGATAGCTAAGGCAGATACAGATAGGTTAAAAGAGTCTGATATTCTTGTTGCTGTTATTGATGGTACTGAAATTGATGCAGGTGTAGCATCTGAAATTGGTGTATTTTATATGTTAGAAAAACCTATTATTGCCATTTATACAGATGTAAGGCAACAAGGCAGAGACAATAAAAGAAAAATTCAAGCATTAATTGAAGATGGCACAGAAAATCAATTTATGTATCGAAATTTATACACAATCGGTCTAATTAAAGAAAGGGGGAAGATTGTAGATAACATAAATGACTTAGTTAAAGAAGTTAAAAAGATTGCAAAGCAAGGAGAATAAGGGGAGCAAGGATATCAAAAAAATATGCAAGGAGAATGATAACTTATGGAATTTTTATCTACTAAATTTGTTACAGATTATGTTGAAAACGATCCTAAACCATTAGATGAGTTAGGTGAATTTGTTAATTATCGCACTTATTCTCGTTGGTTGCCACATAAAGGTCGTAGAGAATATTGGTATGAAACTGTAAAACGAGCAGTTGAATTTAATATGTCTTTAGCATATAAACATATGTTAGAACTTGGATTGCAAGTAGATTTAAAAGAGGTGAAAAAGGAAGCTGAAAAACTTTTTATTAATATTTATAATGCAAAACAATTTCCGAGCGGTAGAACGTTGTGGGTAGGCAACGCTAATCCAATTGTTAATGAGAAGTTTATTTTGGGCAACTTTAACTGCAGCTTCACTAACATTGAAAAATGGTCTGATTTAAAAGAGGTATTTTATTTACTTATGGTCGGTGTTGGCGTAGGTGTAAAATGTACAAAAAAAATGGCAAGTAAAATGCCGAAAATTAGGATTAATACAAAACTTCTTCATTCTGAATATAAGCAATTGCCACCAGAACAAAGACTTGAGCATACCGAAGTTAGAATTTTAGATAATGGATTTGCTAAAATTTTTGTAGGAGATTCAAAAGAGGGTTGGTGTGAAGCACTTGATGAATATTTTAAAATTCTTATAGAACCAAAATATGAATTTGTACATACTATTAAAATTTCATATAATAGCGTTAGACCTAAAGGAGAAAGATTGAAAACATTTGGTGGAACAGCTAGTGGACATGAACCGTTACAACAAATGTTTGAAGGTATTGACAAAGTGCTTAAAAATAAGATTGACCCATATTTGAAACCTATTGAAGCTGATGAAAAAGGTTATGGTCATGTCAGACCGATTCATATTTTAGATATTTGTAATTTGATTGGTGCTAATGTTGTTGTAGGTGGTAAATAACTTTCTCCATAGGAGGATGAATATGGGAAAACAATTTGCAGAGTACCATATAAATGGTAAAGTATATAGGTTTAATATATTTGACAAAATAGAAACGAAAGAACAAGCGTATTTAATAGGATATTTATTAGGTGATGGAGGTTTACAGCCAAAAACTAATAAAAGAAAGGCAAGGTTGTATGTAACATCTATAGAAGAGGATTTAATAAAATTTATACAAAAAGAATTTATGCCAGATAATACATATTCGTCAAGAATACCTGTAAATAAAAAGAGAAATATTAAATCTAATAGACCGTCTTATAAAATAACATTTTCATCTAAATTTAGCAATAGTTTTGAAAAGTTTGGCATTTTAGATAAAAAAGAGAACAGAACATTCCATCATATACCTAAAAAATTCATGTCACAATTTTTATTAGGTTTATTAGATTCAGATGGATTCATTGGATTTGGGAGAAGAAAAGATAGAAATAGATTGTGGTGTCATTTTGGAATAACACATCCATCGTTAAAAGTATTGAAAAAAATACAAAACTTTCTATTAAATGAATTAAATATTCCGTCTAGCATTGAGCCAAAAAGTAAAGAAAAATGCTATATTTTAAGGTTTTCTAAAGTAAAAAATGTGGCAAAAATTGTCAAATATATTTATCAAGATAAACCTGTATATTGTCATAGGCATAAAGAAAGAACTGCACAAGAATTTCTAAAAAATTTAGAACAATAAAATATATCTGCTGTTATCGTATGCCACCTAATCGGGTTAAAATTGGGAAGCTAAGGGTGTATTTACCTATGCTAATCAATTACCACTCCTGTGAATGTCATTTTGTGTAGCAGGAAGGTTTAGAGACTAGATGGTGAGGTATGACAACCAATAACCCATCCTAGAAATCCGAGCCTTTATATTTATATAAAGGTAAGAGATAGTCCAACACTCATAGAAATATGAGATTAACAGTAAGGTACGAAGAACAGCAGAAATCTTCCTTTTCGATGCCGATGATTATGAAGTATTATTAGCAAAATATGGCATCAATGGATTTTGGAAAGAAAAACATTTTGAACATCATGAAAAAGTAAGAGAGCTTTTAATTAAAAATGGAGTTGTAATTCCTAAATGGTTTGATGAATTAAGTGTTAAGTATTACGGCAAAGATATTAATGGAGACCAGCCTTTTAACTTAGGAAGAAAAGGTATTGAGCACCGAAGAATGTCAAACAATTCGGTTGCATTTACAGAGAAACCTTCGAGAGAAAAACACGCTCTACAATTTGCCTTATTACAAGGGGAAGGCGAACCTGCCTTTGTCAACTTAGAAGAAGGTGCAATACGTATTGCTAAAGCATTGGGAATTAAAAATCCTAACAAAAAATGGTTAGAGAAAACAATGGAAAAAATTGGTTTAAATCCTTGTGTAGAAATAATTTTATTTAGCAAAAATGTGTGCAACCTAACAACTGTAAATGTTAAAGCATTTGTTAAACCAGATAACACATTGGATTTAAATGGGTTGTTAGAAGCTCAAAAGCTATCCGCAAGAATTGGATTGCGAATGACTTTAGCTAAATTAGAATTACCTGAATGGGATAAAATACAAAAACGTGATAGATTATTGGGCTGTAGTTTAACTGGTTGGAAAGATGCTATGGATATGTTAGGATATACAGAAGAACAAGAAAATGAGCTGAAAGAACTCTTGCACAAAACAGCAAGAGAAGAAGCTGATAGATACAGTAAATATCTTCGTGTTAATACTCCTTTACTTGTTACTGCAGTAAAGCCAGAAGGAACGCTAAGTCAAGTAGCAGGAGGAGTTTCAAGTGGACTACATTGGTCACATGCCCCTTATTATATTCGTAGAATTAGAATAAATGCTACTGACCCTTTAGTGCAAGTAGCTAAAGAATTAGGGTGGACTATTCATGCAGAAGTAGGTACGGAAGGATATAAGCATACAAAAGATTTAGCTAAGCCAGAAGTGATTGAAAAAGCTAAAACTATCGTTATTGATTTCCCTGTTGCGACTGGGGCGAAACGGACAAAAGATGATATTACAGTAAAAGAACAATTTGACAATTATTTCTCTTTCCAAAAATATTATACAGAACATAATACATCAAATACTATTACAGTTAAGGAACATGAATGGGAAGAAGCAGAGCAAATCGTATGGGATAATTGGAATAATTTTGTTGGTGTATCATTTTTGGCTCATGATGGAGGAACATATACATTAGCCCCATATGAGAGCATTACTAAAAAGCAATACGAAGAATTAAAATCGAAAATGAAGCCATTTGACCCAAAATTACTAAGAAAATATGAGTTTGCTGAAACAGAAGCAGATATTGAAAATATGGAATCATGTGAACAAGGTGTGTGTCCTATCCGTTAACATAAAAATAATATATTAGGAGGATAAAATATGAAGCTTAAAGTATTTACTCAAACAAATTGTCGTTATTGCCCACAAGTCATCAATTATCTAAAAGATAAAGGTGTAGAATTTGAAAAAATAAATTTAACTATTAATCCAGAGGAAAATAAATATAATTTAATGTCTACACCTGCTATAGTTTTATTAGATGAAAATGACGATGTTATTGTTACTTATGCAGGAACAAATTTAAATGAAATTGATGTAATTATTTCCCAGTTATAAATAATATATAATATTAAAAATGCTAAAAATAATGATATAATATAAATACAGTTGAGGGAGGCAATTCTCCCTCTCAAAATAAAAATCTAGTAAAAAAAAGAATGTAAACATGGAAAGCAAGAAAAAGACGAAACGATACTATAAAGTTTACAGAGAATCAATTTATCTATCGTAATCTCAAAGGTTGTAGGTAAGATTGTAAATAATGTAAATGATTTGGTGAAAGAAGTTAAAAAGGTCGCTAAAAAGAACAATAAATAATAAGGAGAAGATATAGATGATTAAAGTTTACACAAAAAATAATTGTCCTGCGTGTGAAATGACAAAAATGGTATTAAAAAATAAAGGAGTTGAATTTAAAACAATTAACATCGAAGAAGTAAATGAAATTGAAGTAGAGATTGACGGACAAATTGTTAAGAAAAATCCTATTGAGTACATTAAAGAAGATTTAGGATTTTCAGCCACACCTGTTGTTGTTGCAGATGGACATGAGCCATTTGGAGGTTTCCAACCAGATAAATTGAAAGAGTTGAAGTAATATGTTGGTAGTTTATATTTCTTTGACAGGAAATACTAGGAGATTTGTTAAAAAACTTGATATGAAGTCTTTAGAAATTGACCAAATGCAACCAAAGGTGGAAGTAAATGAAGATTACGTATTTATTCTTCCTACATACAGCGATATGTTAACAGATATTGCTGAACAATTTATTACATATAAAGATAACAAAAAATATCTAAAAGGTATTATTGGTGGTGGAGAGAAAAATTTTGGTACTAAATATATATTTAGTGCCAAAGATTTATCTAAAAGACTGAATGTACCAATAATTTTTGATTTTGAAAAAAGTGGTAACAATGTTGATGTAGAAAAATTTAAAAAGGAAGTGCATAAAATTGAAGTCACCAAAACTAAGTAAACAAACAAAGAAAACAACATACTTTGAATTAAACAACCTATTAAATATACCTAAAGATGGTAGAATCCAATTAGACAAGGATAAAGAAGCAGTAAGAGCTTACTTTTTGGAGTATGTAAATCCAAATACTGTATTTTTCCATACACTCGATGAAAAGTTAGATTATTTAGTTGAGAATAATTACATTAAAAAAGATTTCCTAGAAAAATATGATAGAAAATTTATTAAAAAATTATTTAAAAAGATATATGACAAAAAATTCAGATTTAAAAGCTTTATGGGGGCTTATAAATTTTATTCTCAATATGCATTAAAAACTAATGATGGTGAAAGATTTTTAGAACGATATGAAGATAGGATTGCATTTAATGCATTGGCATTAGCTAACGGTGATGAACAATTTGCTTTAGATTTGGCAGACGAATTAATTAACCAACGTTACCAACCTGCTACACCTACATTTTTAAATATTGGCAAGGCTAGAGCAGGCGAGATGGTGTCGTGCTATCTCATCACAGTTTCTGATGATATGCATGGTATTGGTAGAAGTGTTAACTCTGCATTGCAACTGTCAAAAATTGGAGGAGGAGTGGGTAGACTTTTAGAGTTATGCCCACTATAAACCTTGCGAACTCATGATAAAGAGGTGTGCAACTGGCGTTTAGCTTTGAGTAGGAAATGACTCATTAACCGTTGTGCTAACAGGGAAGCCTAAGTCGAATACTAAAGTAAAATATAATGGTATAACGATATGGTAATCCTGTGTCAAGCATTGCAAAATTCCGCATAATACAGTTTAAAGGGTGGTGAAAATGGAAGAGTGGAAAGATGTTAGAGGATTTGAAGAATATTATAAAATAAGTAATACAGGTAAGATAATTAGAAAAGAAAGATATGCTAAATGGAAAAATAAAAATTCATATACTTACATAAAAGAAAAAGAATTAATACCTACATATGATAAAGATGGCTATTTGAAAATAGCGTTTAGAGTAGACGGAAAAGGCATTATAAAAGAGTGCATGTATTAGTAGCTGAAACATTTATTGATAATCCAAATAATTTACCTGTAGTTAATCATAAAAATGGTATTAAAGATGATAATAGAGTGGAAAATCTTGAATGGGTAACTGTTTCATATAATACGAAACATGCATTCGATGTATTAGGGAGAAAAGGTAACAATGGAGGAATGAATAAACCTGTTAAAAAGATAGATAAGAATACAGGCGAAGTCATTAAGATATATAATTCTCTCAAAGAAGCGAGCATAGATATTGGGGTTACTCAAACATCTATAACCAAATCAATGAAGAGAAGAAATGGAACATGCGGAGGTTTCATTTGGGAATTTTGCAATGAAGATGCAACGACTATCGAAAGCACATCGTAAGATGGAAGCGAGTAGAGTACATTGGAGTTTATCACCAATGGAAGTGCAAGGGTAAGATTGTAATATCTTACAAGATATAGTCTAGTCCTTATGGAAACATAAGGGATAACTGATTAACCTATCAAATATTCGTGCAAACAATGACCCAATCAAAGGGGTCTACGGACTTGCAGATGGTGTTGTACCTGTGATGAAATTATATGAAGATGCTTTCTCATATGCAAATCAAGGTGGTGCAAGAGATGGTGCAGGAGTAGTATATCTAAACATTTTCCATGCTGATGTTGTAGATTTTCTCTCTGTGCGTAAGGAAAATGCAGATGAAAAAGTACGTATTAAGACATTATCATTAGGTTTAATTGTACCAGATAAATTCTATGAGTTAATTAAAAATGATGATGATATGTATTTATTCTCACCATATGATGTACAAAAAGAATACGGTAAACCATTCTCAGAAGTTGATATTACAGAAGAGTACAATAGAATGGTAGCAAATGATAATATTAGAAAAATTAAAATCAAAGCACGTGAACTCGAAACAGAGATTAGCAACTTACAGAATGAGTCAGGTTATCCATATATTATTAATATTGACCATGCAAACCGAGCAAACCCTATTCATGGTAGAATCTTAATGAGTAATTTGTGTACAGAGGTTTTTCAAGTACAAAAAGATTCTATCATCAACAATGACCAAACATATGAAGTGTTAGGTCATGATGTTAGTTGTAATTTAGGCTCAACCAATATTGTAAATTTAATGGATTCACCAGATTTTGGTAAATCAGTACGAACAATGTTAAGAGCATTAACGTTTGTGTCTGATGAGTCTAATATTGAAGTAGTACCTACTATTAAAAAAGGAAACGAATTATATCATTCTGTCGGTTTAGGTGCTATGAACTTACATGGTTTCTTAGCTAAAAACAAAATTCATTATGGCTCACCAGAAGCTTTAGAATTTGTAGACATTTACTTTATGCTATTGAACTATTGGACTTTGGTTGAAAGCAATAATATTGCCAAAGAGCGTGGAAAAACATTCCATGAATTTGAAAAATCTGAATATGCAAATGGAGAATATTTTAGAAAATATCTATCTAAAATTGATGGATATAAAGAATCAAATGAATTTAGTTTTAAGTTTGATAAGATTAAAAAACTATTCAAAAACATTTTTATTCCTTCTTTAGAAGATTGGAAGAAGCTTGAGGAAAAAATTAAAAAATATGGTTTATACAATGCATATTTTTTGTGCCATTACATGGTGACATGTAATTGAATAACGGATTTAAATGCTGGAAAGCCCTAAAGCCCTTCTGCCAAAGCGGAATCCGAAAGGATAGATGTAATGGAGCGAGAGCAGAAAAAAGTGAAGGGATTTATAGAGAGCAGAAATGGACTCTATAAGTACAATGGGTAATCAGCAGGGAACTACCGTATAGGTAGACCCTCAACGACTACCATATCCGCATCTGACAATCAGGAAGATTCATAGTGGCGATAATTACCCATTAAAATTAAAATATATTGTCAGATGATTGTATAGTCTACTCCCACTTCCTAGAGAAGTGTTAAAGTATCCCGAAAGGGAGGGTATAAAGGATAGATTAGCAGTTGCCCCTACTGGCAGTATTAGTTATGTAAGTGAATCGACAGCTTCCATTCATCCAATTACTCAAAAAATCGAAGAAAGAACAGAAGGAAAGCGTGGAAAAGTTTACTACCCTGCACCGTACTTGTCTAACGAAACAATCCCTTACTATGTTTCAGCATATGATATTGACCAAAGGAAAATTATTGATACATATGCAGTAGCAGGGAAACACATTGACCAAGGTGCAAGTATGACATTATTTATGCGAACAGAGCTACCAGAAGGTATGTATGAGTGGAAAGTGAATAGTAAATATCCAACCAAGAAAACAACTAGAGATTTAAATATTTTACGTAACTATGCATGGAAAAAAGGAGTAAAATCCATTTACTACATTAGAACATACTCAGAAGACGGAAATGAAATCGGTGCTAACTATTGCGAAAGTTGCTCAATTTAACAACATAGGAGGAATGAAGTTTATGCCTAGAATTAATAAACCTAGTGATAATGTATACAAAACAGTAAACTGGAACGCCATCGAAGATATGGTTGACAAAATGACTTATGAAAAACTTACAGAGCAATTCTGGTTATCTACCAGAATGCCTGTAGGTAAAGATAAAACAGATTGGAGAAATATGTCAAGAGAAGAACAGCGACTTGTTGAAAGAGTGTTTGGAGGATTGGCACTGTTGGACACGTTGCAATCAGAAGAAGGTGGATTAGCGATTCGTGAAGACGCTAGAACTCAACATGAAATTGCAGTTTATAATAATATTCAATTCATGGAATCAGAACATGCTAGAAGCTATTCTTCTATCTTTAGTACACTAAATACTAATAGTGAGATTAAGAGTATCTTTGAATGGACAGATAATAATGAACATTTACAAAAGAAAGCAAAATTGATTAATAATGTTTATCAAAATGGCACACCACTACAAAAGAAAGTTGCTAGTGTATTTTTAGAATCATTCTTATTTTATAGTGGATTCTATACCCCTATCTATTATCTTGGTAAAGCCAAATTAATCAATACAGCAGAGGTAATTAAGCTAATTATTCGTGATGAATCTGTGCATGGTACTTATATTGGGTACAAATTCCAATTAGGATACAATGAATTATCAGAAAAGGAACAGCAAGAATTAAAATCATGGGCATATCAATTATTATATGAGCTATATGAAAATGAAATGGTGTATACAGAGTTTCTATATGATGAAGTTGGTTGGACAGAAGATGTTAAAACTTTTGTAAGATATAATGCAAATAAAGCATTAATGAATTTAGGATTCGAGCCTCTATTCCCAGATACAGCAGAAGATGTAAATCCAATTGTTATAAACGGATTGTCAACAGGAACAACAAATCATGACTTTTTCTCTACAGTAGGTAATGGTTACTTATTGTCGGAAGTAGAAGAGATGCAAGATTCAGATTATGACTATTAATTTAATAAACTCCCTTGACAAAAATAAAAAATAATAGTATAATAGTCAATGTAAATGAAAAGGGAAGTAACTTCCCTTTCTGTTATTAATATACAAAGCAATCAAAACAAAAAGGAGAGATTTTTATTATGTCAAATAAACAAAATAAGAAATCGAAACGCTATTATAAAGAAGGTCAAATTGTTTGGTCTGTAGAATTAAAGAAGCCAGTAAAAGTTAAAGCTGTGAATAAAGATGATTTAACTATTACAGTGTTAGAGAGTACTGATAATGGAGAAGTTGAACACACATTTCCATTATGGCTCGTAGACGTACTCAAATACAAGGCAAAGCAAAAATTAATTCAACAAAAACGTAAAGAAAGACGAGAAAAAGTTACTTATTTTGCATCTGTTAAAGGTGGGGTAATACCAACTAAAAATGAAGAAAATGCAGGTAGAGATTGTTATGCACGATTAGAGCCTGTAATTCGTGAAGGTAAAGAGGTTTATGAGCTACATATTCCACGACTAACATTAGCTAAAATTCCTTTAGGATTTGCTTCATATTTAGATAAGGAAGATTTCCTATCATTAAAGCATGAACGGTCATCTATCGGGAGCTGTGGGTTAATCAACGTAAGTGGATTAATCGATTCTACATATCAGGGAGAAGTCATTCTTCAAGTAGTGCCTTTAGTTGCAGATGTTGTTATTTCTAGTGAAGTTGAAAAAATGTATTTTGATGAAGCTACAAATACATACTTTATCCCATATCATAAAGCAATTTGTCAAGCTGTTGTAATTTCTCAATCAAGAGCAAAAGATAAGCATATTACTTATGATGAGCTACTGAACAAACCTAGTACAAGAGGTACAAATGGCTGGGGGTCAACAAATAAGTAATGAATGAAATATGGGTTTCATTAAATGGAGTTGTTGAATGTGAATAAGGAAGAGAGTTTTTCTCTTCCTACATTTTTTACTATTGACAAATACTAATAATAATGATATAGTATAAACAAGGTGGCAACATGATATATAATGGTGGTCATAAAAAGAAAAACACTAGTTTGGGGTGATTAATATGGATATGACAACAGTTATATTAATATCTTGTGCAATAGTTATATTTATTTCAGTCTTTTCATATGAAATAAAAATAAGTAGAATAACTAGGCATAATCAATTATTAGCTAGAGACAATATGGAGCTTATTGATGATATTGAAAGTTTAATGAGAATAGGAAATGAGTTAGCAATTAGCTATGACGCTCTGTATGAAGTGGCAAAAGAGCGATTCGAAGATGAAGAAATCGAAGAATTATTTAATGAAAAATTTAAACTTTTCGCAGAAAAATACACAAAAGGGAGAGATACGGATGATGGAAGATAAATTTATACCAAAAACAGAAGATGAGATTATCAAGGAAGTTGCAGAAGAAGAAGAATTAACCGAAGAAGAAGTGCGAGAAATGTGGGAACTTTTCAAAAAAGAAGCTAGAGAATACCAGAAGTACAAACGAATGAAAAGTGCAAACTCCACAAAACCTAAAAGAGATAAAAAGAAAAATAAATTAAAGCGTAAGAACGCTAAGAAATCAAGAAAACAAAATCGTAAACAATAAAAGGTAAAGATTCATTTATGAAAAAATTATTACTATCTTTTCCCTATTTTCTTTAAAGTTTTAAAAAATCTATTGACAAACATAAAAAATAATGATATAATAATAACATAATGGAAATGAAGGAAGTTTAATTTTGGGATTGATATTAGTACTACTTTTTCAAATTGGGTTAATTATAGGAGGATGATACACATGGCTATTTTTCTAATAACAGGTGCTTCTGGTACTGGAAAAACAACATTGGCACATGAACTCAAAAAGTATAGATATTGGGATGAATGTATTTCTCACACAACAAGACCTATGCGAGATGGAGAAGTTGACGGAGAAACTTACTATTTTGTTAACAAAGAAGTATTTACAAAAATGCATGAAAATGGAGAATTTGCTGAACACGTTACATATCATGGAAACTATTATGGTATATCTCATGCAGAAATAAATCGTGTAATGGGAAGGAATAAGCACGTATTTATTATAGTTGAGTACGGTGGCTATCTTCAAATAAAAGAGCAATATCCAAACGCAATCGGCATTTATATTTGGGCAACCAAAGAGGATTGTGTGATGAATATGTTAAGTCGTGGAGATAGCATTGAATCAGCAAATAAAAGAATTTCTACATATGAACAAGAGATAGCACAAAAAAATCATTATGATTATGTAATTAGAAATGTGAGAGGTAAATTTAGAGAGACTGTCGCAATTTTAGCAAATATTATCAATCAGTACGAATAAGCTAAAAAATATTAGGAAAAGTAGAAATAATTTCTGAATAAAATGAGGTTTTTATGAAGTGAAATCAGTAAAGAACCGTACTCTTAGATTGCGACTCTCTAACAATTCGATTATAGTATATACTGATGAATGGATAGTAGCCTATAATGAAAAAGATTTTGAAATTATTAAAAAGGAGAAAAAAATGATAGAGTACATAGTTGTTAATGTTAAGACTGGTAAAGTTTTATTAAAAACTGGAAAGAAGTGGGAAGCAATCAATTTTATGACGGAACTTTATGAGTATTCTGGGTACTATGAAAATATTTTCTTAAAAGAAATTAATACAAGTAAAAAGAAAAGCAAATTATATTAAGTGTCCTAAATGCAAGGAGTTTGATGGAAGTATCTTATCTTTAAACATTAGCAAGTTTAATATATATCAAATACTGGATACACACAAAGTTTAATTTCGAAGGAGATATAGGAACTGTAATTAAGTGGGTGTGCAAGAACATAGGAGATGAGAGATATGAAGAAGATATTCGTTAGTATTCTATTAGTATCTATACTATTCTTATCTGGCTGTAGTCAAATGATGGCTAAGAAATTTGGTGGCGACTATACATTAGAGTTGCCAGAAGGTGAAAGATTGGTTAATATCACTTGGAAAGAAGATAATTTATGGTATCTGACAGTGCCTATGGAAGATGATTATGAACCACAAACATATAAATTCCAAGCAGATACAGTATGGGGAGTATTTGAGGGAACTGTGACAGTAGTAGAAAGTAGGTAATATCATGAGTGAGCTAAATCCGACTAAAGTTATAGACAGTCTTGATAAATCTTTCAATATTGATTGGGGCGTAAAAACAATAAACGCCCCTAAATTATGGGAATATACTAAAGGTGAAGGTGTAAAAGTTGTAGTAGTTGATTCTGGTGTAGATATGAATCATCCAGATTTAAGAGATAAAATTAAAGGAACTATAAATGCATACGATAAATCTACTAGACTAATAACAGATAATTATGGTCATGGCAGTCATGTTGCAGGTTTAATTGTAGGTGAAAAAACAGGCATTGCACCTAACGCAGAATTATATATTGTCAATTCTTTAGATAGTAATGGTTTCGGTGGTGCTAGAGAAATTTTAGATGGTATTACATATGCAATTAACATTAATGCTGATATATTATGTATGAGTTTAGGTATAAACAAAAGACTACCACAAATAATGGAAAGTAGGCTTAAAAAGGCATATTATCAAGGCATAATTATTGTTTGTGCAACAGGTAACAATGGTATCCAAAACGTGGCTTATCCTGCTTCGTATGATTTCGTTATTGGTGTAGGCGGTGTAAATCAAAATTTAGAGAGAGCTGACTTCTCTAATTACGGTTTCGATATGGATATTGTAGCACCTTCTGTAGATATTTTAAGTACATGGAAAGACGGTAAATATGCCTATATGAGCGGAACTTCAACAGCTTCTCCATTGGTTGCAGGTGGTTTAGCATTGATTAAATCATACTATAGAAAACAAGGTATTGAAATAACTCCTATACAAATAAAAGAAATGATTGCAAAACTAGGCACAAAAAAGAATAGATTTTTAGGCTATGGATTGTTTGACGTTGCCAAGATTATAGGGTTAGAAGATTAAAAAATTCTAACCTTTTCTTATAAAAAGTGTTGACAAACGCAATTAATAATGATATAATGTAATTAACGTAAGGAGGAGGAGATGCGATTATGATGAAGGAGATACTATATAATAACTTGCAAACTATGACACTAGATGAGTTTAATAACTATAAAAACGAAGCAGACAATGGATATATAACAATTAGAGAACATCCAGAAGATAATAATATAGTAATCTTAAACTATACTGATTTGGCTACATATGAAAGACGCTGGAATAAATATACAATGTCTGCAAGAGGTTTGATATTAGACTTGACAGATGTAAATGATGATGGTAAAATACACATATTAGCTAAACCGTTTGGCAAATTCTTTAACTATGGTGAGAATAAAGGTTATGAAAAAGACATTGACTTTTCAGACATTGAATCAATTACAGAAAAGATGGATGGCTCTTTAGGAATTTCATATTTCTTCAATGGAGAAATTAGATTCGCTACAAGAGGAAGCTTTGAATCAAAACAAGCAATTAAAGCTACTGAAATATGGAGAGAGAAATATGCAGATAAATTTAATTGGATTGGGTATATAAATTTCCCATATACAATGTTGGTAGAGATTATTTATCCACAAAATCGTGTAGTGGTTGACTATAAAGGTCTTGAAGATTTGGTTGCACTAGGAGTTATTAATTTAACATTGATGACTGATGAACCATTATTTAGAGTAAAAGCTATCGCAGATAGTTTAGGTATGCCAATCACAAAAGAGTATAAACACGATTTGCATAAGTTGCTAGAAATGAAGAAAACCATTTCTGCCAACGAAGAAGGTTGGATTGTTAAGTTTGGAAATGGTAAACGCCTAAAGATTAAGGGTGATGAGTATTTGAGAGTACATAGAGCAATTTATGGATTATCTGATAAAGCTAAAGTGAAAGCTTGGGCAGAAAATAGTATTGATGAATTAATTAAGTCAATTCCAGAGGAATTTAGGGAAGAAATTGAAGAGTTAAAGAGGAATTTAGATATTCAATTGGAAATAACTAAAAGTATCCTATCTACTATCTATATACACACGAAAGAATATACAAACGCTAGCAAAGAAAATAGAAAAGATTTTGCAAAAATGGTTAATCAAGCAATTAACCCAGAATATAGGAAATTTATGTTTGTTATGCTGGATAATAATGATGAACTTCCAGATAAGATGGTTAAAGAACATATCTTTAAAAACTATGAGCATTATTTATCTACTTGGAGTGATTTATATGAGTAATGAACAAAGGTTTTTGTTAATGTGTGGTATTGCAGGAAGTGGAAAAAGTACATTTGCTAAAGAACTTATTGAAGATAGGGATGATATTGTATACATATCTTCTGATGAGCTTCGTCAAGAGCTTTTGGGGGATGTTAATGACCAAACAAAAAATTCAGAAATATTTGTTGAAATGGCAAAAAGAACCAAAGAAGCTTTAAAAGATGGTAAACATGTAATTTATGACGCTACAAGTATAAGCAGAAAGAAACGTAAAGGATTATTGCAACAACTTCCAAAAAATATTGAAAAAGTAGCTTGCTATGTTGACACAGAATATAAAGATATTGTAAGACAGAATCAAGAAAGAGAACGTGTCGTACCACAACACGCAATTGACAAAATGTATAAGACATTACAGATTCCAATTTATAGTGAAGGTTGGGATAAGATTACATTCTTCCATCACGACAATGTAACTGGAAAACAGTACCCACATCAATTTACGCAAGCTGTTAGAGCAGGTGCATTGCTAGGTCGAGAAGGGTATGATTTAATGAAATTTTTAGCTTCATACTTTGATGAGTTTTTCGGAATTTACGATATGCCACAAGATTCAAAGTATCACAGTTTTTCTGTAAGCCGACACATATACTATGTGTATAAGTATGTATTAGAAAACTATGAAGCTAAAGACGATTATGATAAAGAGATTATGCTTTGGACAGCATTGTGCCATGACATTGGCAAACATTTTTGCAAAAGCTTCGTAAACCGTAAAGGCGAAGAAACTCGATACGCAAACTTCATTGGTCATGAATATGTTGGGTCTCAAATGGCAGTACACTTCTTGCATAAAATGAATTTTGATGATGAGTTTATACATAAAGTTGTAACTCTAATTCAATTCCATATGTATCTATTAGACGAAAGAGCTAATAGGGATAAATTAAAGCGTTATGTTGGCGAAGAAATGTTTAAAAAATTAGAGTTTCTTCGTGAAGCAGATACTCTAGCACACTAATAGCGAGGTGATAATATGTTTATACATATATGGCAGATAACAGTAAACGGACAAAGAATTAATTTTGCAACCGAAACAGTAGATATGGCAGAAGCTATACAATTATTTAAAGATAAATTTCAGAAAGAAAATCCAGATAAAGCTTTTAATGCCGATAAGATTCAATGTATAGATAGTGTTAGACTTCTTGTTGAAGATAAATAATTATATAGTAGGAATTGATTATTCCTAAATTTTTAGTATAATATAAACACGTTGAGGAAGCTACTTATGAGCAATGGGTTGAAGCAGATAGTGAAGAAGAAACACCTTCTTAAAATCGAAGATGAAGCTGATTTTGAGGACGAAGTAAATATACAAGGAATCGAAATTAAAGACATTAAGGTAATTGAAAGAGTTGATGATTGATGGATATTGAAAGAGCAAAGAATGATATTATTTATTTTGTTGAACAAATTAATGGAGTAGAGCTACAATCATGGCAAAAAGATTTATTAAGAGCCTTCCAACGAGGTGACAGACTTGTTTTTATGGATGGGTGTAGATATGGGAAAAGAATGTTATATGATTTAACAATGGGATGGCTCAAATTTGAAGAGGAAGGAGGTAGTGTAATGAAGTATCGTAAAAAGCCTGTTGTTATAGAAGCTTTACAATATACAGGATATAATGCTGATGAAATTATTAAATTTACAAAAGGTATGGCACAAAAGGGTGTAGGTAAATCTTTAATTATTCCTACATTGGAAGGAGACCATATCGCTAGTGTTGGAGATTATATAATTAAAGGAATAAAAGGAGAATTTTATCCATGTAAGCCAGATATTTTTGAGAAAACTTATGAGAAAGTTGATGGTTAATTATGAATTTTGAAGGATTTTTTAATGGAAAAACAATTTTAATGGGTTTTATGCACATGATTGTAGCATTTACATCAATTGTAGTTGTTACAGGTGCTTTAGGATTTAATTTACCGCTAGCATTCTTATTTGCAGGAGTTGGAACATTAGTTTTTCACCTTGTTACTAAGAATGAAATACCTGTAACTTTAGGAGTTTCTGGTGTATATATGGGTGCTATACTGTTTGTGGCTGAACAGTATGGTGTGGCATTCGCACATGGTGGTATTGTAGTAGCAGGGTTATTCTATATCTTATTTGCTTTAATTATGTTTAAATGGCAAGATAAGATACTACCGTTATTCCCAACTTGGTTGCTATCAACAGTAGTGGCTTTAATTGGTTTAAATCTGCTCCCTATTGGTGCAAGCTTATTAACTAACAATATTACAGTAGGTCTAACATCATTAATTGTCACATCTTTAGTATCATTGGTTGGAAATGAAAAGCTAGGAATGTTTGCAGTACCTATCGGTGTGTTAGCAGGAACTCTAGTAGCATTCTTTACAACAGGATTAACAATTCCATCTTCTGTGGGAATTGAATATATCGCACCTCAATTCAACTGGCAATCGGCTCTAACTATTGGCGTGATGGCTTTCCCTGCAATGTTTGAGATGATGGGAGATACAAAAAATACAGGAAATATTATTGGTAAAAATATATTTAAAACAGTAGGACTAGGACGTGTATCATTAGGTAACGGTTTAGCTAGTATGATAGGCGGTTTAGGCGGAAGTAACGCATATACAACATATGGTGAAAATGCTTCATTCGTTATGATGAGTAGATTCTATAATCCATCTGCACAAATCTGGACAGGAATCTTCTTAATAATTCTAGCATTCTTATCACCTCTAATGACAATTATTTCAGCTATACCTATTGAAGCATTTGGTGGAGCAGTTACGGTGCTATTTGCTATGATTATTACAAATGCTATTAAACAAATTGGTGAATCTATTGACCTAAACAAGAATCCCAAAGCATTCACTATTATTACAGTTATGATTGCAGTATCAATGCTTACTGTGTCTTTCGGTGGTATTACCGTATCATCTGTAGCTGTAGCAACCGCAGTAGGCATATTTTTAAATGCAATTTTTAATAAAAAATGTATTGACAAACATAATGAATAATGATATAATTATAGCAGAGGTGATGGTATGGATAATTTAATTAAAATTATCAACGACTTGAAATCTGATTCAAGTCGTACAGGCAAAGAAAAGATTCTGAAAGATAACGAGAGTGACGCATTATTTAGGTATGTTTTAAAATTCGTATATAATCCATTCATTGTAACTGGGTTATCTACTAAAAAAGTGAATAAGAAAGTTAAAGTTAAGATTGATAGTAAGCATGATTTTAAAGAAATTGAAGAAGTTTTACGTTATTTAAAAACACATAATAGTGGTAGAGATTATGATATTGCTGTAGTACAAAACTTCATCAACAAACTCTCTACAAAAGAAGCAAAAGATATTGCTAAACAAATTGTAACCAAAAGTTTGAAGGTTGGAATTACAGAGAAAACTATCAATAAAGTATATGGAAAAGACGAGATTCCTAGCTTCTCTGTAATGCTAGCAGAATCATATGCTAAACAAGAATCTTCATTGACAGGTGAGTTTTACATAACACAAAAGCTTGACGGAAACAGATGTATAGCAATTAAAGATGATGATGAAGTTAGATTTTTTACACGTAAAGGTCAACCGATTGATGGAATGAAAGAGTTAGAAAAAGAAATAATGAAACTACGAAATGGAATTGTTTTAGATGGAGAATTACTTCTAAGAAATGATAATAATTTACCTGCTGATGAATTATTTAGAGAGACGCAAAAAGTTGTAAGAAAAGATGGTGTTAAAAAGAATTTAGAATTTTACGCCTTTGATATTTTATCTGTTGAAGAATTTAAAAACGGTATATCCATTAATAAATATGAACATAGGCGAGAAGAATTAGAAAGCTTATTCTCATTCTTTGGCGAAGATTTCGAGTACACTAAAGTATTACCTGTTTTATATAAAGGTGACGACAAAAATATGATTGCTGTACTAATGAAATATGCAGAAGAAAAAGGTTGGGAAGGTTTGATGGTAAATACAGCAAGCGGCTTATACCAGAACAAACGTACTACAGACCTTTTAAAAGTTAAGAGAATGAAAACAGCGGACATTTTAGTTGTTAGCCTAGAAAAAGCTATTGACGGTCAATTTAAAGACTTGTTAGCTAGGGTTAATGTTGAATATAAAGGTAATCTAGTTGGCGTTGGTAGTGGATTTTCAATTGAAGAACGAAAGAAATTTGCAGAAAACCCAGACCTAATTGTTGGAAAAATTATCGAAGTACAATATTTTGAAGAATCCAAAGACGAAAAGACAGGTCAGCCATCATTAAGATTCCCTGTATTTAAAGGTATTCGTGAAGATAAAGATATAAATGATGTGAATTACGATGGATAAAGGGGTGTAAACAGATGAAATCGTTAGATTACTACAACAGTTTTTGGTACAGATTTACCAGACCAATCAAACGGTTGTGGTTTAAATTTTTACTAAACAGAGATAAGCTAATCAAGGTTGATGAGCGTCATCGTGGTGTTGGAAAAACTTATATGATGATTGAAAGAGCAATAAAAGAAGATATTCCAATTGTCGTAGGAAATCAACAGCAAGCATATTTAATTAAAAGGGATGGAAACCCTGTCGAAGTATTGAGATTGGCAAAAAATTTCACTATTGATTTTAAGGGTAAACGTTTCCCGAATGGAGTTATGATTGATGAATCTGTAGACCCAGCAATGATTCCTTTTATAGAAGGAGAAAATATTAAAATTCGTGGTGGATTCATTAGAAATTATAATTATAAGGGTGATAAAACAAATGAAAGTTAAAAAAATAGCTGTCGTCTATATCCCTAATAGACTAGATAGTATATCTAGTGCTGAAAAAATATTTAATAAGATTATTTCAGAGTTAGAGGATAGTGGACTTGAAGTTAAACGCTCTAACAAATTTTTAACATTGTTTAATAATGCTACAAAAGTTGAGAAAGTACCTTTTAATAGAGCAATGCTTGGCATGAAAACTACACATATGTATATAGACAACAACTTACTCAAACTAGAAGGTGGAAAACAATTTGTCAATGAAATATTAATACCATGTGTTATCCCTAGTGGAAACTATGCAAACTTTGACATTACAGAAGAAGTAGAGGAACGAGTATTTATTTTTGATTTAAAAGGAAACACAGAAAAATATTTTTAAAAACTATTGACAAATACAATTTGTAATAATATAATATATGGAGAAGGATATATTAACCTTCTCCTATTTTTACCTATAAATAGTGTCTTATGATAGATTTAAATAAGTTTACAGAAAAAGAGATTAGACTAATCGAAGATATGATAGACAGAAAGATAAAGTATTAGCAAAAACAAATTATAATGATATAATATATATACAAGGGGTGAACATAATGTTTAAGGTAATCGTTGTAGGAAGTAGAGATTTTAATGACTACGAATTGCTTAAACGTAAAATGATTCATTTTCTTAGTAGATACAAGCCACATGAAGTTGAAATTGTTAGCGGTGGAGCTAAAGGTGCTGACGCTCTAGGTGAAAGGTTTGCCAAAGAGAAAGGTTGTCATTTAAAGATTATGAAAGCTAATTGGGATTTGTTTGGTAAGTCAGCAGGCTACATAAGAAATGAAGAAATGGCTATTTATGCAGATGCATGTGTTTGCTTTTGGAATGGCGTTAGTCGTGGAACTAAACGTATGATTGATTTAGCTAATAAGTATGAGATTCCTGTCAAAGTTGTTAGATATAAAGCCTTGACAGAAGCAAATAATAATGGTATAATGGAGGTATACAACAATGAGTAAACTCGAAGATAAAGTAATTGAGATGTATAGAGATGGCAATGAAGTCGAATACATAATCGAGTCTCTAAATATCACACATAAACGAGTTAAGCAAATACTCATAGGTCTGAAAGAAAGTAGCAGATATAAGCGAACTTTCACAGATGAATTTAAAAAGATAATTGCCGAGCGTGATATGAATGGTATTTCACGTAGACAAATATCTTTAGAACTTGAAATCAATGCGAATACAGTAAAGAAAGCTTGCGAAAAATTTGGTCAAACATTAAAAGAACGAGCTTCATCAGATAATGAATTTACTAGAATTGATGGTAAATTTAACTTATCTGAATGTCCGTTATGCAAAAGCAAAGATGTTAATAAGGTAGACGACAACACTATTTACTGTATGAGTTGTGGTAATGAATTTATTATTAATAAAGACCACGTATTAAAAGTTAACTGGGAGTATGTTGAATGAGTTATGGATAATTTATAAAATAACAAACAATATCAATAGAAATGTTTATATAGGTCAAACGACAAAGAAGCTGTACGAAAGAATCAAAGAACATATATATAATTCTAAAATAAATTCCAAATCTTAAACAATTGTATCGTTAGTGGAACAACAGCAGTAGCTTGTCAAGAATTAAATAGAAACTGGATTGGTTTCGAAATTAATGAAGAGTATCTAAAATTAACAAATAAGCGAATAGGAGTGGTATTGTTATGAGCATATATCATGTATTCTGCAATGAGAAAAAAGGCTTTTGGAGTGTTAATGCAGACAGTGCAGAAGAAGCTGTGTGTTTGGCTACAAAAAACAGTAATGAATATACAGGGGTTTTCACAGTAAAAGTAGCAGAATTTGAATCAAAGTTTATGAACACATTTAACGGAAGCGTCTTTAAGTGTATGTGGGAATCCTAGTGCAATTTTAAGATGCTGTAAAGGTAAACAAAAAACTCATAAAAGGTTTATTTGGAAGTTTGAAATATAATAGATTAATAAGGAGTGGTGTATAATGTCTAATATTACAAAGCAAACACGAAGAGAATCTTATGATGAAGTACTAAAAGACTTAAACAAAAGACAGGCTTTAGTTTATACTTATTTAAGGTCATTTCCAGAAGGAACTACAGCAAAGAATTTAGCTGTCCATATGCATAACAATGGAGACGCTTCTTCACCAGAAAGAAATAGTACGCACCCTAGATTAAACGAGCTAGTTAAAAAAGGTTATGTTGAAATTATTAGTAAAAGACAATGTGAATATACAGGTCGTAAGGTCGCTGTATATAAAGTTAAGGAGGTTTAATATCAATGAAAGTAGTGGTTACACATGAACGTAGTGATGACTTTACATATGAAGCTTTGGAGATAGTTATTGATGATACATATAAGTTTAGCGTACATCATTCAGAGGATACCCCAGAAGATAACACATTATATAGAAATTTTTCTGATTGCTTTGACATTCCAAATATGCTACAGCGAGCATATGAAGCAGGTCGTAAAAGTGAGCCATTTGAAGTAGTATATTATAGAGAAGAGGATTAAATTATGATTACATTAATTGCTATGATAGATATGGCAGATGGTATGGGAGATAAAAATGGTAAGCTATTGTTTGACATACCTAGACATAATGCTAGATTCAAAAATGAGACGAAAGGCAAGAAGATAGTTATGGGAAGGAGAACATGGGATTCTCTTCCTAAAAAACTATTAAGAAATAGAGATAAATATGTTTTAACTAGAAATGAAAATTTCAAAGCTAATAGTGTTAGTGTTATACACTCTATTGACGAAGTTTTGGATTTAGCTAATAATAGCGATGTAGTTGTTGTGGGTGGTGGCGATATTTTCAATCAGATGATACCTTACGCAGACAAATTAATTATTACACATGTACATGAATTTAATTTTGATGCAAGAGTGTTTTTCCCAGAGTTTTCACATAGAGATTGGAATATTCAGGAAAAGGAGAAGTTTGAAGAAACAGATAACCTGCCATCATTTACGTTTGCAACATATGATAAAAAGACTAACTAAGGAGTGTTGTTAATGCAACAAAATGAAGATATTCTTAATCTAAGCAGAAAAATTATCATCTCATCTCCAATCGACAGCAACGTTGCAGAGAAGGTTGTTGGTCAGATTATGGATATTAATGAATTTGATAACCAGATGAGTGTTGTTAGCACATATCAACCACAGCCTATTGAAATTTATATTAATAGTGATGGCGGTAGTGCAACAGATGGATTTGCCATTATTGGAGCTATGGAAATGTCGGAGACACCAATTTTTACATATGGATTAGGAATTGTAGCGTCTATGGCTTTAGGAATCTTTGTTAAAGGGGATTATCGTATTGCCCATCGTTATACAAGATTTATGTATCATTCAGTTGCTTATGGTGAGATGGGATATATTCAAGACCACGAAGATTCGCTTCGAGAATCAGAATTGGTACAATATATGTATGATGACTTATTTAAAGAAACAAAGATTACTAGAGAGAAAATGGATGAAATTAGAAAAAGTAAAACTAACTTCTTCTTTAGTGGTAAGGAAGCTGTTACATTAGGTATTGCAGATGAGGTAACTAAGAAACCTCAAAAGAAAGTACAGCTTTTAACAGATGAAGAGTTTCAAACTGTGCAGAAAGAACTAGAGAAAGAATAGTAATAAAATAGAGTGGTAGACTTTACCACTCTAAATTTTTCTTGACATGTATCACAAATAATGGTATAATATATGCATAACGTATTAGGGAGAGTAGATATATGATTGTTACATACACAGGAAATTATTTTGACTATGGTAACATTACTAAGGATAGTATCAACAAAGAAGATATTATACCTGCATTAACCAGAATTAACAGATTTGTTGGTCATACATTCAGACCTTACAGCGTAGGAGAACACACATTTTGGTGCTATATGATGGCTAAAAGGTTAGGATATTCCATTCGTGAACAGCTATTGGTATTCGTACACGATTTCACAGAAGCATATTGTGGTGATGTAAATACAGATTTGAAGAATCTATTACCAGAATATAAACGTATTGAAAGAGAAGTTGAGTTAGCTATATATGAATATTTAGGCATTAAGCCACCAACAAAAGAAGAGGAATTTAAAATTAAGGTAGTAGACTACACTATGTTAGTGGTTGAAATGAGAGATATAACACATCATAACCATTTAAGCACAATCAAAGAGCTAGAAGATTATATCGCTGTTGATATATTAGATGAATTTAAGATACATTCAAATGTTGATATTGATGATAAGGAGTTAATGGTTATATTAAATATCATTCTTGACTACCTTTTAGAATTATATAAAAATAAATATAACAACTAAGAAGGGGTAAATGATATGGGTAAAAGAAATCTTTTTTATGGAACGATGAATGCTTCTAAATCTGCACAGTTATTAATTCAAGCGTTTAACTTGGAGCGACAAGGAAAGAATGTAATTGTTTTCAAACCTTCTATTGATACAAGAGATGAGGGTGTAGTTAGGTCAAGAGCATTAGACGAAGAAAGAAAAGCCATTGTAGTACCTAGCGATGCCAAAGGTTTTATGTATAATATTATTGAAAACAATTCAAAAGTTAATTATATATTTATAGATGAACTGCAATTTATGAAGGCACACCAAGTTGAAGAGTTAGCAAAAATTTCTATTGACTTTGACAAACATATATTTGCATACGGTCTTTTATTAGACTATAAGGGCAATTTATTTGAAGGTGCTAAAAAGGCTATTGAATGTGGTTTTACATTGCATGAATTAAAGATACAATGTGATTTCTGTAACTCGAAGGCAACAAATCATTTGTTATACATAAATGGTAAACTAGTTACCAAAGGTGAACCAATTCACGTGGGAGACCAAGAATATAAAAGCGTCTGTTATCCATGTTTTTTGAGAGAAGTTGATAAGCATAAAAAATAATAATTTAATGTTGATATTTGGACGATAACCTGTTATAATATAAATATATCAGGTTACTTCTATATTAAAAGGAGGGATAAGCGTGAATAATAAAAGATTTAACGTTGGAGATATTGTTAGGTTGAAGTTGTTGGGGGATGCACATTACTACATGGTTACAGACTTTATTGATTTTTTAGCAGCAAATGAAAAAGATATTGATGTAGATTACGAGATTGTGTTAATTTACCCTATACTTAAAAATCCTAAAATTGAGAACATGATTCATGAAGAACTTGTTAAAGTTGCAGATTTCAAATCTAAGGACTACAGAATTTTAATGGATTACATTATTAGAGAGCGTATTGCACGTGGATTTAAAGATATTCCAGATAATATCGAGCATGTTATTTTAGACGATGTTAAAAAGCCGAGGCTTATAGGTGAGAAAAAGAATGAATTAATGTCAACAAACAAATCTTCGAGACCTGTAAAAGCAAAGATGAAATCTAAAAAATTTGGAATCAAAGAAATTAATGCAATTCTAAATGACACAAAAACAGATAACAGAATTGAAGAACTTAAAGTTGAAATGGATAACGTGTTAGATTCTTTAAACGAATCTATCAAAAATAAAGATGATGAAAACATTAAATTACATAAAGATAAACTTGAAAACATTAGAAGAGAGTTGATGGAGTTAGAGCATTTTACATTATAATTAAAGGGAAGGTGTCAACTTAATGGATAACTACACAATTTATCACATACATAGTGATATTAGTAACTTGACAGCAGGAACAGGTGCAGATTCTATCACAAAGTACACCGACTACATTGAAAGAGCTAAAGAACTTGGAATGCAGTCTATGGCGATTTCAGAACATGGTAGTGTGATGAATTGGATTGAGAAAAAGAAAGCTATTGAAAATGCAGGAATGAAGTACATACACGCAAACGAAATTTACTTAACGCAAAAAATTGATAAGGATGACGAAGGTAATCCGATTAAGATTCGTGATAATTTTCACTATATGCTTATTGCGAAAAACTATGATGGTGTGTTAGAATTAAATGACTTAACTTCAAAATCATTTAATCGTGAAGATGGTCACTTTTATTACAACCCACGAATAACTTTTGATGAGTTAAAAAGCACATCGGACAACATTTTAATGACTTCTGCCTGTATCGCTTCGCCATTATGGAGATTGTATAACAAAGCGTATAGTGAAATCGGTATTAAAGATAGAGAAGCTTTAAGAGAATTTGATGATTTATTGAATTGGATGGGCGACAACAAACATAGAATGTTTTTTGAAGTACAGTATCACAACCATCCACAACAAAAAAAATTTAATCAAATGTTGCTAAGATTGTCAAAAGAATTAAATATTCCTTTAATTGCAGGAACAGATACTCACGCATTGAATCGTGAACACGCACAAGCACGTAAATTATTTTTGAAAGCTAAAGATGCCACATATGGAGATGAAGATTCGTTTGATTTAACATTTAAGTCATATGAAGAGCTTGTAAGAATGTTTGAAGAGCAAGGTGTTTTACCAAGGCACATCTACTTAGAAGCCATCCATAATACAAATGTTATGGCTGATATGGTAGAGGAATTTAAATTAGATAAAACACCTAAATATCCAAAGCTATATGACAATCCAATTGAAGTATTTAAGGAAAAAATTAATGAAGGTGTTAAAAAGCGTGGTATCGATAAATTCCCTTCTAAAAAGAAAAAACAATATTTTGATAGAATAAAAGAGGAATTTGACACATATATTAAACTGAACGCAGTTGATTACATGCTTTTGCAAAAACACATTATTGATTGGTGTCATGAGAATGGTATCTATCAAGGTTATGGTCGTGGGTCTGTAAACGGTAGTTTAATAGCTTACATCTTAGGTATTACAGAAATGGATTCGATTAAGCATAAATTAAATTTCTTTAGATTTTTAAACCCAGACCGAGTCAGTCTACCCGATATGTTAAATGTCGCCTAATACAGTAATGTATTAGTGAAAATCCTGTGAACGCTATTGCCTAGCGGTGTGCCTTATAAAAGGTGCTATCGGTAAAACTCCAAACCGTAAAGGTCGGTGGACAATACCGAGCCAAGCTCTAATCTAAAAACTTAATCCGACATAATAAATGTGTTAAGGTGATTTTTATGAATGAAATATGGAAAGATATAAAAGGACATGAGGGTATTTATCAAATATCTAATCTAGGAAATGTAAAATCGCTAGAAAGATTACTGTGGAACGGTCACACATATTATACATATAAAGAAAGGTTGCTTAAAAAGTCTATTAATCATAACGGATATTATACAGTTAGATTATCAAAAAATGGTAAGAGTAAAAATTACTTACTTCATAGACTTTTAGCAATACATTTTATACCAAATCCCAACAACTATCCTATCATTAATCATAAAGATGGTAATAAATTGAATAATAACTTAGACAATTTGGAATGGTGTACATATAAGTACAATAATCATCATGCTGTAAAAGAGGGATTGAATAATGTTGCTAAGAAAATCAAAGCTATAAATATTGAAACAGGAGAAGAGTTATATTTCAATTCTGCTAGAGATGCTGATAAAATTTTGAATGTCGGATATAAAAATATATCAGCATGTTTGAATGGAAGGCAACATACTTGTGGCGGATATAAATGGATGTTTTTAGATTAGAGAAGGTGTAACGACTATTATGTAGGGTGGAAGATAGGCTACCACTCGAAGAGCAGGACACCCAACTGACACAATTAGGTGTTAAGGGGTGAAGATATAGTCTACTCCCACTTCCCTAGAGAAGTGTTAAAGTATCTCGAAAGAGAGGGTAAAAAGGATAGATGTTGACTTTCCACCTAGTCGCAGACAAGAAGTTATTGATTTCTTAGCAAGTATTGAAGGTATTGACTTTGCAGAAATTATTACATTTAACACGTTTGCACTAAAAGGGGCGATTCGTGAGATTGGTCGAGCTTTAGATATGCCATTAAGCGAAGTTGACCAAATAGCTAAAGCTGTTGAGAAATTTAATGGTAAAGACCATATTGATGAAACTTACAGAAATCGTTATCCAGAATTGTTTAAATATGTTGATTTATTGAATGGTGTAATCTTTGCAATGGGTAGTCATCCATCTGGATTTGTTGTTTCTCCTATCGACCTAGATGCTAATGTTTCAACAGTTTACACGAAAGAAAGTAAATATCGTGTTACATCTGTAAACATGGGAGAATTAGATGGTGAGAATTATGTGAAACTTGATATTTTAGGGTAAAGTTTAGCCCTAGTAAAAGTGGGTTATATGCTGAAAACCCCTAAAGCCTTTAGTACCATAGTGTGATAATCTAAAGGATGTAATAATGGGCAATCAGCAGGGAAGGATAGCTTGAATCCACCCTCAACGACTATCGGAATATCCGACTACTATATCAGCGATGATATAGTAGAACCCCACTAGGAATGTTGTGAAACATGCCGAATGATATAGTCTGAACTCTGACCGAAAGGCAGAGAGATGAGCAGAAATGACTCATCCGTTACCTGTTTACTTAATAATTTAATATTTATATCTTCCATTAAATGATGAGGTGAATAATTTAAGTAGAGCAAAATATTCAAAAGAAGAATTTTAAATAGAAAATGCGTTAAAACAATAAATTAAAGTAAACAGGTAATAGTAACAAATTGTAGACAATATTGAATTAATCAATGAAACTTGTAAGCTAGCAGGTATCGAAAGATTAACACCAGACAACATTGATACTAATGATATGGAAGTTTGGAAATCTTTAAGAGAATCTACGCTCGGAGTATTTCAATTTGAGAGTGCAAGTGCTCACGCCTATGTAAAACAACTATTCAGTGATGAAACTCTCGAAAACATTAGAAAAAATGTTGGAGAAGTTGACTATATTGACTTGCTTTCTATGGCTAATGGTGCAATTCGACCATCTGGTGACAGTTATCGTCATGAACTTGCAAAAGGTGTACCAAAAGATAATGGACACCATGCATTAAATGAATCATTAAAAGATACTCTAGGCTACCTAATCTTCCAAGAACAAATCATGCATTTCTTGACCGATTTCGCCAATCATACAGGTGCAGAATCAGATACTGTGCGTAGGGGTCTTGCTAAGAAGAAAGGTACAGAGCAGTATCTACCTAAAATTCATGATGGTTTCATTAAGCATATGACAGAGAATTACGGAGAGACAAAAGAACACGCAGAAGAAATTCTTGAATCATTCTTGCAAGTTATTGCTGATGCTAGTAACTATGGATTCTCTCTTAACCATAGTACACCATATAGCTACATTGGTTATATAGGTGCATGGTTAAGACACCATTATCCACTAGAGTTTCTAACTGTAATCTTGAACTTACAAGATGACGATAAAGAGAAAACAGGTAAGATTATGAACTACGCTAAAAAACGTGGAATCACAATCAAACCTATTGAATTTGGAAAGTCTCGGTCATTCTATAACTTTAATCGTGAAGAGCAAACAATCTATAAAGGCATTGCTTCAATTAAATTCTTGAATAAGAAAGTTGCAGAAGAGTTGTATGAATTGGCACAAAACAACGAATATGACCGAAACGACTTTGCAGGATTATTAAAGGATATTTTCGAACATACATCTGTAGATACTCGTCAAATGGAAATCTTAATCAGACTTGATTTCTTCAAGGAATTTGGTGCAAAAGAAGTATTACTTGAAGTTTATCTAACAATGGCAGACAAAAAGAAAGCAAATACTGTAATGTACCCAGAATTTGCCGATAAAGAGGTTGTAGAAGAAAAAGTTAACAAAAGAACAGGAGAAGTAACTACTAAGACTAAAATTGTTAAGAGACCTTTAAAATACGGAATTGACCTCAAAGAAGCAACTAAGCAAGTACGACTACAAAATATTCGTGAGTATGAGAAAGCTGTAAGAGCTAATCCACCACGCAAAATTGAGTTGTATGAACAAATCAGGTTTGAGAAAGATAATTTAGGTTATGCAGTTTCTACATATCCTCAATTACCAGATAATGTTGTGCTTGTATTAGATGTAAACACTAAATACAAACCTGTGCTTACTTTATATAAAGTTAAAACAGGTGAAGAAGTGTTGGTTAAAGTTGATAAGAAGAAATTCTTTATCAATGACGAATATCTTCTGTATAAAGGCGACATTATTCAAATTTTAGACATTGAGAACCGTTACGGTTGGAAACGTATAGATGGTAAATGGGTTGAGGACAAAAATAAGATTGAGCCACACTTAAACAAATGCAAAATAATCAGAAGAGCAAATAGATAACTACTTGACAACAATCTGGAAGTGTGTTATAATAATACTAGACGGTAGAGATACTGTCTAGTATATTTTTTAACTAAATGGAAATGATGTATAAAGATGAAGAGGGGTTTTAGTAATGCGATTCAACAAAGAAGATATAAAGAAATTTACATTTATCAAGAGGGAAAATTTAGGTAAATGCCCTTGCTGTGATAAAGAAGTACACAACGACCAATTATATGTAGAAGATGGCAAGAACGTATATCATTATTCATGCTACAACTATATGAAGGCAGAAGATGATGGTGTCAATGGGTAATAGATATTTATACGGACTAGACATTAGTCTTAAAAATACAGGTATAACAATATACGACCTAGACAGTAAAGAGTTTGTATTTATCGACAGTTTTAGTACACAAAAAATATATGCCACAAAAGAAAATAAAGGCTTGCATCTCAATGCGGTAAAATTAAAGAAAATATCCGATTGGATTGAGGGTATAATAGAAGAATACCCTCCTTACATAGTTGCAATAGAGAGAATGTTTAGTAGATTCCAAAATGAAACACAAACTATCGCCAAAGCTACAGGAGTCATACAAAAGGCATTATGGAATGTGCCACAATATTTATACGCACCAAAATCTGTTAAAGCTACTATAATTCATGGAAATGCTTCAAAAGAGATGGTTTCTATTGCAATAAAAACAAAATATAATGATATAACTTTTAAAAACGATGACGAATCTGATTCGTTCGCTGTAGCACTATGTTTCTTAGTTGATAAAGGTTTGATAGAATGGGAGAAACCTAAATTATCTGAAATTAAAAAGTTAATAAAACCTAAAATGAAAAAATAAACATTAAGGGGAGATAAGTATGCTAGGTTTGTTTAGAAAGAAAAATTATAAGATGACGAAAGAGGAACAGAAAATCGAAGAGCTTAAAAAGAGAGATAAAAAGAAAGAGAATATGATTGAACTCCATTGTAAAGGAACTTACGGATTTCTTGTAAAAGAAAATGAGGAATCATTCGAAGAATGGAAAGAAAGAACTGGTGATTACAACAGAAGTATACATAGCTTCTTTGACATTTATCATTCACACTCTGTAGCTGTAAAGTATGATGTAGAAATTACATATAATAATATTACATATAATTTAAATAATGAATTTGAAATTCATTATACTAATGGCGAAACAAATTGCTACAGATATATTTTTAAAATAGTTAAAGGTGATGAAGAAACGATGGAGAACATGAATGAGAAACTTAAAAGAGATATTATTAGACAATTTGAGAAGCACATAAAAGAAAATTACGCAGAAGAAATGAGAAGAATATTAGAAGAAAATAATAAATTCACTTTCAACTTCGTAATCGAAACTGAAAAGATTGAAATTATGTAAACTATATATCCCCTCAATAGAGGGGATATATTTTTATAATCTTGACTTAGCTTCTCTTACAATAATAAATGACATATCTAATTTATCATAATCTTCGATTACTTCATTGATTGTCAATAGCGTAGATACTACACCTGCTTCTTTAACCATTTCTTTAATTATTGAAGCAGAATCTTCGCTAACATCTATATTGAAGTTGTCTTTGATATATTTGATTAATCTTTCGATTTCTCCGTCAATATTTAACTCTTCACTATTATTGTCTACATTAATTTCTTCTGTATTGTTCGGCTCGTTTGAACCAAAAATACGCTCTTTTAATCCACTATTGTAATAATAAAAAGATGTTGAACTAACTGTAGTGTTGTGAGTTTTAGCAAACTCTCTAAACAGTTCGCTTAGAGATTTAGTGATTTGACCATTTTGATTCATATGGCTTCTAATGAAATCCTCTAATTGACCTTCAAGCTTATCCCATTTTTTAGGCTTTATATCACCTGTTTTAACTGTTGTTAACATTAAACTTCATCTCCTTAAATGTTTTTGTTTTACTTACAAGAATTAGTATATATAATATTCTATGTTTTGTCAATAGATTTTATCAAAAATAAAAAATCCCCTCTATAGAGATGATTATAGAAGGGATTAATAATTTGATAAAAGCACTATTTTATCAATTATTTATCTTTATTTAATTCTTTTTTGATTACGTCATTCATTTCTTTGACAGCACTTTCAATTAGCGTATCAATCTCTTTCTCGGATATTTTAATTTTCTTCTCATTCATTAACTTCACTAATTCAATTTTAGCTACTTTTAATTTTTCGTCTCCATCAAGATGTTTATATGTTTGCTCAACAGCATTAACTACAATACGAACTAATTCTTTATTGGTCTCTAATTTAGTGATTAAACCTTTTTCTTTAAAATATGCTGTAACTTTTTGAGCCACCCAACCTACAAGTGCTGTAATAACAACAATGACCAAGTTAATTAATTCTGCTTGAATTGATTCCATTTAAAATTCACTCCTTATTTTTTCTCACGCCCATTGACAAATATCAACAGGCGTGGTATAATTTTCATATAATTATTATTTGTCTCCCTTTTTAAACTGTTCTAACCTGATATTTAATTCTTGAATTTTTTGTTGAAGTTGTCTGTTTTCAATAGTAAGATTGATGTTGACATCCTGTAATTGCCTTATCTCTTCTCTTAAACTATCAATCTCATCTCTTTGCTCCAACAACATTTGACGAAGCTCTGCAATAAGTTGATATTGGTCTTTAGAAAGTTGCATTCTATCGCTGATTGCTAGTTCTTTCCCATTGTTACTCTTTGTAATTAGGAGAGTAACAAACGACCCGATAAGAGCAGAGATAGCAGTTATCCAAGCTGAATCAGCTAATACAGCTAATAACCATTCCATCTCTATTCCTCCTATTCTGTGTCGAATTTAGCAACCCCTTTTTCACCAATAACCCTTTAACCTAGATGTCACTTCTTTTTAATGCCAAACAATTTAGCGAGCTTATCAATCAAATAATCAATAACTCTAGTCCAGAACTTAAATTGTTTTTCTTTTTCTAAATCTTGTTCATCCTTATTATCTTCTTTAGGAAGGTCATCGGAAGGGTTAGTCTCCTTTTCCTCTTCTGGCTCTTCCGTAGGTAGAGAGTATTCAAATTTATTTAGTTGGTCATAGATAGATATAATATGTTGACCATAATTATCATTCATTGCCCACTTCATATTTAGGTCTTCCCAATGTGGTGCTACTCCACGAGACACATACTTAAATCGTGGGTCAATGATTTCTTCTCCTTCTGGAAGATTGTCTTTTGTAGCGTAAGCGAATAAATGTTGAATTTGAGCAGTTACGCCATCTTTTACAGTAGGGAATGAATGACCTTTAATACCTTTGCTAGTTACACCTAATCCACAGTAATTGTGTTGGTCTGGCGTTACAGCTGTTCCATCATCAAACTTAAACCATCCAGTTTCAATGATTGACTGACAGAACGCAATATCTCCACGAATGCCATATCTCTCT